TCAGGCTCTGGACATGGAGTGCGCTATGTGGTTCAGTTTCAATATGTCGTTGTATTTCCTGGAGGCGTATACTGCTCCCTGGTCTGTGTGAAGTATCGTCTGCCATTCCTTTTCTTTATCTTTGTTCCTTATTAGTCCTTCCAGCCCGTTTATGTACGTCATTCTGTCGCCGCGTCTTGAAGACAGCGCGTGGCTTACTATCTCGTTGTTCCACAGGTCCATGTACAGTGTGAGCTCATAGTACGTGCCTTTGAAGCAGAACGCCGTCATGTCGCTCGCTATGTACTGCATCGGCGCGTATGCCGGCAGCCCGGCGAGGAGAAGGTTGGGGAACAGCCTATACGGATTGCCGGGCTTTTTATATCTGTAGCGTTTTGTTTTGCTTTTTATACCGGCGGCCCTGCAGCATTTATGCGCGTAAGGATCGGAGTGGATTATCCCAGTGTCAAGGCGTATCTTCGCGTTGAGCCACCTGTATCCGTGCGATGGATATTTTTGATGATATTCCATAAATAGCATCACGCTTCCGGCAAAGTCTCTAGCCCTTCTGGAAGGCTCGAACACACTGCGTTTCCAGTAATAAAAGCTGCTTCTCGGAATTCCAGTAACATCGCATAGAATGGAGACGGGAAAATACTCGGAGAGTTCCAGTATTACTTGGTATTCGAGCTGTCTAAAAGAATATATTCCTTTGTTTGACCATCTCCTTTCACCTCGTAGCCTTTTTTTAATCTTGCTTCCGCTACTCTGGCTTTGATCAGCTCAAGAATGAGTTCTTCTTTCGTCATGGACTCGTAGTCCGAGATGTCGAGAGGACGCTCGGAAGAATCATGAACATAACAGCCTGTGTTATTTCCTGAAGACTTCGGCGGAAGGCTGTTGGAATCGCGGTACATCCGCATGTAGTCCCTCGCCGTATCGTCGCTGATGCCGTAATCTTCAGCAGCTTCATAGCGTGTCATAATTCCTTCATCAACTTTTCGTCCTATTTCAAGACGTTCTTCCTTCGTGTATCGCATTGCTGACCTCCTGTACTATAAGTACGGTACTTATGACCCAAGATATTATTGTCATGTACAAAAGCAATTATATCCCGGCTCTTTTCTACCCCCTCCGTGTACAGGATTAGTTTAGCAGTGCACGAGAAAAAAAAGGACTTTCGGAAAACTCCGAAAGTCCTGTAATATCAATGGTGGGCGATATTGGGTTCGAACCAACGACTTCCACCGTGTGAAGGTGTTCAATAGTAAAATCGCGTAATTCTACGAAAAGTTGAATTGCGCGATTTTATTGGTTATTACTGGATTTATAGCGTTTTTTATTTCCTTGTGTTTTTTGCTATGCTATAATTTTTTTAGAAAATTGGTAGACGAGCGGTAGACGAAAAACGGAGGAAATAAGACGTGAAAATTAAGCTTACACAGAGTATGATCTCCTCAATTTCCAATCCTGAAAAGAGGACTGACTATCGGGACAGCGTCGTTCAGGGATTCGTCCTCAGGGTTGAGCCTTCGGGGCGGAAGTCGTGGTATCTCGATTATAAGTTTGAGGGGAAGCGAAAGTGGTGGTTTATCGGCCACGCTGAGTATGTTTCGCTCTCGGAGGCACGGCGCGAGGCGCAGGCTTTTCTTGGAATTCTTGCGAAAGGGAAGGACCCGCTCGCCGTTCCGGAGCCGGAGCTGACGTGCGGGCTGCTGCGCGAGAAGTATTATGCACCGTGGGTTATTGAGAACCGAAAGAGCGGAGAGGAGACGGTCAAGGGATTGAAGCGGTATTTTACGCGCTTCGACGACCGGCCGGCGGGAAGCCTTACGCTCGGAGATATGGAGCTGTGGCGGCGCGAGATGCGCGAGAAGCGGAAACTGAAGGCCGCCACGCTGAACCGCGCGGCGACTTATCTGACGGCTATGCTGAATTGGGCGGTGAAGCGCAAGCTGATTTCCGAGAATCCGCTGGAGGAGCTGGACCATCTGAAGGAGACGGATTCAAAGAAGAGCTGGCGTTTCCTGTCGAAAGATGAGATTTCCGTGCTGAAAGAGGCGCTGCGGGTGCGTGACGCGGCGGTGCGCGCTAAGGCGCAGCCGTGTATTTACGCAGAGCCGCTGGGCGGCACTTTTGCCGATCCGCTTGAGCCTATGGTTCTGGTGTCGCTGAATACCGGCGTGCGCTGGGGGACGCTCGTGACGCTGATGTGGCGGAATATCGACCTCGTTCACGGCACTATGTATATCGAGGCTGGCGGCACGAAGTCGGAGACGGCGCAGACGCTGCCGCTGAACAGCGCGGCGCTCGATACGCTGAAGAAGTGGCGCGACGAGATGCCGGAGGCGGGGCCTGTATCGCTTGTGTTTCCCGCGCCGATGGGCGGAATGTTTTATAACGTGAATAAGGCGTGGTACAGGCTGCTGGCGGATTCCGGCCTGGGGCATCTGCGCTGGCACGACCTGCGGCATACGTTTGCTTCGCAGCTCGTAATCGCCGGCATCCCTCTGAATACGGTGCGCGAGCTGCTGGGGCATAAGAATATAAAGACGACGCTGAGATATGCGCATCTCGCGCCGCAGGGGCTGCGGGCGGCGGTGGAGTGTATTTGAGTTATAGGTAGTCGTTTAAGTTAAGTGTCCCTGATACTAATTGATGTCTTGTGATTTTATAGTACCTTAAGATTTTATGGTATGCAAAAGAAGTACTCATTTCTCCTGAGAGGTACTTTAAGAGGCATTTTCGTTCATTGCGGTCGAGCGCATGCAGCTCACGACGCCATGCTTCCGTGAGACCACACTCTTCAAATAGTTTCCTGTACTTTATAAATTCATTAGGCATAGTCAATATCTCATGGAACTCTTTAATATCTTTGCCATACGCGCGCATGAAGAAATCCTTTTCACGGGCGATTACTCCCTTCGTGACATTGAGAATTACGTTCATAGCACTAAGATATTTTTTATTCCAATGCTTTCCAATAAAACTTCTGTCTGTCATATTTATCGGAGCTAGTTTCATCGGGAATGAAAATGCATGCAGGCCCTCATAACTGTTGTATAGTCTTACATTTCTACATGCGCGATTCCAAAAATCTCCAGGTGTCTCATTGAAATTAAACAACATGTAGTTTGAAAAATGTCTGACACCGTACCTATATGCGATGTCGAAAGCACGTATATAATCTTTTGTACACTTCGAAGAGTCATACGCCAATCTGAACGGACGAAGAGGAAGGACAGAAAGGATCTTCATCTTCTCTTCGGTTAGAAGCCTAGCGTCGATTCCCTGATTAAAATCTACATAACGCTGCATCTTCTTCTTAGAACGATAACGTTCAACTACATCTATGATGAAGCTTTTATTCTCCAGCAATGTCTGTGTCCGAACGCCAGATTGCATGAGAGGAATCATACTGCTTAGGCGATTTGATATTTCCTGATTTTTTATACGCGTTATGAATTTCAGGAAGTATTCCACAAAATTATCTACGAGAATAATAATGCTGGCCTTAGTTTCAAGCCTCGTCTCTAACTTGCGAAAAAATATTTTTGCAGGATTGTCCGGAATAAACGTTGGCTTATCTTTTATGAAACCTAAATCGACGAGAGTGTCGCAAATCTCTTTCAGCTTTGTATTAGGAGCAACAAGTATATTGTTATCCATCAGCAGGATGTTTCTCTTATCGCCGTATAGCCTGCGTTCTTCGGTAATCTGTTCTTTCAGATTATTGGTGTATTTAAATTCAGGCTCAAGTATCGAAACAGCACAAAAACTGCATCTGCGTGGACAGCCTCTTGTTGTATAAGTAATAAAGTTATCCGCCGCAGGGTATTTATACCTAACATCGTCCAGTATATCGTAGTCTATCGGTAACTCATCGATATTTACATTGTCGTCATAGCCAAGCATTAACGAAGAAGTCAACTGCCGCGGAATTACATGAGACCGGCCGACTTCGGCCTGCAGCTTATCATGCATTATTGTCGCAAGTATTCCCCCTATATAGATAGTCTGTTCCGGTAAGAAATTCTGGTAGTGCCGGATGGTATCAATAAGAATGTCGTAATAGAAAGTAAAAAGCGAAGTTATATATACCCTGTCTGATTTTATAACAGTAGGATACGGGGCTTTGCCTTTATAGAATACAACATTATCCCCCCGTCGCTTATGATATGTGGCTATTTTCATAAGGCCGATAGGGGGATATTTGTTTTTGTAATCAGGTTCTACTAATAGTATATTTGCCAAACTATTCCTCTTTGTCGTAGTACTGTTTTATATATGCTCTCATTTTTATAAAGAACTCATATTTATTTTCTTTCTCACAAAACGACTTAATGATCGCTATTAACTCATCATATATTTTTTGCTTTGTCTTCGATTGAAGCGGCATATCTATCGCAGAGAATTCCGCTTCAATATCGTTATCGTTTTCTGCATTTTTTAAAGACCTTGGTTTCTGAATCTCTCTCTTGCAGAATTCAAAAACTTCTTCTTCACTTGGCGAAACAGATAATTTCATATATGCTTCGCGCAGATTCTCTTCTTTCATTTTATCAGATTTTGATGTAGAATGGCTATTAAAATATCTTGATGATGCATATCTATATCTAAATAATTTCTCCATGAAATCTATAAGCGTATACTTTAGTTGTCTTGAGCTTTTGTCTGGCTTAAACCAGTCGCGTCTAGCGTTATCAACTAATACGTTGCTGTCTAACAGCAATTCTCCATAAACACCTCTAAGTGTTTGGACTAATTCTCTGTGAGTTGAAATGAATGTACTACTGGAAGATGATATATTGGCTAGTGTATCGTTGTTACCCATAAGCACATTTTTTGATCTGACAAGAATTCCATATAAGTTATCGTTTTTTCTTGCTGATAATTTCTGGTCGAAGGTAAACCATAAAAGGCCAATTGGACCGATGTCTTCCGTTTGACTATTGACAATGCCATTTATAGTCCAGAATTTTATACCTGAAGCTAAAATGTTATCTTCGCAATATTCTTTTTCTAACTTTTCGCCATTCAAGAACACGGGACAGAAATATTTAGATAAAGGACTTCCCATTATTTTCTCGTACTCATCTTCTATTTGAGTATGTGATTTAAATGTCTTTGAATATTTTATCGGGAGTAGCAATGATATATTGTGCTTAAAGTTTATATTGTTGATGGTTTCATCTATCTCTTCATTATAATCATGTAAAGTTACCTGGAAGAAATGGTCATTTAGATTTCCTTTATATTCGTATGATGAAATTTTTGCTATTTGGCTAATTACTTGATTCACAGTTTGATTACTGTCTTTTGCTATTTTCGTTTCCAAGATGCTACGATACATGTCTCCGTCCCACTCACATGTATCCACGTGCTGTTTCCCTGCAACTTTATTTTCAAATGTTAACCGAGAACAAAAAAGAAGGCCAGATAAACGTCCTATACCTCTAAACCCGATATTACCTTTTGATCCTAGTTTATCTGAATCTCCTAGTCTTAGCATTATTGTGCTGAAATTATCTTTTATTCCGTATCCGTTATCTTTTATTACTATATCCTTGTTTTTCTGGTCTATGTCTATGTTTACACAAAAACCATCAAACTTAAGAGATGTGTCTTCTGTTGCAATATTGAATGCATCGAGTGAATTTTGTACGTACTCTCTAAAGATAATAATGGGATCTTCGTATAACGAAGATGTTAATGTCTCTAATACATCGCGACCTATGAGGATTTCCTGCTGCATCTTCTATTTGACTCCTTTTTCAATCAAATAATTTTTTGTCCACACGTATTTAGAACGAACATGCATATTTTTCTTATAGTTTTTTATTTCTGTATTTAGATAATGTAAAGTACCTGTCTCATAAAATAATTGACGGATGTCATCGGCATAGACTTTTTCTTCTAAGGCATAGCATTGTATAAAATCTATTGATTGTTCCCCATCAATAGACGAAAAAAGAAGTTGGGACTTATCTACTTTAGAATCGTCCAGCAACTTGAGTACGGATTCACCTAAGACTATTCTTGGAAACACAACGTCGTGTTCTTGATGCAAATATGCTTCTATATATGCAGGTCCTATGATTTGTTTCCCTTCATCTTCGACTGTGACATCTCCATACTCAATAGCGCCTCTCAGTAAATTGTGGCATTCCGTTAATACCCTAAATTGAAATCGTGCTAAACGTTTGATTAGTGCCTTAATCTCGTATGCGGGGCATATGCATATAAATGAATCAGATATGTAAAGTCTTGTCACATTCTTGATCCGCTGTGTTTCGTCAAGAAAAATATCTTTGATTTGCTCCATTTTTTGAATAAAGCTACTGACATCTTTATTATGTATACTGTCATATATCTGTTTCTTGATTCCTAGTAGATCTATATAGACAGCAATAGCAGGCTTAAAAGAGTATAACGGAGTCTCCTCTCGTGATTCTGCCGGTTTTTCTTTGATAAACTGGGCAAATTCTTTATTCAGATCTGTCAGATCGCCTGTTGCCATGTATTCTCCCTCATTGTCGAATTATTTTTTTATGTAACATTGTTTTTTTATTGTTGAATTTAAAAACATCTTCATTATACCTAAGTCGAACGGGAGGTGGTAGATTTTCTCGCCGCTCAGTCTGTTACAATACTTTCATCTTAGACATTTTTCTTATAACAAACGTCCTCTCTTCGTTGCGCAGGTAGCAGAAGGCGCGGACGGCGGCAGCTCCGTGGGGCGTTTTTACGTAGCGGAGAGGTTTCGCTGTTCTTCTTGTGTAGTTGCCTTTTGTGTCTTTGTAGGTAAATTCGATGTTTCTGTCTCTGTTTATCGCGTCGTCGATTTTTGTTCGGTTTTTGCCTTTGCGTATGTCTATGTCTTTTGCAAGGAGCCCGTTATGTACTTCGTTATGGCAGTCTTCGCAAAGGCATATCAGGTTGTCGAGCCTGTTGCTGCCTCCGGCAGAGAGTTCTTTTATGTGATGTACGTGGAGAGGTTTGCCGTCTTCTCCGCAACTTTCGCATTCGTGATCAGCGCTCTCTAAAATTATGCGTCTGCGGCTTTCCCAATCGTCGGGATATGTCGGCCAGTAGTCATTGACCATCATAATGCGTTCAAAGAGCGCTTCGTCTTCTGCTTTAACATCAGGGAAGATTTCGTTAGGAGTCAACGACCTTACTTTTTTGCACATGGCCTCATAGCACGTTTTATGGACGTGCGCGCCGTTTGTGAGTGTGACGCGGCTGTCGTCAGGCACGGTCGGTTTGCGGCAGAGCACGCAGTTGTTTGGGCTGAGGATGAGGTCCCGTTCAAGTTCTCTGCTTACGTGGTCAAAGAGAGATATGAGCGATAAGTATGGGTCGAATACTGGCTCTGTTAAAGGTTGCCGTGCAATTTTTTCGCCCTTTGCCCTTATTTCGTCGATGGTCGGGTAAGAGGCAGCCGGTGCTTTACGAACTGTTGCGCTCTCTTTTCGCGTATCAACGAGCTCCGGTACATTGTGCGAACGGCGCTGTTCTGTCCTCTTGGGGATGCCGCCTTCGGTAAGAACGTCTTCTGGTCTTGCCGTGGAATGAGCTGCATTTTCACGTCGTCTGCGTTCTTCTTTTTCTTCAGCTTTTTTGGTAGGTTCAAAAATACATTCAATAATAACGAACAAAGCCACAAAAAACACAATTGTAAGAATGATATTCAACACCATATTGTTTATGTCTCCTATTTAAATGTTATGCACTCATTTCGTTCGTTTTTACGAACCTATAGTAGTGTTGCTTATTTTGTTGGAAACAAGTAAATTATGCTGTCTTCTCGTCCGTTTTTTTGTTGTCTTCTATAATGAGAATTGCCAGTGTTTCGTGCAGTGCCTGCGCAATTATCTCACGTTTGGTTTTGTCGTATAGGTGGGCTTCGGTTTTCACTTTGTCGCGAAGCAATAGCGCTATCGTGTCGGTTCCCAGAGTTAATATTGTGCTTTGAGGATCTACGGCTTTCATGTTTTGAGAGTTGGATTCGTCATATTCCAGCAATTGTTTCCTATCGGTTTTTCTGTCGTATGTGGTCGCCCCTGCTCTGATAAAAGGATTCGTTACACCGCTGCCTTGGTGTTTTTCTTTCGGAAGACCTAAGCCTAGTAACTGTATTTCGACCTCAGGCTCATCGCTTTCTCCCATGAGGTACGCAACGCTTGTATGCAGAAACTGAGCTAACTTCAGCTTTGTTTCATCGTCTGGCTCATTTATGTTATTCTTCCAACGCGATAAAGTTGCACTTGATATATTAAGTCCTTCAAGTAAATCTTTAGTTTTTATCTGTATTTCTTTCTGTCGTTTGGTTATGCGCTCGCCTTTCATATTTATAGCATACGCAAAACGTAATATTCATACAAGCTCGTATTGTGTAACTTTAATGTTACGTAGTGTGTATGTATGAGCATATAGGCCCATTGAAATACTACGCAATGCGTAATATTATTACTTCACGGAGGTGATTGAGTTGAATTTAGACAAGATAATGAGAGAGAAGAATATTACCAATGTTGTAATAGCAGAAAGATTTCACACGACACCGGCATCTGTGTCACGTTGGCGTAACAATGTAAGTAGCCCGGATAATGGTATTCTTCCAGATTTATGTGATTTTTTAGGATGCACCCTCGATGAACTGCTCCGTGACGAAAACCCTCAGATTCCCCGGAAGGTGGCGAGGAAACGTGTTCCGCGGGGGTCCGGGGGAAGGCAGGCGCAGAGCGTCCGGCTGTAAGGCTGGAGTTAGTCATTCGTCTGGAAGGAGCGAAGGGTATGAATAATCTGCAATGTTCGATGAACGTTCAAAACGAGATGAAGGTGCAGCTCGCCTTCGTGGACGGGCGGCCGCATGTGGAGTTTTGCGGCACAAGCCGCGAGGGTGCAAGCGAGGCGGATATTTCCGAGCTTTTCGACAAGGCGAAGGGGGCTGCTATTGCGGCGCTTCGGTCCCTGGATGGGGGCGAAAATAAAAGCCCCTTACGGGGCTGAGGTGAGGAATGTGCAGAGAGCTTTCGCTTTTTTAATCGGAATACTTGCCGTGGCCGCGGGATATAGACTGGGCGGCTGGTTGTACGCATTTTCTACAGTGATCTGCTTTGTTATCGGTTTTTTGCGCGGTCGAGAGGACCGTCAATATAGAGAGAAGTCAATGTTTGGCTCCGGCTATGTATCCGGCGAGAGTGCCAAGGACCGAAACGATGGTAAGAGCAATGTCACTCTTGGTAAGATGCATGGCCCAGAATAATGCAACAATGAGCAACAGTGATATCGACCATAGAATAGTTGTTTTCAGACTGTCTCCAGTGCCTATGTATCGAGCGATTATCGGCGTATCAAGCTCTTTTGCCTTTGCCTCTAATTCAAGCTTTTTACATTCTAGGAGATATGATTCGGATAAGCCTGGAACTTGTTGTTCTGCTGTCTGCTTTGTTTGAGCAGAAGGTTTATTTTGTATTAGTTGGTAAATATCGTCCAGCGTGTAATGACTTGCGTTGCTAGGTTCTTGTTTAAGCATGGCTGGATTCCTTCTTAGTTATGTTTTTCTGGAAGAATGTCAGCGTTATGTCTCTAAAATCTGCCCCTTCGTACGGGCGTTGTACTTTGACACGAAGATGGATTTCTTTGCCCCATACAGTGGCTAAGTATACGGGCTCTTTGCTGTACACAGGGGTGGAGTCATCGAAATTCACTAAGGTGATATTAAGTAAGTTAAAGAAGTCAGGGTCTGGATTTTGAGCGCCTTCGATTTGAATCGGAGCTGCAACAATAGATGGGGGAACATTATCAATGCTCATAAAGTTAAAAGATAGAAATAAAAAAATTTTTCTTGGTGTAAGTTGTGGCGATATATCTTCTTTAAATTCTGTTTTCAGAACAAAATTTCCAAGATCCTCCGTCATGAACGTAAGCGTTTTTACCATGCTGTATAGGCGAAATATTGCAAAAGATTCAGCCTCTATTTGTGGATTCCCAGGGCGTGGTATTTCTCTGGATGATGTTTGATTCATAAAAATACTCCTTTCTTTTTCGTGGTCATGGTTACTATCTGCTGTGAGTATAGGAGATTCTGATGAAAAACGATATTCGACAAGCATACGTGCGTATGTCTGAGGATTTACATAAGGCTTTGCGTATAGAAGCCGCGAAAGATGACGTTTCTCTCAATGCGTGCATCGTCACTCTGCTGACGGAGGCGTTGGAAGCTCGCCGTGTTTTTCCTCCCATTGATGAACGTAAGTCTGAGCAGCGTCAATCATAGTCAGGTTGAGAGATTCATTTTTTAATGCGGCAATAACACGCAACTTGGTATGGAGTTCTTCTGGGAGTCTGACATAGAGCTGAGACAATGTTATTCCTCCTTAATCGCAATAGTCGCATTGCAATGATAAATTAGATGTGATAAGATTCAAGTCGCAATAATCGCAAAGCGACTATATGAATGAGGTGATTTTTATGACGTTGGTTGAAAATCTTCAAAGCAAGAACATAACGGTGAAGCCAAAGCGCGGGAAGCCGCCGAAGGCGGAGCTTAAGCGTCTTTATCCCGTCGTGAATGAGATGTTCGACGAGATTACGCAGGCGGTGAATCTTGGGTATTCGTGGAAGGATATTGGTTCCGCTGTTATTGAACATATGGAGAATTGCGGTACTGACGTGCGGTTTATTAAGGAATGGGATGTGGAAGATATTTATAAGCATATCCGGCGCGACAGGGAGCTGCGCGGGCTTTTGGACGATGAATAGGAGCTGTTTCCCTATGCGGTACTGCGAATACCGCATAGGGAGGTGCAACAGCTTGTAATAACAGTGTCCCGTTATTGTATCACGGGTTGGGATTGGAGGTCGGTGTTTATGGCGGAGTTGTTTTCTTCTGTTGTGGCGGTGGACGCGGAGGCGCTTATGGAGCAGCTTTCGGCGCTTAACGAGAAGCTGGACCGGCTGCTTGAGGCTAAGCGTATTGAGGCGCTTTCGGATGGGGCCGATCCACGGAATATGTCTACTGCGGAGGCGGCGGCTTTTCTTAAGGTGTCGAAGGCTTTTCTTAATAAGAGCCGGATGCCGAGGAGTAAGACTGTGGGGCCGCCGTATCACGTTAAGGGGAACCGCGTGTATTACACGCTGGAGGATCTCGAGGCGTGGCGCGATTCGACGAAGCGCGAGTGTGTGCAGAATCTTACGCCTATGGAGCGGCGGCTGCGCGCGGTGTCGGAAGGTTGCGGAGCGCGGTGAGTACAGTTTTTCGTATGGTGGCTTCGTGCGGCAGGCTGGAGCGGAGGCATGTTTTCGACGAGCGCGAGAACCGGACGCAGGTTTCGGTGCTGCGCGATATTGCGAAGATTGCTTTGCGGTGCGGCGCGTGCGATTTGTATGAGGAGAGCGAAGGTACTAAGGGCGTGTGCCGCGCTATGCGGGTTCAGTACGCGCCGGTGAAGGCCGGGAAGTGAGGTTTTTGTTCATGGCTTTTGAGTGTGATTTCGATTTTCTTTCCAGCGAGCAGAACGCGAAGTTGTCGGCGTTTGTGAATGAGATGCGGGCTTTTGCCGATAATGGGGATTCGTCCGAGTTTGTGCGGGTTTCTCGCGAGCTGAAGCTCGTTGCTAAGGAGCGGGATAATTATAAGGCTATGCTTTCAGGCGCTTCCAAGGCCTGCGAGGATTTACGGCGCGAGTATAAGGCTTTCCGCGACGGCGTAGCTGTCGCTGCAGAGGATATCCGCGCCGCTGGGGAGACGTCAGCAAATTTGGAGCGCGTCCGTGCCGAACGGGACGACCTTACGGCGCGGCTGAAGTGCGCCAATTCGGAGATTGCACGGCTGCGCGATGAGGCTGAGGCGTGCGAGGCGAACGCCGTCTCTGTCGAGAAGATGCGCGAGAAGTATGAGAAGAAAATATCGGTGCTGGAAGATAGGCTGCGCGGGTATCGTGATTACAGGGCCAGGGTCGCGCGCATGGCGGCGATGGGGCCGGAGGACGGAGTTTTGTGCGAGTCCGTTTTGAAGGAGGGCGGCGCGTTATGACAGTGTTCGGGGATAATTTTGCGCTTGAGGGGCTTCGGCTGCCGGGGCTGCGTGAGCGTTTTTCTGCTTTCGCGCTGCGTCTTGCGCGGCGTTCTCCCGCGTTTTTCGCGGTGTGCTGCTGTTCCAGCCGCGATTTTTATGTCGGGCGCGAGATGCCGGAGCGCGTGCCGCTTGGGCCGCTTGGCTGCATGAAGTGCCCGAAGTTTGCGCGCGGCTGCTGGGGGCCGAGGGTGGAGGAACGGGGATGACTTATTTCGATAAGGTCATGCGCGGGGTGAGGTTCGACGATGAGCTGCTGGCGCCGGCGGAGATAAAGAGGCTGCGTTTTGCCTTGCAGGTCCGTTTTCACGCCGCGTTCGGCTGTCCGGGCGATGTTTTTGACGGCGGGCCAAGCGAGAGTGACGGAAGTTGTCCCAGGTGTTTGTGCTGTATGCACTGCTGGGACGGGGAGGTTGGATAGATGGCTGATTTCGATATGCCAGGTTTAGGCAGGGCGCGGATGGGACTTACTGAGCTTGCGCGGTCTCCGGCTAAGCGCGGCGGGTGCAATGCCGTGAAGTATGAGCTCGTTAAGGAGCTTTATTCGGAGATCCGCGCGGCGAGGCTCGCGGGGCATTCGTGGCTTGTTATCAAGAATTCTATCCGTTCAAATGTGAACGTGCTTATTTCGGAGAAGGCGCTCGCCGAGTTTTTTGCCGAGATAGACAAGCGCTATGAGGCGGAGACGGGCGTGAAGGCGCTGCCTGAGACAGGCGCGAAGCGTAAGCGCGGAAGGCCGAGGAAGGCCGTTTCTGCGCCTGATAGCGGGCAGTAAGCTTCGTTTTTGTCTGAATGCGAGGTGAGGCAAGATAGCGGATTTCAATTATTACGACGTGGAGCGCGCTTTTCTTGACGCGATGGCTGAGGCGGGGATCGCTCCGGCGGATAACGACACGCTGCGGCTGGACGGGCGCAAGCACCGTTATAGGGTGCGCGGCGACAAAGGACGGGAAAAATCCGGCGAGTACTGCGTCTATATGGACGAGTCGCCCGCCGGCTATTTCAAGAGCTATAAGGCCTCTCACGGCGTTCCTTATACGACTTGGTTTTTCCGCAACGGAGCGGCTTCCAGCTGGACGGATGAAGAACGCCGCCGGTACGTCGAAGAGTGCGCCGCGCGTAAGGAAGAGAGCGACAAAGAGAAGGCCATAGCGCGCGAAAAGGCTATAAACGTCGCGCGCGTGAAGTGGGAGACGGCCTCTGAGGCGAACCCGCTTCATAAGTATATTTTGAAGAAGGGGCTTTTAGGCGCGCACGGCGCGAGACAGCTTGGCGATTTGCTTGTAATCCCTTATTATTTCCCTGACGGAAGCATCGCTACTGTACAGACTATTTCCGGCGACGGTTCCAAGCGTTTTGAGAAGGACGCTCCCAAGATGGGGAATTTCTGTTTTCTTTCGGGGCAGCGTGAGCTTGCCGAAGGGGGTAAAAAGGCTCTTTCCACGAACGGATGTTCGGAGAGCGGCGGACTGCCGTCTGTGATTTCAGCGCGTTGTTGGGTTTGCGAGGGCTGGGCTACCGGTAGCACCATTGCGGATGCTCTGGGAGACGACGTGATTGTCGCGGCTGATTGCGGTAACTTACGCCCTGTTATAGACAACGTACGCGAGAAATGGGAACAAACGGAATTCGTCGTCGCGGCGGACAACGACCGTTATAAGAGGATGGGCAACGCCGGAGGCGCGGCTGCGTTCAAAATATTTGAGGAGACGGGGATTCCGTTCGTCTTCCCTGATTTTGACGAAGGAGAGAAGCTTTCCGACTGGAACGACTTTGCGGCGAAGTTCGGGCTTAAGAAAACGCGCGCCGCCATGCTCGCCAAGCTGGAGCGCTTCAAGGAACGTTCTGAATATAAGGTGCGGCACGCATATCCGCAGTTTGTGCATGTAAGCGAGACTACTGGGCGGCCGAAGGGGACTATCGCGAATCTCGAGGCGCTGCTAGCTTACGCTGGTATCAGTGTAAAATATGACGAGATCAAGAAGGAGGGCATCATAAGCGTTCCGGGGCGGGAGTACTGCGGCGACGACGTGAAGAACGCGACGCTGGGGCATATTCTCTCGCTCTGCGCGCAGTGGGGCTTTCCTTCAAGCAACGTAGACCCGTTTCTGTCCGAGGTGGCGGCGAGGAACGTTATCAATCCTGTGCGTGAGTGGATACTCTCCGAGCCGTGGGACGGGATTCACCGCATCGGGAACGTCTATGATTCCGTTGTAGAGGAGAAAGGCTTCCCGCGCGGTTTCAAGGAGCTGCTTATGCGGAAGTGGCTTGTCTCCGCGGCGGCGGCTGCCTTTCATCCGCGTGGGTTCCACTACCGGGGTGTGCTGGTGCTTATCGGCGGTCAGGGAATAGGGAAGACTACGTGGTTCCGCAATCTTGCTGGGCGCGACGAGTTTTTCAACGAGGGCATAGGACTCGACCCGAACGACAAGGACAGCCTGAAGCGCGCTATTTCCTTCTGGATTACGGAGCTGGGCGAGCTGGAGGGGACTTTCAAGCGGTCGGATATGTCTGCGCTGAAGAACTTTCTCACGCGCAGCACAGACGTGCTTCGAATGCCGTGGGGGAGGCGCATGAGCGAGTTCCAGCGGCGTACGGTCTTCGGCGCTACTGTGAACCAGCGCGAGATCCTCATAGACGACACGGGGAACTCCAGATGGTGGTGCATTCCGGTTGAACGCATGGATATGATAGACCGCCGCGACATGCAGCAGATATGGGCCGAAGTCTACGAGGATTATTATATGCGCGGCACGGACGACCCGCTCGGGCAGTGGTGGCTTACGAAGGATGAGGAGGCCGAGCTCGCGCGGCAGAACTGGCAGTTCGAGGCTCCGAACCCCATAGAGGACCTTCTTACAGAAGGATTGAATTGGGAACTTGACCGCGGCTTCTGGCGCGAGATGACTGCTACCGACGCGCTTATACAGGCCGGTTTTGTCGGCGTCCCGCGCCCGGGAGACGCAATGAAGGCGGCGCGCGTGCTGCGTAAGCTGACGGGAACGACGAGTAAGCGTAGTGGGCATGACCGTGCCCGTATGTGGCTTCTTCCTCCCAAGAAAGAGAAAGGCGGTGCGGACATTCCATATCTTTACAGATAAACGTCCGCATTTAAGAATCCAGTCATATCAAGGTTTTTGAAGATACATCTGCGGACGCTTCAAAAGTGTCCGCAGATGTGTCCGCAAAAAAGAAAGTCGTTGGTATGACTGGATTAGTGTACCCTTTTAGGACACTTGGCCGTTTTTTTCGACTTAAATTTAGGATTTTTTCTCTCGTATGATTTTCTAAATTATGAGTTCTAAGTGTCCGCAATGTCCGCAAGTATATATAAACACAGTGATGACCTTAGTTTTTCGTTTGCGGACATTCCTCGCGGACATTTTTGCGGACACAGAAAAGCGTCCGCGCCATGAGAAGGAGGAATGACGGTGGCGTCGTACAGGCAGAGGATCGCCGAGGGGGCGGTGAGGGATTTCCCGGCTATCAAGCGGGATTATGACGGGTATAAGCTTATGCTGGACGCCAAGGCTCTCGCCGGCGGCTGTCTTTACGGCGAGAGGGTGGACGGCGGGGGCGTCACCAGTGCGGCGGATAGGTATCTCGAGCGTTACGACGATTCGGTGCTCCGGCGGCTATCGGCTCTTATGCTGGGGATTTACGAGCCTTACTGTAAGCTGCCGGATGAAGAACGGCGCATCTTGGCTTTGCGGTACTGGCGGAAGATGGAGGTGGCAGACGTCGCGGCGGAACTTAGGTTCAGCGAAAGAAGCGTCTACCGGCATATCAGCCAAGCGCTGAATAGGCTTTACCGCCCCGTTCTTGAGGTGCAGCCGCTTCTTGAAGACTGGCGCACGGGCGCGTTGAAATGAACTTTTCGCTTGCGCGGGTAAAGCGAAAGTCATTTCTCTAGTGTGCCGGGCGGAGCATTGGTCAAAATGTCAAAGGTCAAATTGTGTCTGAATTGTTGTCAGTTTTTTGACAGGTTTTTCGTGGTATAATCTTTATGCTGGCGAAAGCCGCAGAGAAACGAACCGCCCTCAGGGGCGGAGGACAAGAAGACAGAGCCGCTTTTCCTCGTTTGAGGAAGGCGGCTTTTTGTCGGGTGTGGGGATTTATTTGCCGAAGATTTCCGCGTGGCTGCCGGCGCGGTAGAGGGTGAGGACTAATACATCGGCTTCTTTGATATATACGAGAAGCCAATCGGGCGAGACGTGGCATTCGCGATAGCCTTTCCAGTTGCCGGTCAGCGCATGGTCTTCATGCCTCGGCGGTAAAGGTATATCATTGGCAAGCATTTCAATGACGTCAAGTAAAAGCGTAATGTCTTTTCTTTGGCGTTTGGCGGCTTTGAAGTCCTTTTTGAACTGCCTTGTCCATATAACGTCGTATTTATTCGTCGTCATCGGACTCCAACCCCGCTATTATTTCTTCCATGGAATGATAGCGTTTTGCGTTAGGGTCGCGAGCCAGACGCCATGCCTCTTCCATAGCTTCGAGCGTTTCTTTGCTGAGGCGGCGGCGGACGGCGAAGGGGAAGCCGCCTGCGTCTATGGATTTGCGAAGGAATACGTTTACGGCGTCGGCTGTGGTTAGTCCCAGACTGCGGAAGGTCTGGTCGGCCATCTGTTTTATTTCGGGCTCTACTCTTATGTGGAGCATTTCTGTTTTGGGCATTGTGTTTCACTCCTTTGTTATTATTTCTGTATCTATTGTATCTCAAATAATCTCATTTGTGTACGGAGGTGGTGCGGATGGCGAATGAATTTGGGCTTACGGAGAGGCAGGAACGTTTTTGTCAGGAGTATGTGAGCGACCCTAAAGGCAACGCAACGGCGGCGGCCATACGTGCCGGATACGGCGAAGCCGGGGCTGCCGTCGAGGCTTCGAAGAACCTAAGAAAACCTAAAATTATCAGTCGTATCAAGGCTTTGCGTAATGATGCGCTCGTCGCATCCGGCTACGATAAGGAGCGCGTGCGAGAGCTTATCATGCGCAGGCTCGCGGGAATAGTGAGCACGCATGTCACGGATATAGTACATATTTCACCGGGGCGCGACGACCCGAGCCGCGGCGCTGTACTTGAAGAGCTTGCGGAAGCGAACGGCGGCCAGACGGTGCTCGATTTCGGCGACATGCTCATCGTGCCGACGACCTGTTTGACTGAGGAGATGTCTGGGGCTATCAAGAGGATAAAAGCCATTCCCGCAACTGAGCATTCGGACGGCGGGGTCGAGGTCGAGATGAACGACGTCATAGCCGCTGCGAAGCTGCTGGCCGAGATTGCGGGGGTCAAGGAGGCCGATACTTCCGTCAGCGTGAACGTTTCGCCTTCGGTTATTTTGCAGCAGGCTGAGGCGCGCCGGCGGGCTTCCGGCGCTGCGGAGGGGGCGGCTGAATGATGGACGTGGACGAAGAGCGGCTTGTTTCTCTTGTCGAGCGGTGGCGGGCTTCGCCTTATGATTTCGTCGTGGAGTGTATCGGGGCGGCGCCTACGGAACAGCAGCGCGGGGTGCTCGAGGCTATGGCTTCGCCCGGCGCTCGCGTTTCTATACGCTCCGGCCACGGGACGGGCAAGTCTTGCCTTTTCGCGTGGATAGGGCTGTGGGGGATAACATGCTTCTGGGACGTCAAGATTCCCGCTACCGCCCCGACGGCCCACCAGCTTTCGGATATTATCTGGCCGGAGGTGGATAAGTGGCGCGCGCAGATGCTTGAGCCGTGGAGGTCGTGCGTAAGGATTAAGGGCGACAAGATTACGATGGAGGGAACGCCGGGCTTCATCGCGGCGCGCACGGGACGCAAGGAGAATCCCGAGGCGTTGCAGGGGTTTCACGCGGAGCACATGATTTTCCTTATCGACGAGGCTTCCGGTATTCCCGAGGTGGTTTTCGAGGTCGCGCGCGGCGCGCTTTCTACGGAGGGGGCGCGTATCCTTATGGCGGCGAACCCGACCAGGCTTACGGGGTATTTCTATAACTCTCATCATAAGAACCGCGACCTTTGGACGCGCTTTCAGTTTTCGTGTCTGGATTCGCCGCGCGTCTCGCCGGCTTACGCGAAAGAGATAGCGGAGGAGTACGGCGAGGACAGCGATATGTACCGCGTGCGCGTTTTGGGCGAGTTTCCGCACGCTTCAGAGATGCAGTTTATGCCGGGGGACGTGGTGGAGGCCGCTATGGGCCGCCATCTGCGCGAGGAGATGTTCGATTTCGCGCCCGTCGTCATAGGCGTGGACGTGGCTATGTTCGGCGGGGACAGGAGCGTGGTCTTTCTGCGTCAGGGGCTTATGTCGAAGATTCTGTATCAGAAGCGCGGGGTTAGGCCGGAGGAGCTGGCTTCGCGCGTGGCTATGTTCGAGGACGAGTATAAGGCCGACGCGGTTATCGTGGACGCTACGGGCGTGGGCGAGGCCGTTATGTCGAGCCTCCGGCTTATGAACCGTTCGCCTATCGCTTTTTACGCCGGCGAGAAGGCTTTGCTCGATAACTGCCACAACAGGCGCACGGAGGTCTGGTACAGGATGCGGAAATGGTTTTACGAGGGCGGCGCTATACCGGACGACGGCGATTTGCGCGACGACCTTGTCGGGCCGGAATACAGCACGAACAGCCGCGGGCAGCTTCAGCTCGAGCGCAAGCAGGATATGAAGAAGCGCGGGCTTGCAAGCCCCGACCTTGCCGACGCTCTGGCGGTGACGTTCGGCGCGGAGGTGCGGAAGCGCGAGAGTCCGAAACGTTTTGCTTCGTCCGACTATACCGCGGACGAGGATTTCGACCTTTACGGATAGGGGGCTGAACGATGGGACGCGAGGCGGATGTTTTTTCTTCGCTTGAGGCGGACGGGGCTTTTCGGTTTGTTCTGCCGAGGCTGCCGGACGGGGCGTATTTGTTTCCGCAGCCGGAGGCTTCGGTGGACGAGGATTTCGACGTTTATTCATAGAAAGGGGTGATTTGCCATGTGCAGCAGCGGAGGCGGGAGTTATGAACCGACGCCGGTGCCTAAGGCCGTTCCCGGCACGACGAGCGTCGCGAGCGGGGCTACCGAGGAGAGCGATCTTTCGCTTTCACGGACGCTTGAGAAGCAGCGTAAGCGCAGGGGCGCGGCTGCGACTATACGAAACGAAGGCGGCGCCGGCGGCATTGAAAGCTCCGGCGGCGGTAAGAAGACGTTCGGCGGTGAATAGTTATGGATTACGTTGCTTTACGGCGCGGCCTTGAACAGAGGCGCGGCGCTCTTAAGACGGAGGCGTCGTTCATCGAGCCGCTGTGGCGCGACCTGCGCGATTATATCCATCCGTTTCGGGGGCGTTTTCCAGGCGAGCAGGCGAACAGGATTCTGCCGGACATGGGGCGCGTGCTTTCGAGCGTGCCTATGAAGGCGCGGTCCGTGCTTGTCGCGGGGCTTCAGAGCGGCCTTACTTCGCCGTCGCGGCAGTGGTATATGCTTTCGACGCACGACGCGGAGGCAAATTCCGACTGGGAGGTGCGCGCGTGGCTCGACGACGTTCACGAGCGCATGATGCGCGTTATGCAGGGGAGCAATTTCTATCACGCGCTGCATAACGTCTATGACGAGCTGGTTACCTTCGGAACTGGCGTGATGATGATAGAGCCGGATTTCGAGAACGTCATTCGCTGCTCCACGCTGACATGCGGGCGGTATTGGCTCGGCGCTTCGAACGGGTACGACGTAGACTGCATTTACCGGGATTTCTCGCTTACGGCGAAGCAGATGACGAGCCTTTTCGGAGAGGAGAAATGTTCGCAGGGAGTGCGCTACGCGGCGCGTAATTCGCCTTTTACGCAGTTTACGGTGCATCAGGCCATCGAGCCGGATTTTGAGAAGCTGACGAAAAAACCGTGGCGCTCCGTCTACTGGGAGGATTCGGGCGGAGGCGCATCGGCGGGAGTGCTTCGCGTGAAGGGCTACGGCTCTTTTCCAGCCATGACGCCGCGCTGGCACTGCGTGGACAGCGACACTTACGGCTACGGCCCAGGAGCCGAGGCTCTGCCCGACGCGAAGGAGCTGCGCATCCAGATACGTGACAGGGCCGTCGCGGTGCGCAAGCAGGTGGCTCCGCCGCTCGTGGCCGGCGAGACTCTGCGGCGCAGCAAGGTGCGGACGATGCCGAACGGCGTGACTTACGTCCCTGACGCGCAGCTTCAGCAGATTATCCCGCTGTATAACGTGAATCTGGATATCTCGGCTTTGCAGATGGTTATAACGGAGACTTGCAACGCGATACGCGGGACGATGTTTACGGATTTGTTTCTCATGCTTCAGAGCGGAGACGCGCCGCAGATGACGGCTCGCGAGATTATAGAGCGGCACGAGGAGAAGATGCTTGTGCTCGGCCCCGTGCTTGCGAGGCTTGAGCGCGAGCTGCTTTCTCCTGCTATCGCGCGCATTTACGCGATTATGAACGAGTCGGGGCTCATCCCTCCCGCGCCGGAGGCTATTCGTGGGCAGGAGATAAACATCGAGTTCGTCTCTATTCTCGCGCAGGCGCAAAAGATGCAGGGGATGAAGCCTATCGAGCAGGGGGTAAGCTTCGTCGGCTCTCTCGTGCAGGCTTTCCCCGAAGCGGCGGACGCCCTCGACGTGGACGAGACTATCCGCGAGTACTGCAAGCTGTCTGGCGCTCCGGCGAAGATGCTGCGCGACCCGAAGGCGGTGGAGGCTCTGCGCGAGCAGAGGCGTCAGGCTATGGCGCGTCAGGAGCAGGCTATGGAGGCGCAGCAGGCCGTCCAGTCCGCCCAGCAGGCGGCGCAGGGCGCGAAGCTGCTTTCGGAGACGGACGTGCGGCCTAATTCGGCGCTTTCCGCCGTTATGGGCGGCCCATAGGAGGCGAAGGCATGAATAAGGATGAAGCGTTCCGACTGGAACGGCTGAAAGGTGAAGCGAAGCTCGCGTCCGCTCTTCTGGCTCTGCCGGAGGGGCGGATTTTTTGCGGCCTTCTGCTTGAGGAGACGGGGTTTCTGCGTAATTCAGCGAGGGATTCGCCGACGCCGGGGGACACGTATTTCCGCGAGGGCGAGCGCAACGTGGGCCAGCGGGTGTTCGAGCTGCTTTGGCGCGCGGGCGGGGCCGCTCCGCTTTCCTGTATGGCGGAGTACGGCGAGTGGCTCGCGCAGGTCGAGGAGCGCTCGCTCGCCGTTTCTAAGGGCGAAGGGAACGCTGTGTATGAATGTTAGAAAGGGGAATTTTTATGGCTGATGAGAATGTGAACGCGGCTGTGAACGAGACGCCGCCCGAAACGCAGAACGCAGAGGTTCCGCAGTCCGGCGGGGACGACGACGGTTCGCTGCTTACGGAGGGGCTTGAGGCCGCCGGAGACGGGAGCACGAAGGAGAGCGCAGAGGGCGCGGCTGAAAAAACCGCCGTAAAGGATGAGGCTTCAGCGCCCGAGGTTCCCGAGAGGTACGAGCTTAAGATGCCGGATGGCTGGACGCTCGACGAGGAGGGGCTCGCAGAGCTCACTCCTATTATGCACGAGCTCAAGGCTTCGAACGAGCAGGTGCAGGCAGTCGCCGACCTTTATATAAGGCGTATGTCGGCGGCGCGCGAGAGGCAGATGGCGGCCGAGCGCGAGACTGTGAAGAGCTGGCGCGAGGAGCTGAAGAACGACGCAGAGATAGGCGGCGCAAAGTACGAGGAGAATCTCGCTTCGGTGAAGAAGATGCTTATCAAGTACGGGAGCGAGGATTTTTACAACTATCTCGACGATTCGGGCCTGGGTAATTATCCGCCGTTCGTGAAGGTCATGGTGAAGATAGCGAGGGAGCTTGAGGACGACCGGTTCGTCCCGGGTGCCGCCGCTTCTTCCGACGAGCCTGCCGCGGCGGCGGCGAAGATGATTTTCGATAAATCTCTCAAGGACTAGGAGGCAGAAAGTTATGAGCATTATCGGAGGCACGAGCCTTTCGCTTATGGATGTCGCACGCCGCACGGACGGCGACGGCAAGATTGCAAAGATCGTGGAGATTCTTTCGGAGCAGAACAGCATTCTCGAGGATATGATGTTCGAGCAGTGCAATAACGGCATGGTTCACAGGACGACGGTGCGCACGGGGCTGCCGGCGGGGACGTGGCGCAGGCTTTACGGCGGCGTGCAGTCGGAGAAGAGTACGACGGAGCAGATTCAGGACGCATGCGGCATGCTTGAGACTTACAGCAAGGTGGACAAGGCTCTCGCGGATATGTCGCCGGACAAGGGGGCTTTTCTGCTTTCGGAGTCGGTCGCTTTTCTTGAGGGGCTTTCGCAGACTATGGCTGATACTCTCATCTACGGGAACGAGAAGAACGACAAGGCTAAGTTCACCGGGCTCGCGGCGCGCTACGGCACTCTTTCGACGGACGAGCGGAAGATCGGCTTCAACGTTATCAGCGGAGGCGGCTCCGGGACGGACAATACTTCGATTTACGTCCTTAACTGGGGGAGCCAGACTATGCACGGCCTTTATCCGAAGGGGTCGAAGGCGGGCGTCACTGTAGACGACAGGGGACAGCAGACTGTGCAGGATAAGGACGGGAACGACTTCGAGGCTTACGTCACGCATTATAAGTGGGATATGGGCTTCTGCGTGCGCGACTGGCGTTACGGCGTGCGTATCGCGAATATCGACGTCTCCGACCTCGCGAACGCGGGCGAGAGCGGGTATTCGGGCGCGAATCTCATAAATCTGCTTATTAAGGCGTTCGGCAAGTTCCCGAAGGCGGATATGGGCCGCCGCGTCATCTACTGCAACCGCACCGTCATGACGGCGCTGAATCTTATGGTGGCGAATCACGAGACTGCGGCGCTGAAGATAGACGAGGTCGGCGGAAAGCCCGTAACGAAGTTCTGGGGAGTGCCTATCCGCCAGGTGGACGCGATCCGCAACGACGAGGCCGCAGTGGCCTAGGAAGGAGTGTTTTGCATGATTCTGGATTCTAATCTTGTGCTCTGCGAGGGGCTTGCGCTTTCGACTGCGGGGGCTTCGGACATTCTCGACCTTACGGAGGGCGGAGATACGCTCGGCAGCGAGCTGCTTATCGTCTGCCAGTGCAGCGAGGCTGCTGCCGGAGGGACGAGTTTCGAGGTAGCTATACAGACTGACGATGATTCGGCCTTTTCGTCGGCGAAGACGCTTTTCAGCTCCGGCGATATTCTGACGGCGGAGGCCGCCGCCGGCGCGAAGCTGTTCGCGGTGCGCGTGCCGCGAGGCGCGGAGCGTTATCTGCGCGCGAACGTGACGGCTTCGGGGAGTTTTACCGGCGGCAAGCTGGATATTTTCCTTGTCGAGGGCGATACGCACAGCTGGGAGGATATTTAACCGGAGGCGGGGAATTTTCCCCGCCTTTTTGACTGTTATTGAAAAGGGGACGCTCTGCGTCTCTTTTTTTATGACTGTCGAGGGAGTGATTTTTATGGAGAACGCGGCTGGTTCGGGCGTCGAGAACGCAGTTTCCATATGTAACAGGGCGCTGTGTTTGGTGGGCGGCACTAGGATGATTTCGTCTCTGCTTGAGGCCTCTACGGAGGCGGCTCTGTGTTCGTCGGTCTACGGCGCCGCTTTGCGCTCGATGCTTGCGGAGCATCCGTGGCTGTGGTGCCGCGCCGCGGATGCTCTTCCGCCGGAGGCGGAGGTAAAGGTCCCGGGTTTTAAGTATGCCTACGGCTTTCCGGCTAACTGTCTTTATCTGCATAGGGTTTTCAACGAGGAGACGGAGAGCGGGCTTTTCCGTCAGTTTACTGTGAGCGGAAAACGGATGATTTTCACTGACCTTTATCAGGGTTATGCGGAATATACGAAGCTGCCGGCGGAGGATATTTTCCCGCCGCTTTTTGCCGAGGCTCTCGCCTGGCGCATCGCTATGGAGCTTTCTGTGGCGCTTTCGGGCGGGAATATTAACAAGCGAGAGCATCTCGCGAATTTCTACCGCGAGGCGGTCGGTAACGCCGCTGCCGCAGACGCGAACGAGAGCATGGAGGCTGCGCGCGTATGGGGCGACGAATATCTGAAGGCGAGGTCGTAGGCGCATGAGCATTTATACGATACAGACTTCTTTCGCCACTGGCGAGATTTCGCCGTCGCTTTACGGGCGGCCCGACCTTGCGAAGTATTCGGCGGGGCTTGCGAGGTGCGAGAATTTTATAATCCATCCGCACGGAGGCGTCTCGAAGCGTCCCGGGATGAGGTTTGTCGCGAAGGCTAAGGGGCGCTGCCGCCTCGTGGAGTTTGAGTATTCCATAGACCAGAGCTATGTGCTTGAGTTCGGGAATAAGTATGTGCGTTTTTTCCGCGGCGGCGCGCAGATTATGAGCGGCGGCTCGCCTTACGAGCTTGTTACTCCTTATCTTGAGGCTGACCTCGACGGGCTTTCTTTCACGCAGTCGGCGGACGTGCTTTATATCGTGCATAAGGATTACAGGCCGATGGAGCTTTACCGCGTGAGCGACGCGGTATGGAAGCTGGAAGATTTTGCTTTCAGCGGCGGGCCGTTCCGCAATAAGACGGCGGCGCAGGATGATATTACTCTCGCGCTTTCGGCGAAGTCGGGGAGCAATGTGACGATGACGGCCTCGTCTGCGCTTTTTGAGTCGGGGCACGTCGGAGCTTTGTTTTCGCTGACGCATCACGTGGACGAGGTTATGGTGAAGTCGTCGGGGGATTCCGGCGGAGTATGGACGGAGACGACGATTTATGGACTTCAAAATACCTCTGAAGTCGGAGGCGGTGTTTTCTCTCGAAGGTTCATTTGCCAGACCGATACGCAGCGTGAACAGTTTGTTGTTGGACGCCAGGTTCTTTTCGGAAGTCTGAGTTCCGTCGTTACCTCTGTCAACGGCGATGTGATCGAGTTCTCTCCTTCTCCGACATGGCAGGAGGGGGATATATCCTGCAAGGTCCTTATGCCATCTTCGTCAGGATGGCCGCTTGAGGTTACCGCATATAAGGAGTGGAGGCTTGAGTCTGGCGGCTTTTGGGGCGGCGAGGTTGTGCTCGAATACTGGGACGCGGACGAGAATGCCTGGGTGAAGTATAAGACTTATATCTCGCAGGCTTACGACGAGGGAACGACCTCAAGCTGCGGGAATGCGAAGAATTACAGCGACCAGGATACGGTGGAGGAGCCGACGAAGCTGAGGCTGCGCGCCGTTTCTTTTACTTCGTTCGTGCCGGAGGGAAATTCCGAGGAGGACCGAGGCTATTTCCAGCTCGTCGCCATGGCGGGCTATCATAAGGCTGTCGCGCGCGTCGTTTCCGTCTCTTCGCCTACTTCGGCGGTCGTCTCTCTTGAGATTGAGGCGGCTTCGACGCGCGCGACGCTGAACTGGCAGGAGGGCTCGTGGAGCGACGTGCTTGGCTGGCCCTCGGCTGTCGGGTTTTATCAGGAGCGGCTCGCCATGGGGGCGACGCGCGAAGAGCCGCAGAGCTGGTGGCTGTCTGCGGTGGGCGATTATTACGATTTCAGCGTTTCGCTCGACGTGCTGGACGACGAGGCCGTCTCTGGGACGCTTGTGTCGCGCAAGCTTTACGATATAAATTATTTCGTTTCGACGAATAAATAAGCTGCTTATTATGACGTCGGGCGGCGAGTGGCTGCTTTCGCCCGGGGCCGCCGGCGGGGCGCTGACGCCTTCGAACGTTGAGGTCGGGCTTCAGGGGAACCGCGGATGCGCGCGCATCGAGCCTATCGTCATTGGAAATATGGTACTGTTCGTGCAGTCGCGCGGGCTGCGTATCCGCGACCTTGGATATGAATATGTCTCGGACAGTTATACGGGGACGGACCTGACGATGCTTGCGCGCCATCTGTTCGAGCGCTGGACTATTAAGGACTGGGCTTTTGCTCAGGAGCCGGATTCGATGTGCTGGACCGTTATGAGCGACGGCTCGCTTATTGCGCTGACTTATATCCGCGAGCAGGAGGTCGTCGCCTGGGGGCGTTTTCCAACGGATGGCTTTGCCGAGTCCGTCGCGGCGGTCGTTTCCGAGGGCGTGGACGACGTTTATCTCTGCGTCAGGCGCGGGGATGAGCGGTTTATCGAGCTGCTTTCGCCTGCGGAGGCTTTTTCTCCAGAGGAGGCTTTCTTCGTGGACGCGGGGATCACCGCGCGTTTTGAGACGCCTTCGCGCGAGGTCTCCGGCCTTTCGCATCTTGAGGGTCGCGAGGTTGTGTGTCTTGCTGACGGGAACGTTATCGAGGGGCTGACGGTCGAGAACGGCAAGGTCGTTTTGCCTCATGCGGCTTCCGTCGTACACGTCGGGCTTCCTTATGCGGCGCTGCTTGAGACGCTCGAGCTTGTCTACGGACGTCAGGACGGCACGCAGCTTACGAGGAAGTCGCGTATTTCTTCGGTTACGGCGCGTGTGGAGCGTACGCGGGGGCTTTTTATCGGGACGGAGGTTTCGCAGAAAAGTCCGCGCGATACTTCAGACAGAACCGGGCTGACTGCGGTCGAGGAAGGGCTTCTGTCGGAGGCCCCGCAGAGGACGGACGAGCGTTATAACGAGCCTGTCGGACTTTATACGAAGGATTATAAGCTGCATCTGTCGAGCGGCTGGGGACAGGGGCGCATTACGTGCTGGGCGCCTTATCCGCTGCCCTGTTCCATTCTCGCGCTTGTCGCCGAAGTGGAGACGGGGGGATAGTCGTGGCGATTTTTCTAAGACGCGCCGAGCGGCGCGACTGCGAGGCAGTCCTCCGCGATATACGTCCGGCGGACGAGGCGGAGCTTATTGCGTCGGATGGGGACGCGCGTCTGGCGGTGATGAAAGGGTGGCTTGCTTCGCCTTCTTACTGCTGGGCAGGGTATGACGAGTGCGGGCGCGTGCTTGGAGTTTTCGGCGTTTGTATCGAGGACTGGTATTGGGCGTGTCCGTGGCTGGTGGGGACGCGGGCGCTGGATTTTCACCGGCGGGAGTTCGCGGAGCTTTCTTTTCGTATTTTTCCGCGTGTGCGCGAACGGTTTCCAAATATGCGGAATTTCGTCGACGAACGGAATCGCGCGAGCATAGCGTGGCTTTCGCGTCTCGGCTTCGAGATGGGGGAGGCTGTGCCGCGCGGCCCTTACGGACTTCGGTTTATTCCTTTTCGGATAGGAGGCGGTGACAAGTGTGTACTGCTGTGATGGCGACTGCCTTGTCGGTCGCAGGAGGCGTTTATTCAGGTATTACTGGTATGCAGGCGGCGCGCGAGCAGGCGAACGCCGCGAGGATGCAGTCTGAGTACCAGGCGCAGGCGCTTGAGTTCAATGCGGCTCAGGCGAGGAACGAGGCCGACGCAGTTTCGCGGCAGGGGGCGAACGAGGTTTCAGACCTTCAGAAGCGTCAGCACGCCGTCGCTGCTTCGGGACGTGCGTCCGCAGGGGCTTCCGGCCTCCTCGTCGATTCCGGTTCGGCGGCTGACGTGAACGCGGCTACAGAGGTTCAGGCGGAGAGCGACAGGAATCTTATGCGGGAGAATTATCAGAGGCGGAGGTTCGGGTATGTGAACCAGGCCGCAGGGTACGAGCATCAGGCGGCGGGGGCCCGCGCCGGAGGCGAGGCTTACGCTTCGGCGGTCGAGAACGCCGGGCGCGCCGGGCTGGCCGGTTCGCTGCTTACCGCCGCAGGCACTGTGTCGAGCAAGTGGGACGACATGACCGGCTGGCAGAAAAGTACGAAAAAAAGCGGCGGCTACGCGGGGCCTTTCGGGCTTTCCGCTATAAAGCGGCTGGGGTGAGGGGGAATCCACAATGAAGGCGGCAGGACCGCTTAATCTTCCTTCTGTGCGCGACGAGGGGCCCGTCTCCGTACGGCGCGATACAAATTCGCCCGAGGCCGCCGGGTATATGAGGGCAGCAGCAGCTCGTGAAGCCGGTTCCCGCGAGCTTGGACGCGGGATTCTGGTATTGGCCGCAGGGCTGGACAAGATGGCGGAGGACAGAGACAGGGCGAAGGCGCTCGCGGCTTATAACGATTACGTGAAGCGAAGCTCCGAGATGCTGTATAACGCAGATTCCGGCTTTATGAACGCCCAGGGCGCAGGGGCCGAGGGGCTGGCCTACCGCGTCGGCGAGGCGCACAACGAGCTGCGCGGTGAGGTGGCCGAAGGGCTTTCTTCGCGTCAGAGGCGGCTTTTTATGGAGTCGGCTGCCTCTTACGATAGGGACGTGAACCGCTCCGCGATGCGGTACGAGGGGCGCGCCATGGCGGAGTACCGCAGGACCGAGGCGGCGAAGACGCTGGATAATATGGTGGCGGCTTTTGCGACTGCGCCTGACGGTATTTCACTTGAGACGCAGGAAGAGAGCATTTTCGCCGTAACTATGGCGCTTTTCGGCGACCAGGGCGAGGAGGCGAATTCATCGAATGCAAGGAGCGTACGTTCCGACCTTATTTCAAAGACTGCGCTGCTGATGGCGGAGCGCGATCCGCTGCGCGCCGAGGCTTTCGTTCGCGAGAACGCCGGGCTTATGGACGAGTCGGCCGCCGAGAATGTACGGCTTAAGGTTGAGGCGGCGGCGCTTGAGGCGCATCTTCAGGAGGATACGCCTAAGCTCTTTGAGGAATACGGCTTTGACGGGCTCGAGAGTGCGCGCGCCTTTATACGTGATAACTACAGCGGTACTGAAGAGAATAAGCGCGTCGCCGCTGCTGAATCGTATTGGCGCGAGCAATGGAGCGACAGGAAGTTCCGGGAGGAGCAGTACGCCGACGAGATTTTAGGTATGATGGACAGCGGCGCTTCTCTAAAAGCCGTGAACGACGCTATCGATTCTTTCACGTGGTCGTCGAACGGGGCGCGGCGTGCGATGGAGCGCGAACGCGACGCTCATTTCCGCGTCGGGGATTATGCGCCGGGGCGCACGGGGTTCCGTATCGACTGGGACGCCGTTGCGGAAGTTGACGAGCTTCGCAATAGCGGGAAGATTCTCGACGTATGCCCGACGATGTCCGATTTCAGAGCGAAGTATGGGGATAAGGTTGGGAGCGAGGTGCTGAACGAGTTCAGGAAATATTATAACCGCCTGCGGCGCGGCGAGTCCGACGTTGAGGTAAAGATGGAAATAGGATATTCGTCCATCTTTAAGGATAAGCTGAAAAAGGCGGGTATCAAGGATATCTCCGAACAGGAACGCTGGAAAGCGATTTATCAGAGCCATTTCGAAGCGATGAAGAACGACAAAGACAAGAGTGGACCGATTACCCCGGAGATGGCTATAGAGCTTATGGATATGATACTTGCGCCGGAGGTGGTCGGAACGAGGCGGAACGTGGCGGGGCGCACCGCAGAGCGGCGCGTCAGGCGCGGTTATATTCCTCCTGAAGCTGAGCAAGTGGGCGGACGCTGGTATATCAAGGACGCCGACGGGCGGTATCACGAGCTGTTCTTCCCAGACGGGAGCGGCGTGGATATTGACGGCGGGGCGGAGGTTTCGCCTTAGGGATTTGACGGCATACCTACGGGGACCGTTTCGGCTCCGAGGCCGGACGAGGCGGAGATTTGGAGAAGGTAGGGGCGCTGTGTGCAGCGCGCATGAAAAAAGAGAGGCTTGCGCCTCTCTTTCCGTCTTGCTTAAGGGGGAATAAAACCAGGCGGGTTGACGATTCCGCATCTCCTAACCTCTTACGAGGGGCGACGGCTGCCCGTTCCGTCCTCAGGGTTTTATTCCTCCTGGCTATATCTTATTGTCTTGCGCTTCCTCTGTCAACGGCGAATGCAGCGGCTTGAGTTTCCCGGCGGCGATGAAGTTGAGCGTCCTTTGGGTGCCGAGGACGTACATGGAGCGGACGAAGAGGACTCCTCCACGCGATACTCTGACTGCGACTTTCACGTATTCGGTGTCAACAAGATAGTTTTTGACGTATTCTATTGAGCCGTCTTTGGGGTTAAGGCCTGCGTAATCGGGAGCGGCGATGATTTTTTCTATGTCAGCGCCGTATTTTTCAAAGTCTTGCGGATGTTTGTTTTTTATGTGCGCGATGTTGCCGGGGCTTATGTATATTTCGGAGTTTGCGGCATACGGCAGGGACAGAAGTTTTATAATTTCTTCCGAAATGATGCCTACTTTCTGCCTGTCCATGTCTGATCACGCTCCACGCGGCATTATAGCATTATGTAAACGGCTTTGTGCTTATTAGTCGTCTTCTATTAACTCGTGTTCTTGACCTTTGCCTGCGTTGAGCTGCTCAATGCCGCTGCGGAGGCGTTCCATTTGCTTTTCATGGCGCTCTCTGTCGCCTTTTATTTCGAAGGGGATTCTTCCTTCGCGGAGGACGGTCCTGACGAAGATGTTTATTGCGGCGGTCGGCGTGAGGCCGACTTCTTCGCAGAAATATTCAAATTGGCATTTTATTTCCGCGTCCATTCTTATGGACATTGTGACCAACGGCATTTGTATCACTCCTTTGTTTTGAATTATAGCATTAAGCGAATACGCAGTATTAAATCAGGCCGCTCTTGATGGGCGGCTTTTTTGTTGTCGGAGGTGCGTTATGGGGATTTATGACGAGGTGAGGAGCAGGACAGGAAATTCCGGGATTATGGTCGGGCCTGCGCTTTCGGCGGACGAGGCTCACGCGCTGGGGCTCTCTTCGGTCAATCCGCTTGTGGATGAACTTGAGCGGAGTTATGAGCGTTACGTTACGGAGAATCCCGACGAGGCGGCGGCCCGCGCGTGGAACGCGGAGCGCGTGGGCGTGCCGCTCTGGGTGCAGGAGCGCAGCGACAAATATGCAAATGAAGCGAAAAAACGCCTTGCTCTGCTTGAAAAAGGCACGCCGGACTGGAAGAAGCTCGCCGACGCATCTCCGGTGACGGCTTCGTTTATGACCGGCGACGGTGTTATGGCTTCGGCTCACGACGACGTGCAGGGGCTTGCAGACATAGAGGACGTAACGCACAGCCTTTCGTATCTGAGGCTGAATTATAAGGATAAGCTGGCCTATCTGCGAAACGAACGCATTGTGCCGAGGTTGTCGGTCCCGACGCTGGACGTGAAGGACCGCCCAGGAATGCTAGCCTCTCTGCCGCTTTTGAATCCCAGGGCTATAGGCAGAGGCGGCTGGGACGGGCTTTCCGAAGAGGAATTGGTACGTCTGAGGGATAAGCCTGTTTCTCAGACTGTAGCTGAGGCGGTCCGTGCAATCGACAGCTGGGCTTCAGATACGTCTTTCGGTAAAGGTATCACCTCGGGCTATGAGATGAGCGCGATCGGGACCGAGGCGCATAACCTTTTCCTCGCAAATTCTCTCGGCAGGGGAAGCGAGGCTCAGTGGGTAGAGCTTGAGAAGCGCGTGCTGGCGCTCGACCGCGAGAAGCCGGAAGGATGGCTCTCCGGTATGCTTTATGAGACGGGAAAGTTCATAGGACAGCAGGCGCAGGGAGCGTGGACTTCTGGGCTTATGAGCGCTGCCGGCGCAGGGCTTGGGGCTTATGCCGGTTCGCTTGGAACCGCGGCTTTTGCCGGTTCTGTGCTGAATCCCGTAGGAGGGGCGGTTCTCGCCGGCGCGGCGGCGGGCTGGTGGCTCGGTACGAAGGCCGGAGTTTTTACCCAGGCCTCAAAGACAGAAATGGGGCTCGACCTTATAGAGCGGCGTATGATGCGCGGAGCCGACGGCGAATATATCTCGAATTTTGCAGCGGGGCTTGGAAGCTTGGCGGTCGGAGCAGTCAACGGCGCTCTTGAACTTACGGAGTGGACGGTCGCCGGTCGGCCTTTTACCGGCGTAGCGCGCCGCGTCGTTTCTCCTGCTGTGATGAAGTCAGTCTCGCAGAATATCGCCTCCAGGCTTTCGGCCCTGCCGAGTATGGGGAAGTACGGGCAGGCGGCACGTTACTGGGGAAGCAATGTATTTGCAGAGTCTATGACGGAGGTCTTTCAGGAGCTTGTGCCGATTACTGTCGACGAGATGCAGAAGCACGCGCTGCTCGACGGCTATAACGCGCGCAGGCTCGGCGATGTTACCGCGGAGCTGACGGATACTTTTATGTCCTCGCTTTATTCTTTCGCGCTTATTTCCGCGGTCGGCCCTGTCGCGGGGCTCGCCGCCGGGCGGTTCAACGGCGAGCTGACGCGAAGAGAGTTCGAGGCTGCGCAGACGAAGCTGTTCAATATGAAGATGGACAACTTCAAGGAACGAATAGGCGCGTCGAAGGTCTTCAAGCGTTTTCCTTCCATGAGCCGCGAACACAGGGAGGCGGTGCTTGAAAACGCAGACCTGAGCCGGGCTTATATCGGAGCTGAAAAAGTTGAGACGCTTTTCCAGCAGGGGCTTCTTCCGAATTATGAGGACTATGGGAGCGCCGCAGACTGGGCGCAGGATTATCTCGGCGTTACCGAGGACGAATACAACGAGTCCATGCAGACCGGCTACGAGATGGAACTCGCGGCCGCTAAGCTGTTCGACGCGGTAGAATCGTCCGACGAAACGAAAGTAAACGAGATATACGACGCCATTGCTAGAGATATACGCTTTTCGCGCGGAGGCATGACGTTAGCCGAGGCTGAGGCTGCGGACAAAAGCATCTCTGAGATACGGCGCGAAGATTTCTTCAATATCGGCGCGAGGACGGACGAGGCCCGCGAGGAGGAAGCTTCCGCGCGGCGTGTCTACGAGGCGAGCCGTATGCAGATGGAGGCAAGCGGGATAGACGCGGAGACCGCTGCGGCGGATTCGTTTATTCGCAGCGCGGCCTATCGCAGGCTCGCGGGGATGTACAATTCCGCACTCGACGAAAAGACGAGGGGCAATAAGAAGCTGCTGGCCGAGGATATGGAGCGGATGTTCCCGCTCGTCATCGAGAAGGACGGCACGGGGAATGTTACGGGGCTGACGTTTCAGCAGACAGCGTGGCACGGTTCTCCGTTCCGCTTCGATAGGTTCAGCACGGAGAATATCGGCACGGGCGAGGGGGCGCAGGCTCACGGCTGGGGGCTGTATTTCGCCGGAGACAGGGAGGTCAGCGAAGGCTATCGCAAAAAGCTGCGGTCGGGACGGAGCCGCGGGCAGCTTTATAAAGTGGATATTCCCGAGAATGATGTTCTGCTAGACGAACAGAAAAACTTCGCGGAGCAGCCGGAAACCGTCCGCAGCGCTTTGAAGGCTGTTTATGAGTCTTTTCCCGCCGAAAAACTGGCTCTCGTCCGCGATGAATTGAAGGCTCTGGTCAGACGGGACGCATCTCTCGAAGAAGAGGGAGACGCTCTGCGGAGAGAACGTCAGAAACTGCTCAGCAGGCGCAGCGCGCTGAATACCGTCAACGCGGAAAGGCCGTCTGAAAACAGGGGACTTTTTGTCGAAAAAGGCAATACGGCGCGTTTTGACCGCGGAGTGAAGTATCTGCACGAGATGTATTACGAGGAACAGATTGCGCGGCTTGAAAGCGACGAGGCATATCTTGCTTCGGAGAAGGATGCCGTTACTGATGGGCTTGCCGAGGTTACGCGTAAGATGGAAGAGAACGAACGGCGCATCGAGGAGAAGAGGGCAGAAAAGAAGGCCGCCATAGACGTCGCTTCGCTTGACGAGTTGCTTTCACGCATGGACGGGCGCATGCTGTATAACGGCATCGTGATTATGACGGATTCGCCGAGGGCGGCGTCCGAAACGCTTAACGCACACGGCGTGAAAGGCGTAACTTATGAGGGCGAGCTGGATGGGCGTAGTTATGTCGTCTTCGACGATAATGACGTCGATGTCATGCAGACGTATTATCAGGCCGGCGCTTTGTTTGAAAGGGCAAAGGAAGCAATAAAACGTGTCATAGACGTAGCGTTTTCTGATAAAACAAAGCATCGCCTTGAAATTATCAGCGGCGTGCAGCAGTGGCTTTCCGATACGGTTCTTCAGTCACGCGGGCTTGATATTGCCGGTTACCGCCATTGTATTGATACGAGCAGCGTGCGGCATATTTTTAAGCAGCACGGCGATGAGAAGAGCGAGCGGTCGCGCGGTCAAATCCCCGTTACCGAAAATGATTTGTTAAAAATACCCGAGGTTATAGCTTCACCGGATTTTATCGTCCTTGGCACAAAGAACAGAATCGGCAACGAAGGTATTATATATGTCAAGAATATGCCCAACGGCAGTACGTTTTATGTGGAAGAGGTTCGCGGTAAAAATAAAAAACAGCTTGTAACGGATACTATGTGGATAAAGGCCGGCACGAGCGATGCAGATTCCATAAGGAACACCCCAACTCTCTACGCCCGAAGCGACACCGGCACTATAGATATTATAGCAAATCCAGCAAACAATGGAGGGGGAAATCCATATCTTCAGCCGTCCCGCGGCTCGATAACGTTCCCTCAGTATCAGGGTGCGCCCATAACTATACATCTTGGGAAGGACGCCGACCGCTCTACTTTCGTGCATGAGTTCGCGCATCTGTATTTCTGGCATCTGCGGAATCTGGCCTCGCTGGACACCGTGCAGAACACAGCGGCATGGGAGGGGCCGGAGGCGGAGTGGAACAGGGATTTGAAGATTGTTTCGCGCTGGTGGGGCGAGAACGCGGAGAATATTGCGCGCCAGGCGGCGCAGTTCGTCGCTGAAGGCGAACGCGGCGGGCTTTCCGCTGACGGATTCCGAGAGTGGCTTTCTTCCGGTATGGAACGGAGAAGCGCAGCGGGAGCCGCCTACGACCGCGCGGCGCAGGAGTATTTCGCGCGCGGTTTCGAGCGGTATCTCATGGAGGGGAAAACCCCCGCTAATTCCCGCGAGCTGCTTTCCGTGTTCCGGCGTTTTAAGAAGTGGCTCTGCGACATCTACAGGACGCTGACGGAGCTTGACGTGGAGCTGTCCGACGAGGTGCGCAGCGTGTTCGGCCGCATGGTGGCTGCGGACGAGGCCATAGAACAGCTTCGCGCGGAACGCCAAGTGGACGCGGTCATGGCCGCGCGTCGCGAAGCCGCCGAGGCGGAGGCGCGCGAGACGGACGAGGCGAACTCCGCGTTTGCGCCTGTTCGCGAACCGGAACCGGAATATGATATTGCTTACGACCCATACGAGGACGCTAAGGAAAATCTGCTTGGGCTGCTTTTTTCCGAAGATATGCCGGAGCGCAGGCGCGAGATGGCGGAGCGCGCGGAAGAAATTCGCCCGCAGGTGCTTCAGGCCGTACTTGCCGAGCCCGGGTACAGGGCTTTGGCTATGATGGAACAGGCTCCTGAACTTCGCCTTAATCCGGGCGCCGTCGTGGATATGTTCAGCGAGACGGTGCTTTCGGCTATGCCGGAAGGGAGTATCGCCGATGACGGCATGACTGACATTGAGTTCGCCGCGCGCAGCCTGAACTTCAAGAGCGCGCATGAGATGATAGACGCGATGGCGGGGCGGCGGACGATAAAGGAAGAGGTCGACGCGAGAGTGCGCGAGATAGTCGCGCGCGAGTTTACGGACACTTTTTCGTCGCCTGCGGCTATGGACGCCGCGGCGGAGGCCGCGCTTTACGAGAACGATGAGCATGGAGAGAGGCTCGCCGCGGAAGCGGAGGCGAATTTCGACGACGCGCTCGAGCTTGCCGCGCGCGAGGAGGAGGCAGAAGCCGAGTTCCGCGCTATTTTCGAAGCGGACGAAGCAGCTAGGGTAGAAAACGAAGACCCCGTCTCGCGTACTAACGTAGTCAGGTGGATGCGCGCGCACGGACGGCCGCGTTATTCGTATGTGGCCCGCGAGATGGGGCAGGAGGACGCGCAGGCGCTATTGAAGCGTTACGGCCCTTCGTTTTTCTCAAAAGAAGGGCGCGGCCTCAACGACATAGCGCAGGAGCTCGACGGCATGGGCATCCGCGTCGGTGGAGAGGCGGGGCTTTTCAATCTGCTTATGTCGGAGGCGGTGCCGGAGTCGCCGCTTGACCTTGCACGCGAGGAGGGCCGCCGCGAGGTGATGGACGAGTACCGCACGAGATACAAGAAACACGTGGCTGGCCAGGAGCGCCGCGCTGCGCGCAACGCCGAAAGGATAAGGCGGATAGAGGCAAAGGCCGAGGAAAAAACGGGCAAGGCTAAAGCTCGTTACAAAGCCGCCGCGGAACGGCTCAAATCACAGATGAAGGAAAACCATGACAAGGCGGTCGCTCTGCGCAAGGAAATACGCGCGAGGTATCAGAAGCGAAAGACTGAGCTCGAAGAAAAGTACAAGGCTATGGGCGAACGACGCAGAGCTTCTTTCATCGAGCAGAAAAACAAAGACTGGACGCGCCGAGCTCTTAACCGTTATCTCAGCGGCTTCAGGACGCATATAGAGAAAAGCGTCAGCAGGAAAGGACTGCACGACGCCGCTAAGACCGCCGCACGCAATCAGGTCGCAGGGATGACTGTTCAGCAGCTTTACGACGTTACGGGCTGGGTGCGCGTCGAGAAAGATTCCAGAGCCGCGGCGGACCGTGCGCTTCGTAACTTCGATGAAAAGGCCTTCCGTGAGGCGCGGGAGAAGGAGCTCCATGCGCACGAGATGATTCGCGCGATGTACCGCGCACGCAGGCGCGCCGAGTATATACGCTCGCGGCTTGTGAAGTATTCGAACCGCAAGCAGAAGCAGACCTTCGGCATGATTCCCGAGTTTCTTTACCAGCTCGATATGCTGCTGACGCGGTTCGATTTCACGAAGCGGACGAAGAAAGAGGTCGCGGCGCTTACTCCGAAGGACATCGTCCGGGAGGCGAAGTCTCTTTCTGAATTTATAAAGGGGCAGACTGATGCCGGCGTACCGCTTATGATTCCCGACTGGATAGCTCAGAGCGAGTCTCAGATGAAGTACGAAGGGCTTTTCGTACATCAGCTTGAGAACGCTTTCAACGCCGTCCAGAACATCATGCAGACGGGGCGCGACGAGAAGAAGACTATCGCGCGCGCGAAGAATCTGGAACTTTCGGGAATTGAGGCGGCGGTGGTCGAGCGGGCGCAGGGGTATTTCGGCAAGGATAAGGTCGACGGCGACACTCATATCAAAGTCGCGCGCAAGGATCCGAACGTAGCCGCGGATGTGCTGCTTGATTTGAATACCATCGAGGCTATGTGCCGCGGGCTGGACGGCTTCCAGGACGACGGGCCGATGCAGGATTTCTTTTTCCGTCCCGTGCGCGAGGCTGTGAGTCGCGAATATGCGGAGCTGAATCGTATGTTCGGCGAGTTCCGAAGCCTCAAGCTGCGCGTTTACGGCAAGGACTTCAAGGCCGATATGACGCCGAAGGATATAGGCATTCACGAGTATAAGCGCGAGACCGACCGCGAGACGGGGAAGGTTTATCACGTTCCAACGAAGGAAAAGAGCTTTTTCACACAGGAGAATATCATCTGCGCGGCGCTCAATATGGGCAACGCGGACAACCTGGCGCGCCTCAAGGACGGCTGGGGCTGGACGGACGCGGATATAGAAAAGATAAAAGAGCAGATGTCGCAGAAAGACTGGGAATATGTGCAGGGCGTCTGGGACTTGCTCGATACGATGTGGCCGAAGATTAAGAAGGTTCACGAGCTTATGACCGGTATGACTATCGAGAAGGTCGAGGCTAAGCCGGTCGTCACTAAGTATGGTACCTTCAGAGGCGGGTATTATCCCATCGTCACGGACCTGCGCTATTCGGAGACGGCGGCGGCGCAGAATGAGCGCGAGGAGGTCTTTGCTTCCGCGCCTTTGAATTTTGCCTCGAAGCATACGAAAAGCGGACACAGAAAGGCTAGAGCGGAGAATGTGCTTGGGCGACCGCCGCTGCTTTCGTTTTCGGTGCTGGACAACCATGTCGCCAACGTAATCCACGACTATGAGATGGCTTCGGTGCTGCGCGACGCCGGGAAGATCCTGCGGCTGGATAAGGTGAAGAGCGTCATTACGGCGGTCTACGGCGACAGGGGGTACAGGAATTTCAGGAAGTGGCTGAACGACATAGCGGCGAATACGAAGAATAACGGCGTCGCTTCCGGCTCCGGGGACAGGATAGTCAACGGGATAAAGAGCAAGACGGCGATGTTCGCGCTGGGCGGCAACCTGGGCGGCGCTGTTTCGCAGCTTCTCGGGTATTTCCCGCTGGCGCACCGTATCGGCTTTGTTAATACGGCGCTCGCCATACTCGACGGGCTGAACCCGGGCAGCAGGACTTACGACTTCGTGCGCGAGAAGTCCGCTTTTATGCGCGAGCAGATGGACGACGGCAACTCTGAAGTCCGTAAGCTGCGGCAGAACTGGACGACTAACGACCACGGGATTTCCCGAGCGGCGGATATGTTCCTTTCAATATATCCGTTCTTCCAGAATATGTGCAATGTACCGGGATGGGCTCAGTGTTACAAGATAGGTCTGAAACGCTACCGCAGCGAGGCGAAGGCGGTCGCCTACGCGGATTCCGTGATACGGCAGACGCAGAGCGCTTCCACTATCGCGGACCTGACTTCCTTCGAGCGCTCGGGGACTATTGGGCAGCTGACGACGATGTTTTATTCGTGGTTCCGCGTCATGTATCAGATGCAGAACGAGGCCGTCATGCGCGTGAAGTATGAGCACGGGATAAACCGCGTTAAGGACTTGGCGAGCTACGCCTTTTATATCCTTATCGCGCAGAGCGTTGCGGAGGCGCTGCTTCGCGGGAACGGCCCGGAGCCGGAGGATGGCGAGGACCCCATGTGGAGCTGGGCGAAGTGGACGACGGCTAGGGTATTGCTTTCGCCGCTTTCTACGGTTCCCTTCGCGAGGGAGTTTGGAAGCGCGATAGACAATAATTTCAAATTCGGCGTACAGCTCACTCCGGCGCAGGGCGGTCTCGACGCTTTGGCACGGCTGCTTAAGATAGCGATGCGCCAAGGCGGTAACGCGCTTAGCGGCGAGGATATCGAATGGGGCGACGTGGCGGAAGGCGCGGCGACTGTCGCTGGCTACCGTTACGGCGTGCCGAACCGCAAGATGATCCAGGCGGCGAAGGCATTCTGGGCGTATTACGATGAGGAAGAGGCTATCCCGTGGGCCTATCTGATTTTAGGCGGCGGGTATAAGCCGAAGGACGAATAGGAACGAAGCACTCCGCATCCTGCGGGGCGCTGTTTATATACGAAAGGAGCTGGTATCGTGACCGTACCGAGCGACGTAAACAAGCATATTTACGCGGGGAACGGCGTGACGAGGGTGTGGCCGTATTCGTTTCTTTTGTACGACGCGGCCCACCTTCAGGTGTGGGTAAAGCGCGGGGAGGAGGAGTCCGTACAGCTTTCGGGCGGCTTTACGCTTAACGAGCTGGAGAAGACTGTGACTTATCCGCCGGAGGGGACGGGCGAGGCGCCTTTGTCTGCGGAGGACCAGATTATCATCATGCGCGTCGTGCCTGTTCTTCAGCTGCTGGATTTGCTGAATCAGGGGGAGTTCTTTGCCGAGGATATCGAGACGCAGTTCGACCTTATCGTGATGATGATCCAGCAGATTACGGAGACGCTGCGGCGCGCAGTCGTCGGCCCCGTCGACCAGACGGATTCCGGCGAAGCATATCAGACGCTGCTCGACGCAGTGGACGAGGCTAAGGCGGCACGCGACGAGGCCAAGCAGATAGCGGAGAATCTTTCCGAAGAGAACAAGGCGCAGATAGACGCCGCTCTTGCGGAGATGGAGAAGCTTATCGCAGACGCCGAAGAATATGCCGAAGAAGCCCGCAAACACGCTCAGGATTATATTCCGTTTTCTTTCGGGCGCTTTAGAATCCGCGGCAATCATCTCGTCGTCGACTATTACGGAGAATCCGGCAAGGACGACATAAAGATAAACACGGCGGGCCACATAATCGTCTACTCCGATGGTGAGGAGAAAATCGACGCCGGGCGCGTGCGAATCGCCTTTGTCGGAGACTATGAGGCCGACGCGCTTTATTCGTTCCTCGACTGCGTGAAATATTCCGGCTCGTGGTGGCTGCATAACGGCACTGAGCCGACCGTAGGCGTCGCGCCGGCAGACGGAAACGTGTGGATGCGCTTCGGCGCCAAAGGCGACGCCGCGACCGTTACCGTCGGAACCGTCACGACATTGGACGAAGGCGAGAGCGCGACCGTAACCAACTCCGGAGACGAATATGCAGCGGTGCTCAACTTCGGCATACCTAGGGGCGCGACCGGAGAACAGGGGCCTAAAGGCGACAAGGGCGATACCGGAGAGACCGGCCCGAAGGGCGATAAAGGCGACAAAGGGGACAAGGGAGATACGGGAGAGGCCGGCAAAGACTTTCAGATACTCGGCTACTACGCGAGCCTTGAGGCTTTGCAGGGCGCCGTAACGTCTCCCGGCATAGGCGACTCTTACGGTGTCGGAAGCGCAGCGCCCTACACCATTTATATATGGAGCGGCACGGAATGGGTAGACAACGGAAATCTACAGGGGCCGCAGGGGCCTAAGGGAGACAAAGGCGATAAAGGCGACACCGGGGCCGCCGGTCCGGCAGGGGCGGACGGAGCCGCCGCGGGATTCGGAACACCGACGGCGACGGCTTCGCAGCTTGCCTCGACTGCGGCTCCTACCGTTACTGTAACCGCTTCCGGAGACGATACTGCGAAAGTGTTTTCGTTCTCATTCGGCATACCGAAGGGCGAGAAGGGAGACACCGGAGCGACGGGGCCGCAGGGGGCTGCAGGAGCGAGCGTGACCGGCGCGAAACTTGTCGGGAACCATCTCGTCATAGTTACGAACGGATAGACGGATACGCGCAAGCGTGTCCAAACATCAAAAAAAGAAAACCTGCAAGGAGGAAAACGAAATGTCGGAAATAGACATAGGCGCGATATATCCGCTTCACAAGGGAACATGGAGCGAGACGGAAGCATACGACTTCCTGGATATGGTGATCAAGGACGGCTCAAGCTACCTCTGCATCGCGGAAGACGGCGCGCCGGCGGGAACCGCCGTGACGAACACGTCGTACTGGGGACAGATAGCGCAGAAGGGAGATACCGGAGCTCAGGGGCCTAAGGGAGACACCGGCGCGACCGGTCCGCAGGGTCCACAGGGACCTAAAGGTGCAACCGGAGCCACCGGCCCGCAGGGCCCCAGCGGCGTATATACTGGACCGCTGAAGCCTACGGCGAGTTATTGGCGGGGTGCCGCAATTAGCAGCAATAAACCTGCCACGCCATTAGGTGGCACGTGGGTAGTTATATTCATTGGCGGTGTCGACTCGCCAGCGGGTATGGCTAATCCAACTGGTGTAAATGGACTAGCAAACGTACTCGCTGGCGGAACTACAATATCGAGTGTGTCTACTTCTGCACAGGTTTCAGCAAATAACTGGTTCTGTTGGCGTATTCAGTAATCAGCGTAGATGAAGGAGTGTCAATAAATGCAGATAATCAAACGCACCATAGACAACAGCTACGTTATCGAAAAAAACGGTATGCCCTATCACGTCCCCAACGAAGGCGAGTTCGCCGAAGAGTGGGCCGAGATAAACGCATACGCCGAAGCACACCCCGACGAAGTGACGCTTGAAGAACCGTATGTCCCGACCGATGAAGAAATCGCGGAAGCCGAGCGCGCGGCGGCAGAGCGTGAAGCCAACGCCGTCCTCGCCTCCAAATCCCGAGCGAACATGGTACAGACCATGAGCTTCACATCTTCGGAGTTTGCGCTGCTCGCCAAAGCCGAGCTCTTCCCCGTCTGGACGGTCGGCGAGACATATCCGCAGGGCCGAAGGATACAGCACGACGGCATAGTCTACGAAGTCGTTGTATCAGCTGGCGTGACGGCGCAGGAATACCAGCCGCCGAGCGGAGAGGGGATGCTTGCCGTCTACCGTCCGCTCTCCGTCGACCCCGAAACAGGCACGGAATCGGACGGTACGCAGGACAATCCTTACGTTTATATCTACGGCATGGACGTGGAGAAAGACAGCTACTACAGCTACAACGACAGGCTTTACAAGGCTGAGGCGGATATGCCGGCCTGCGTCTGGACGCCGGACACCGAAGGGCTTTGGCAGTGGACGGAGATAACGGAGACGGCGTAAAATAACGGCAAGGAGGCGGCTGCTGTGGATATGGGCGTTCATAAGAGCTTGAAAGAGCGTATTGCGGAATATGCGGACGAATATGTTTGGGAAGAGTGGGACACTGGCGAGCCTTGCGGTGGCGAAGTGCTGTAGGAAATGCGCCCGGTCCGCTGCGCAGTCATATAGAAAAACAAAAGGCTCGGCACTGCGCCGGGCTTTTTCTCTTCTTTTCTATGTGTCTATGCGTCGTGCTCCTTTATCCACGCGAGCAGATCTTCGTACTGTGCTTCGCCCGCTGCAAGCTTCAGGAATATGTCGGAGAGCTCCTGCTGTGTGTATCGCAGCTCTATACCGTTGATGGCGAGGAACACGAGCGTCGCGTGCGCCGCTATGCGTTTGTTGCCGTCGATGAAGGCGTGGTTTTTGACCAGGCCGAATCCGAGGCGCGCCGCCTTATGTACGAGCGTCGGATAAAGCTCCTCGGAGCCGAAGGAAGCAAATGGCGCGGCGAGGGCTGACTCAAGAAGCCCATCGTCGCGCAGTCCGGCCTGTCCGCCGGTCTCGATTATAAGGTATTCGTGCAGGGCGAGTATCTGCCGCTTGCTCAGCGTCTTCACTTGGCGAGGACCTCGTAAGCTTCGCGGTTCTGCTCTATCAGGCGTTTGGAGATGCTCATAACGTCCTCGTCGGTGGCTTCCTGTATTTGCTCTGCCCGGCTGAACTCTATGACGATATAGCGCGGCACGTTGTTCTTTAGAATGACAGCCGCGCCTTTTTCATCGACCATCCTCGCGACCTTTGAGAAATTCTGATTCGCTTCGGTTATAGAAATAAGATTATCCGTGTTTACCATCATAGCCGTCACATCCTTTCAAGAAATATTATAGCTTAAATAGGAGAAATATAACCTATATAAAGGAGGCGTTTACAGTGAACGACTGGAAGCCTAACCAAAAAGTCGCGCAGTGGCGCAAACTCGCCGAATACTGGGGCCGTCAGACGGAATGTCCGGCGGCCCTTATTCTTGCCGTTATAGAGCAGGAATCCGGCGGAGACAAGGACGCCGTGCGCTATGAGCCGGAGTATGAGAAGAAATATAAAGCCAGATGCGAGGAGGTAGCGGCAGAAGCAGGCATAAGCGTTTCTCAGGCCGCTTCGAGCTACGGCCTTATGCAGCTTATGCTGCCGCTTGCCTGGGGATATATGAGCGAGGAACAGAGGCAGGGAAATGTAGTCGCCATAGTCTGTGATCCGGCGCAGAACGTCCGTTTCGGAGCGGCGCATCTCGGCGTGCTGCTTAAGAAAGAGCTGAACAGATATAACGACAACGTCAGCCGCGCGCTCGGACTGGAAAAAGAGATAGACGCCAGGATAATACGCGCTGTTGCCGGAAGGTACAACGGCGCCGGTAGTTCCTCGGATTACGCGAAAAACGTCTGTTCGCTGTGGCGGCGTTACGAAACATGGCTTAAAGAGGAGGTTTAACATGCAGGAAGCTATGGCTCACAGCACAAAGAATTTCAAGGTCACCGAGTTCGCCTGCAAGTGCGGCCGCTTCGAGTGTCTGCACTACGGGATAAAGCAGGAGCTTATAAACGCCGTGCAGAAACTGCGCGACCTTGCTGGTGTAGCGATATTCGTCAATTCGGGATACAGATGTCCGTGGTGGAACGAGAAAGTGGGCGGAGAGAAGAACAGCATGCACGTGAAGGGGCTCGCCGCGGATATATGGTGCGAGGAGCTTACGCCGGAGGAGCTGAAGAAATTTGCAGAGGAGATACCGGAGTTCGCGAACGGAGGCATAGGCATATACAACTGGGGCATCCACGTCGACGTGCGCGGACGCAGGGCCCGCTGGGACAGACGGACGAAGAGAAAATAAGACGATGAGCCAGCAGGAAATAAACGACTTCTTCGAGAGCTGCCGCCGCGTGTTTACTCTGTTGTTTCCTTTTCTGCTCGTCGGCATGGTGACGAGCTTGGTAGATTTTTTGCAGAAACACCTGGGGAGAGAACGCTTCAGGCTGACGAAGCTTATAGTCGGCGTTACGTCCGATATGTTCCTGGCCTTCGTCGTCACATGTCTGGGGCAGGAGTTGAAGATAGGCTCTTACGGAATTGCGGCGATGGTCGCAGTCGCTGTACATAAAGGCGGCGGCTGGATAGACAGAATCGTTGACCAGAGACTTGAGATAGGGAGGCGCGACTATGGAGAAAAAGACGAAGATTAGCAGGCTGTTCGGCTACCTCAACTCGCTGCCGTGGACGAAGCCGCTCGCGATACTCACGTGGGCGGCTATTATGCTCGTCTTCGTCCTATCGTGGGCGCTCGGACGCGACGTTCCGCCGAACGCTATGGAGCTCGGCATATACTTCGGCGGCGTGGTGTTCGCTGCCGCCGCGGGCAAGTCCGGCTACGAGGCCGTGAAGCGTCCGAGGGGGCCGCGCGATGAGCGTTAAGGACTTATTCAAAGAGCATGAGTGGCTGTGGATTGTAGCCGCACTTGCAATCTTTGTAGCTGGGGCTTTGTGCGCGGTGTGGACCAACGCGAGAAACGCCGGAGACATACGCGCGCCGGTAGAAGAGATTGCGGCTACGGAAGATGCGTCCCGGAAAATAAGCGAGACGATAACCGAAGCCCAGAAGCAAAGAGACAGACTGCCGGAGGTTGTGAAGGATGCGAAAGAAAAAGCTGCTCAGAGCGTCAGCGCTGATACTGACGACGATATTGCTCGCCGCTGGAACGGCCTGCTCAGACGATACCGCAGCAGTCGAACTCAGACCGACGGGGTACAGTCTGACTGAGCCGTCGTATGTCGTGCCGGTACGAGACGGGCGCGACACTGTTGAGCTTATCGAGACGCAGGCGGTGGAGCTGACGGCGCTGCGCGAGTATCTCGCCGCGCAGAACGCAAGCCTTGAGCAAATAACGAAGGAATTCAGCGTGCTGGAGGCCGCCGTAGCTGAGGAGCGCGCCGCGTGGACGGCAGAAGCTGAAAAGCTCTCGAAACAGAACCGGAGGCTTTCGTCTCCGTGGTCCGTCGGGTTCTTCGGCGGGTATGACCCGTTTAGGGATGAGGCCGTTTGCGGCGTTGGTGTTGTGTATTCGGTCATTAGGTTTTGAGGAAGCAGACGGTAGACGAGCGGTAGACGAAAAAGAAAAAGGACTTTCGGAAAACTCCGAAAGTCCTGTAATATCAATGGTGGGCGATATTGGGTTCGAACCAACGACTTCCACCGTGTGAAGGTGACACTCTACCGCTGAGTTAATCGCCCGCCGCAACAGTTAGATATTATATCGGCAAAGACGTGATTTTTCAATAGCTTCGGTAAAAATTCCTGTGCGGGGGCGTATATGGTGCCGAAAAAAGTTATGCGCCGCCGCCTGGACATAGCGTCAGCCTATGAGTATTAAGCCGGCCTGATAGACCGCGAACGTCACCAGCCACGCCACCGCGAGCTGAAAGAATGCGGCGAAGCCCATCCAGCTCCAGCTGTTCGACTCTTTGCGTATCGTGCTCAGCGTCGCCGCGCACGGTATGTAGAGCAGGCAGAACACCATCATGCAGTAGGCGTTCAGCCGCGTGAAGCCGATTGCCTGAAGCTCCTGGGCGAAAGCCGACATGCCGTCGGGGGAGCTGGCGTTGACGATGCCGAAGAGGACTGCGCAGCTCGACACGACGACTTCTTTCGCGGATATACCCGCGATCAGCGCGACGTCTATCTGCCAGAAGCCGAGGCCTATCGGCCTGAAGAACGGCGTGAGCAGCTTTCCTATAGAGGCCCCGAAGCTTTTGGACATGTCGGCGGAGTAGCCGTCAGGACCGAAGTTCAGCAGCGCCCATATGATAAGCGTAGCTACGAAAATCGTAGTCCCGGCCTTGCCGAGGTAATCCTTGACCTTTTCCCATACGTAAATCGCGACCGTTCTCGAGTCGGGCGTCTTATACTCAGGAAGTTCTATCAGCAGGTAGTTGACGTTGTTTTTCTTATCGATCAGGTGGATGACGGCGGAGACTGCGATAGCTACGGCTATTCCGATCAGATACATAGAGTAGGCGACTATCATCGCGTCTTCGGCGAAGAACATTTCAGAGAAAAGGATGTAGATTGTCAGGCGGGCGTTGCAGCTCATGAATGGAGTGACGAGCATGACCTTATATCGGTCGCGTTCGTTCTCGAGCGCGCGCGATGCCATTATTGCGGGCACTGTGCAGCCGAAGCCGAGCAGCATCGGTATGAAGGCCTTGCCAGAGAGTCCAAGCTTGCTCATCACGTCTTCCATTACGTAGGCGACGCGCGCCATATAGCCGCTGTCTTCGAGCAGAGCGAGACAGAGGAACATTATAAGGATGTTCGGAAGGAAGGTCACGATGCTGCCGACGCCTGCGATTATCCCGTCTATCACGAGCGACGAGACGACCTCGCCCGCGCCTGCCGCGCCGAGCAGCCCTCCGGCTGCGCCTGATATCCAGTCGATGCCGGACTCGAAGTATCCCTTTATCCAGTCGCCGACCGTAAAGGTCAGGAAGAAAATGACGGCCATGAGCCCGAGGAATATCGGGATGCTCCACACCCTGCTCGTCAGTATTCTGTCGGCGTTTTCCGTGAGCATGTCCTGGCGTTCCTTGTGGAGCATGACTTCCTTGATGATTTCGCTGATGAAGTCGTATTTCTGATTTATGATGTCGGACTCGTAATTTCCATCCAGAACGTCCGGCATATCAACTGGATACTTCGCGCTTATCTCCTTGTCGCCCTCAAGCAGCTTCAGCGCGTGCCAGCGGTAGTTGACCAGATTTGGATACCGTCTTTTCAGCTCGGGGATGATCTGGTCGATTTTGTCCTCGATGGCGTCTGAGTAGACCATGGCGAATTCCGAGTGGTGGTCGTGCTCGTGTTTTGAAGTATATTTGTGGATGTGTATCAGTCTGTCAGTAGTGTTGTGATCTTTGTGGTGTATAGCGGCGTGAAGAAGCACGTCGAGTCCGCGGCGTTTTCTCGCCGATACAGGTATTACGGGAATGCCGAGCATCTCCGGCAGCCTGTGGAGGTCGATCTCCATTCCGCGCTTTTCCACTATGTCCATCATATTCAGCGCCAGCACTACGGGACGCCCGAGCTCAAGCAGCTGGAGCGTCAGATAAAGGCTGCGCTCGAGCGCCGAAGCGTCTACGACGTTGATGACGACGTCCACCTCGCCGCTCATGATGAAGCTGCGGGATACGGTCTCCTCCATCGTGTACGAGGTAAGGCTGTACGTCCCTGGAAGGTCTACGAGCCGTATATCGACGTCGTGATCCTTGATAGCTCCCTCTACTTTTTCGACCGTGACCCCCGGCCAGTTCGCCACTTTGAGGTTGGCCCCGGTATAGGCGTTGAAAAGAGTCGTCTTGCCGCAGTTGGGGTTCCCTATGAACCCTATCGTCATTTGTTCGCTCATTGTTCCGGTCTCACTTCGATGTTTCTTGTAATATTACGCCCGAGCGCGAAGCGCGTCCCGCGCAGCTTTATGATAAGAATGCCGTCGCCCTTCCTGTTAAGGACGGAGACGGACGTTTCTCTTGTCATCCCGAGCGCTTCTAGCCTGCGTTCAAGCTGAAAGGGCAAGGACATACTCTCAACGACGTATGTCAGCCCGATTTGCGCGTCCTTCAAAAGCATATTTTCCCCCTCCTCAGAAAGTATGCAAAATTTTAGCAACAACTTTCATTTTACATTGCATAAAAACGGTAAGTCAATGATAACCGTTCGCCGCACGTCCGCAGCATACGGAGCGCGGCGTTAATTTTTCACTTGCCTAAAAGTTGTTTGCAATGTAGAATGCTTCTAGCCTGTCGGCTTGCGGGAATGGCGGAATTGGCAGACGCGCAAGACTTAGGATCTTGTGTCTATGACGTAGGGGTTCAAGTCCCCTTTCCCGCACCAATCATTCTGCTAAACTAATCCCAACTCCTTGAAACTCTAATAAAAATCAGGTGATAGCCTGATTTTTGTGCTATTATATCACCGCAACTCGTTGAAACTTGATGAATCTAAACGAAGTAAAAAAACGGCACGAGGTCGGCACCAAACCAAACAGAACCCATATTTAGCTATTTTGTGCCGGGCCTATGTGCCGAGAGGTGGCGATGAATAGTGGCTCTGACTGAAAAAACGCTTGCAAAAGAGATAAAAAAAGCGATGGAATCCGGCAGGCGGGGCACCATCATGGACGAAGGAGGACTGTTTCTTGAGGTGTTCCCGCAGACCGGGCATAAGTCATGGCGGATAAGGTACTCTCTTCACGGAAAAGAGAAAAAGAAGAAAATCGGGGAATATCCGTTAATGTCGCTCAAAGAAGCGCGTGCGATACGTGACGAAGCTCGCGCGAAAATTCTACGCGGAATAAACCCCGAGACGCCGGACATAGAGAAAGTAAAGCTCAAAGATGTCTATGCCGAGTGGATAGAAAAGCGTTTATGCAAAGAATGCACGCCAACGCACGTTTATAAAACCGGGCTGCGTATGAAGCGCGTGCTTGCTGAATACGGCGAGTATCCGATCGGAGCGGTTACGAGCAGCGAGCTTGTCCGTGTGCTGCATGAAATCCAAGACGAAGGACACGTAGAAACGGCTCACATGGTGCGTCAGCTCTGCGGGCAGATGTTCCGTTACGCAATAGCGGCCGGATATACAAAATATGACCCGACATATGCGCTTCGCGGCGCGCTCACTAGAGTTGTGTCGAAGAATCTGGCGCGCATTACGGAGCCGGAGGAAGTCGGCCGGTTCCTACGAGATATACGGGATAGAGTTAATTCGCCCACAATGAAAATCATGCTGCAAATGCACGCCTATACCTTTGTCCGTCCCGGAGAAATTCGGCGCGCCGAATGGAGTGAGTTTGACTTAAAACATAAAGAGTGGCGAATCCCTGCGGAAAAAATGAAAATGCGCCGCCCTCATATCGTCCCGCTCGCTAGCCAGGTAATAGCCCTGCTTGATGACTTGCGCGTGATGACCGGGCACGGGCGCTATCTCTTTCATGGTTTATGCTCATGGGACGGCTCGCGGTGTATTTCAGAAGGAGCAGAGAATAAAATCCTGCGGGAACATGGGTACGGGCATGATGTCATGGTAGCTCATGGCTTCCGCGGCATGGCCTCGACGTTACTTAACAGCTCGATGCTGTTCCGCCCAGATGTGATAGAGGTGCAGTTGTCGCACATTGACCACAACACGGTGCGGCTGACTTACAACGACGCCGATTACATGGAACAGCGGCGCGTCATGATGCAGTGGTACGCCGACTATCTCGACTCGCTTAGAGACGGGACGCCTATACCGCCGAAGCCATAGCTCGGCAAGTTACAGGCAAGTAAAAAATATCTGGACTATCACAGGACTTTAACAATGCCGCGCCGGAATTTGCTCCAGCGCGGCAAGTTAAAATCTGAATCCGGTCAACTAAATTCGGAAAATCCGAATTTTGTGGCGCAACTATCCGGGGTTACCGGATAGTTGAAGGCAGTGCCGCACATACTTACTGCGTGTATAATGATTATATATTTTGATAAGGATGTGATGTGCGTGCCGTTTATCGAGACGGATTTAGTCAAGTTCATAGTCCTTGTAATTCCCGGCATACTGGGGATGTGGGTATATAAGCCGTTTGTTTATCGAAGTGATGACCTTGAACACGAGAAACACGATATAACAATCGCGCTCATATTTGGGCTTTGCGGGTACACGGCGGCTTGGGCAATGTCTTACGTTTGGCAGCCCGCACAACAAACCGGGGTGAGCTTGATAATATCCTCTGTAACATCAGTCGTGATAGCGACAGTAGTCGGGATATTCAGCCGTGAACTTGGACAACTTGCAAACAAGCCTGCTGCGTGGCACAGCAAGCTGCACAACCTTCCGGTAGACCATCCGGGTGGTCGAGCCGTCAGCGCGTTCTTTACAGACTTCTTTGACAAGATGCCGGACAGGTCGGAATATCGTGTTATCGCCAAAGTCTACCGGGTCGGAGAACCAGAGAAAGCCGTAATCGGGCCGTTGCTTGTTAAGTCTGACAAGTACAGAGAAATCCTGATAGACTGCTACCCGCCGCTTGATAGCGATTTTCTGGAAAAGAACCGCGCCCAAATATCAATATGGGCGCGGGCGGTGAATACAGACAGCGGCACGGTTACGGAGTTGGCCGCTTTCTACGGTAAGAAGCTGGACGAACTCTTTGAAGGGAAATACGAACTAATTTGAGTTATCAGCTTCGCCGCTTTTCGCCTCCGTCTCGTTGTTCTTTGATGGTTCGGCAGTCGGCCTGTCCACGGGGACGCGAATTTTCGCGCTTACCGTCTGATGGTCATACGCCATCGTCGGGCTTTTCGGCTCTTTAGCTTTTTCGCTCATAACTTCACCTCCTCACCACACTGAACAGCCCGGACGTTCGCACCGCCCGGGCTGGTTTTGTTGTTACCTGTCTTTGTTTTCCTCCGCCGCTAGTTCTGGATACGTCTCCTTGAAAATCTCTTCCTCGATGTAGCGCAGCGCGCCCTCTCGCGTCTGGTACGGCCCGGCTGTATCCTTCGTGATGTGGTAGACGTAAAACCCCGCCGCGTGGTCTTTGCCGAACTGCTTCAGCGCCTGCTCTCCGTCAAGGTAGACGGTACGGTACTGCTCATATAGGGACATGGCTATGCCTTTTTTATTTCAACTTCGCCGCCGTTATTTTCAGCTGCTTCACGTATCTGCTCGGCCTTTTCACGCGATACGCCGCGCGCTATCGTGGACGGCGTGTTGTCTACGGCTTCCTTCGCCTCGCGCATGCCTAGTTTTATAACGCTTCGCATAGCTTTTATAAGGTTGATTCGTTCATTAAAATCAGTACTATGCTCGGTTAATATTACGTCGAAAAGCTCGTCATGCTGGGGTATTTTTTCTGGCGCTTTTGATGCCGAAGAAGAATTACTGTCTAGCAGTCGGGCTTTTGCTTTCGCAAACTCTTCCTCAGTAAGCGCCCCCGCATTCTTAAGCGCCGCGAGCTGCGCAAGCTGTCCGGCTAAATCCGACGAAGGCGCGGAAGGCTGCGGCTGCTGTACCGGCTCATCGTCTTCGTAGTCGTCCTCATCGTCGTTGCGATGGCGGCCTTCGTAAAAATCAAAGTTCCGGTCTACACCCTGAGAGTTTAGAATTAAATCTTGCAGCATTGTAAGCACATCGCCGTCAACGACAGCGACACATTCTTTATTGTCGCTGAACGTAATCATAACTTGGTGAGTCTTTTTGTTCTTGGCAGATAGAGCCGCCGCAATTCCGACACCGCCGAGCAACACAACCCCAGCGCCGCCTCGCAGAAGAGCAGAAGACGCGCTCTTTGTCGTGTCTGTGTCGATGATGCCGACCTTCCGCACAGTCTGACGGTTTAATGTAAAACGCTTCGCGCCGAAAAGTTTTTGCTCTTCAAGACGTAACTCCTTAGACATTATGCCGCGAATCACTAACTTTGCGCCTTTATAAGCGCCCGCAGTTACGACATTCTTGTCTGCCATTTTTTTATACTAGCCTTTCTTCTCGGTGCTCTCGGCTACATATCTGGTGGCTGTGGCAATGAGCGCATCGGCAAAATTGTATATGTCGTCAAGGGTTTCTATGGTATGGCGAACGCCTTCTTTGCTTTCCTCAAAAGTATCTATTGATTTTGAACGTTTCTGGATACGGATACGGCAGATTGTCCACTTCTGTCTATCATCAAGACAGACACTACAATGCCCTTTATAATCGTGTAGTATCAGCCGATTGACGGGGGCGGTTTTACAAAGGATAGCCTTGACTATATTGTAAGCATCTATTTCTTCTTGTGTCGTAACTATTTCGTCCTCACTTTCTGGCTGTTCTGGCTCTTGTGGAGTTTCTTCTTTTGCCTTTGAAGCATCTTTTTCTTCTTTTAGCGCGGAGGTTAGCCTATCGCTCACGCGCTCGCTGATGAACTGTCCAAATGCCCGTTTGGTTATATTTGTAAACTTTTCCATGAGTCCAGACGTAAGCCGCCCATCATAGACCTTACGGGACATGAACTTTACAAACTCATCATTCGGCTCATTAAGCATATCAAGTAAATACTTTTTGAGTTCGTTCGTATATTTCAGTTCTTCAGCGGCGGGAATAATGGAATCAATGTCAAAAGAGCTTTTGCAGAACTTTTTCAGCTCACGTATAACGGCGTCATTTACTTCGTTGATGTTAAATTTTAAGAAAGGTTTATTATCGAGCTTCTGCGCTTCATCAAGATCTGAATAAAATTCATAATCTACGCCATTGGTCAACACGCCGATACGAGCAGGAACAACCATGAAATAGCGCGCGAGCTGTGCTCTGTTGTCAGCCGTTAAATCTGTACCAGTCCACTTACATTCAATGAGCATAATCGGCGCGCCGTCTTTCATAATAGCGTAGTCGATTTTTTCGCCTTTCCTATCCACGATGTCCGCAACAAACTCAGGTACGACTTCGGAGGGATTAAATACGTCGTAGCCCAGCGCTTGAATAAAGGGCATGACGAGAGCGGTCTTTGCAGCCTCTTCGGTCTGGATGCTTCCTTGCATCTGTTTGTAGCGTTGTGCAATTACCTTTATTGAATCTATTAGCTCCATCTCGGCACCTCCTATAAAATTAAAAAGCCCTCGGCGGCTTGTTTTTTCTTATTATTGATACGACTTTACCTCTTACCCAAAACCACTCTTTTTGCGTTGCGTATTCTTTCTCTATCCGTATAGGTGCGTATGCAGGATTTGCTGAGCGTAGCTCGACTGAGCCGTCCGGGAACCACATTACCCACTTTATAAACCAGTTATCGTTCCAGACGACAAGAGCCATTTCTCCGCTTATTACTTCGTCAGCAGGATTTACGACTGCGATACACCCTTCATCAAGGCCTGCTCCTACCATGCTCTCGCCTTCTATGTGTATTCCGAAGGGCGGGTCTAGATCGTCGTAATGCTGTATGTCCGATGGGTCGATATACACAATATCGTTCGGCGTAGCTTCCACTCCGTACAGCCCGGCACCTGTCCCACAGCTTGCTATAAACTCCATGCTGGTTACGGGGACGGCGATGGTCTTGACTTTTCTAACGTTTGATTTTTCTTGAGGCTCTTTGTATTTCAGCCTCGGCCTCCACCCCATAGACTCCATAGCCTGCGTGATGATACGCATACGCCCGCCTGCTGGTTCTATCTCGCCTTTGGCATAGCGCTCAATATCCTCGCGCGGAATGTTGGTGCGATTTGCAATCTCGTCGAGGCGTGCTACGTCTTCTTCAATAAATTCGCGCAGCATGGCGGCGAATACTGGCGAGGCGTTGCGAGGGTGGTCTGTCACGCCCATCAAATAATCTGTGCTTACATCAAAGACCTTGGCAAGTCTTTGAGTTGTTTCAAAGCCAGGCTTTTTCAACCCTTTCTCGTATTTTGAAATCATTACCTGAGCAACCCCGACCAAATCGGCAAGTTGCTTTTGTGTCATGTTATTGGACTCTCGTAAGGCTTTTAATCTTTCTGCGACAGAAAACATATACAACACCACCCTGACATTATAGCCCAATAATAGCCTACGGTTTTAAGAGAATCAAATACCCTTTGATTATAAATATAGCCTTAGGGTTTGACACAAATAAAACCTAAGGCTATAATATGCCCAGTGAGTAAGGGGGTGATTGAATGGCATTTAGAGGGGAACTATTAAAGACGTGGAGAATGTCTCACGGCCTTACCCAAGCAGAAGCTGGTGCAAGAATCAATGTTAGTCAGAATTTTTGGCGGAACCTTGAGACAGGCATAAAACAGCCATCCGTAGACACATTGGTTCTAATTTCCCAAACCACGGGCATCTCAGTAGACGATCTTCTCGGAAACCCTACCCAGCCCCTGCCCACGCAGGAGCCGGAGCAGGGGGAACGGGAGGCGGTGTAGCCGCGCTCGCGCGTATGCCGGGGCTGCTGCAAGCAACGGCAGAGTTCCATGACGCGACGGACGAGGGCTCGGAAGTCGCTTCTCTCACAGCAGGGATAGTGACAGGGCAACTCGGCACAGCGGAGCGGGAAGCGATACGTAAGCTCGGCAAGCTCGCGGCAGAGGCGGCGGGATTTCTGAGCAGCCTCGGGACACCTGAGGCACAGGCGGCTATCTCGGTGGTACTAACCAGCCTCGGCGTTTGCTAGAGGCGGGAAAGAACCTTGAAAACAGAATAACGGAATCAAGTTGCTGATTAGTAGTTATTAGCAGTGATTAGGAGCGATTAGAAGAGATTAGCAAGGAGGTGAGTCCGTGCAGAAACCGATTTACGAGCTCAAAGAGAACCCGCTGTCTATCGCGATATACGGCGAGACGGAGGACGTGTGCGACCTTGTTGAGGCTATCAAGGCCGAAGGGATTCTCACGGATTTGATAATCAAGCCGGACGGCACAATCCTTTCAGGCCACCGCAGATACCGTGCGGCGCGACTGGCGGGGCTTATCACCGTTCCCGTGAAGGTAATGACGCCGCGCGACGCCGTGCAGGAAGAGCGCTGGATTATCTTCATGAACAGGCAAAGGAAGAAGACGCCGGGACAGCAACTCAAAGAGATTGAGCGACTGCGGACGCTGTTTGAGCGTGAAGGGCTTCAACGAATGTCAGAAGCCGCAAAAGAAGAGCGTGCATCACGAAAACTCAAGGCGACGGAAGGGAAAAACGAGGCTTTGTTGGAAACCAACAAACCCTCAAATAAAACCGAAACACCTGTCGCAGAACCCGAGTTCAATATCGAAGAAATTTACGAGGGCGCGATTGAGCGAACCGCTGAAAAAGAATCGCAAACGCAACATTCAGCGATTGAATCAACACCTTCTGAAGGTCAATCAACACCTTCGGCGGCGCAATCACAACCTTTAGGGCGTCAATCAACACCTAAGCCCGCGCCAATCAACATGCGTAAGAAAATCGCGCATGAGATGGGCGTTTCAGAGAACTACGTCCACCAGCTCCAGACCGTCGGCGAGGCCGTCAAAGCCGGAGTGCCTGAAGCCAAAGAAGCGCTCGACCGCGCTAACAGGGGCGAGATAACAGTAAACCGCGCCTACGAGATAACGAAGAAAGCCACAACGCCGGAGAAGCCGATACAGATTCCGTTCTCCGAAGGAGCGGCGGCGATACCGGGCACGGCCCTGCACGAGTTCTATAAACGTGCGAAGCCAGTCGGCGCATGGGTGGAAGAGCTCAAATCGCAGCTTCGGCACGATTCGCCGGACATGACGCTGAGCACGGCTTACAGCTTATCGGGGTTTGTAGCGGTCGAGCTTTTGAGATATCGGGAACTCAGCGCCGAGATAGAAGACTATATCGCAAGACACGGAGGCGAAGACATTGAGCAGGACGAAGACGAATACTAAGACAAAGCGCGAACGGTTCAGGGGCGACATCGAAGACGTAAAGGCTTACGCGAGAAAGACCGGCAGCATAGACCAGCCGACGCTGATTGAAATGCTCGACCCCGTGACGGATCTTACCGAGGCTGTTCAGATGTACAACAGCAAAGTCTGTAACGCTGCGGCGCGTCAGGCCGGACTCATAGCTCACAGGCAAGGCAATATCTTCGTTTACACGCTGGAAGAGCAGATGAACGACGCCGCAAAAATGTCAGCGGTCGGCTTCCGCTGTCAATGGTGGTTCGGGGCTATGCGGAAGATACGCAAGTACATTTTTGAGCTGACCGCGCAGCTTAGCCTGTTCGGCGAAGACGAAGAGTCTATGCGCGAAAAGCTCAACTTCATAAGGAAAATCAGAAACGAGCTTAGAGGTGCGTTAAAGGTTTTTTCCGTCGCGGAGCGCCGCCTGTCCGAGCGGATAAGGCGAGAAGAGCATATACGCGAGAGACGCGCCGGTTAGGTTAAAGGAGGAATCGCAATGAAGCGAGAAATAGACGTCAGTAAAATCCCGCGCCGCGGATACATCGGCAAGCGCGAGGTCGAGGCCATTTTCGGCTACACGTGGCAGACGCTCACCCGGCACATGGAGAAGGGGTTAATCACTCTTCCGGCTCCGATGTGCAGGCGCGTTCCTGAAGGCGTGTACGGGGCGACAGCTCCGCTCAAGTGGCCAGCAGAAGAGATATGGGCGGCGTACAGGGAAAGCCGTAAAGGAGTTGCCGCATGAGCACGCCCACATATCTGCTTATCACGACCGGCTGCTTGACTTTGATAGTAGCGGTCGGCTTGCTCGCGGCGCACGTAGAAAGCGCACGGCGCGAGCGCGAGATGATACGCCGGCCGCGAGAGTGGCGACACGGGAGGATAGAGCAATGACCTGGGAAGCCCTTGCGCTCATAGCGCTGATGTTTATCGGCATCGTCGGCGATTGCATCAAGGCGACGCCGGAGGATTGGGAGGAAGACGCAACATGGGAAGAATAACCCAAAAAATAGACCACTTGGATTTTGAAAAGATAAAATTCGCCACGCTGTCTGCAATACACAAACTGCAAAAAGACGACTGTTTTATAGTCGCGATTTTACGAAATGTTGATGAAGGTAAAGCACAAGTCGAAACTCACAGCGGCATAACGCCAAGCGCGGCCCGTTGGCTGTTCCTATCGCTCTTTGAAAACCCCGAAATGCGGCGGGCCGCATCCTTCGTCCTGTCCTCGTTTAAGAAGATGAGCGCCGAGGAAATACAGGAGCTTCTTGAAGCGCTAGATGCTTCAATGGCAGAGGAGGAAAACGCAGAATGAAATTCATCCTTTTCAAAGGCCGCCACTCTCACCCGGAGATAGACGGCCTTCCCGCAATATTCCCGGACGGCGTTGACGTGATGGACTTCGCGCGGCTGTTTGAGATTGCGACCGCCGCGGTCTCTAAGGTTGCGAAAGTCCACGGCGAGAGGCTGGATTTGTACTGCACCGGGCTGACCCCGGCGGTCTGCGCCGTAGTCAACGCCTGCATCTGGTGTGACGTAGAGCTTACCTGTTGGCACTACGATAAGGCAGCGGACGGTTACAAGCCGCAGAAGATAACGACGACTGCGGCGTTTTAGGAGTAAGGGGGAATCATACAATGCCCAAAAAGGAAAGTGGCCAGCCGCAAAAACGTAATGTAACTATTAGGTTTTCTGTCGATGAAATCACATGGTTACAAACAGAGGCCGCCAAAAACTATCGAACGATGGCGCAGTTTGTCAGATGGATAATCGCAAAACACAGAAAAGAACAAGGTGCTTAGAACATATGTCCAAATTTTTTATTGAATTCTTCGTCCGTGAGAAACTTTCCCTCTTCATGGTCGTAGTAAACGTATCCTAGTTGTTCTCTTGTATCAATGACGTAATTTGTGAGCACACTATAGACTAAGTTTGCAAGAGACCGCATCTCTATATTGGCTAAAAGTTGTAGTTGCTCGCGCAGTTCATCATCAATACGAATGGTTAGGTTCTTTTTGGGTTTTACAGTTTTTCTCGGCATCGTCATCACTCCTCTTGCGAATACATTAAGAGTATAGCACTTACAAGAAATTGCAATGCAAATACAGCTTTACGCAATGCAAATAAAAACATATAATATAAGCAAGTAAATGCAATGCAAAAAGGAGGCATGTTGAGCAATGACAATCCTTGAACGACTGCAAGACGCACCGAGACAACCGCGCCGGATGGCGACGAACCGCCGCCGCGAGGAATGCTACGAGGCCACGAAAGAGCTTCTCCCTCAAATCATCGAGGCAAAAGAGTACGGCTACACGTGGCACTCAATACGCAACATGGTGGAGCAGATACTTCGCGAGCGAGGCATCTGGCGCAAGCACTGGGACAACTGGGACATACAGGCCAACTATTACAGGCTGATGAAGGAGGCGAAACAGCAATGACCATCGCAGACAAGGCGCGCGAAATCCTTGAGTACGTCTGCTCCGCGGACGCACGCAATACTAACCCGCACGCGAAGGACATCGCGGACGTTATGACGGCAAAGCAGGCTATGGCGGTGTGTGCCATAGCCGAGGAAGGAGGTAACTGAAAATGGGCTTTGAAGGAGTAAAAGAGACGCCCACGGCGGTCACCGTGAGCGGTCAAAGAACGGGTGTTTTTGCGAGAGACACCACAGATATTTTAACACGGATTCTCACAGAGATGGAGTTCTTCGAGGGCTTCCGCGCGTGGTGCGGATACGGGAAAGAGCTCGAATGGAGGCTGACGGCATGACGGTCAAAGAGATGTACGCGCGTCTCGACGCGATAGAAAACGAGCTGGACGAGCTGAGCGAAAAACTTGACATGAACGCCTTTTGCCATAAGTGCAGATACGCGGAGGTTAGGAGCGGTACTAAAGAGATATGCGGCTTTGAGCTGCACTATGAATACCTCGATTGCCCTTCTGGCCTTTGGGTTGACGCAAAATGCCCTCGCTTTGAGGAGTACAGAGAGACAGAGGCTCGTTTCGACGAGCTTAAACGCGAATACTGCGAGATCGCAGACTCGCCGGTGAGCGCAGAGGTGACGAACTGATGACGCTGGACAAACTGAAATCGAAGATATTAGTCGCCGCGCGTGAAACGGACGGGGCGGCCTTCGACCTTCTCCGCTTCGGCACGACCGACGCGGAGGCCGATACGTACACAGTACCGGCCGAGTACGTCCGCAAGCTTAGCGAAAGCCGCATGAAACTCCACGAGGCGATAGATAAGCTCGACATAGAGCGCGACAAAGAGAAGCTGCGCCCTATCGTGAGCAGATATGAACAGCGCGTGCTCGATGAGCAGCTAGGGCTCCGCGAGCCGCGTCTAACCATACCGCTCGCAGACGATTATGAAATCGACTGGGATTTTGACATGACGGGGCGCCCTGTCTACAGGACGCACATCGGGAATTAAGGGAGGAATTGAAATGGCATTCAGGAAAGCGGAACGCAGACAGGCAAAATTACGGCTCGGGCTCATCGGGCCGTCGGGTTCGGGCAAGACATACGGTGCGCTTCTTATTGCGCAGGGGCTCGGAGGAAAGATCGCCCTTATAGACAGCGAAAACGGGAGCGGCGAGCTTTACGCCGATATGTGCGACTACGACGTGTGTCAGCTTGCGCCGGAATTTACGCCGCAGAAATACATAGCTGCTATCCACGAAGCGGAGCGCGCGGGTTACGACGTCATCATCATAGACAGCTTGTCGCACGCTTGGGCGGGCGCAGGCGGCGTGCTTGAAATGGTGGACAAGCGCAAGGGACGCGGCAACGACTTCGCCGCGTGGCGCGATGTGACGCCGCAGCACAACGCCCTCGTAGACGCAATGCTGCAAAGCCCGTGCCACATAATTGCTACGATGCGCTCTAAGACCGCTTACGACATGGAGAAGGACGAGCGCACCGGCAAAATCAAACCGGTCAAGATAGGGCTCGCGCCTGTGCAGCGTGAGGGCATGGACTATGAATTTACGGTCGTCCTTGAGATAGACCAGCAGAAGCACATGGCGGAGGCTACAAAAGACCGTACGTCGCTCTTCGACGGCGAAATTTTCAAAATCACGCCGGAGACTGGGGAAAAGCTCAGGGCATGGCTTGAGACCGGCCTACCGGCAGAAACTGTGCGCCCGAACAAAACACAGGCCGCGCCGAAGCCGCTCACCGAAGCCCAGCAGGCACAACGCACGCTTATCGGTATGTTGACCGACGACGCGGGGCTCGGGCTGCGCAAAGACGAGTGCGGCGCGTGGATAAAACAGACGCTCGGACGCGACATCAAGAGCATGAGCGAGCTCGAGCTCGGGGACATAGAGGTCTGCATACAGGCAGCGCAGGACGCTATAGGGCGTAAGGTTGCGTGATTGGACGGTGGCTATTTCCATTTTGGAAATAGCCACTGATGACTAGATAAGGAGGAATTAAAGATGAAAAGAGAATGGATACCTTTTCCCGAGGGAGAAATATATGACCCGGTGTTTGAAGCCGTAGCCAGGCGCGCCGGAGTATCAAGAGGCAAGGCGGTTCTCGTCTACATAATGTTGATAAACCATGTAATGAAGAACGGAAATTCCTGCGACGGACATTATGTCTATTTTGATACTGATACATGTGATGCAGCGTTTGATTTCGCCGAAGGTACGAGCGCGGCAGTCGTTAGAGCCCTTAAAGACAAGGACCTTATCGACATGGAAGATGGCAGCTGCTGTTTGACAAGGTGGGTAGACTATGCGTACCTTGAGGCGACCGCATTGGCGGAACAGGATACACGGACAAGGGCAAAAATAGAGCTGGAACAGGAAGAAAAAAGCGCGCCTGTTTGTCCAACAAGCCAAGAAAAGAATTAAAGTCCCTGAGGCCCTTCAATGAGATCGCGATATATAAAACCGGGATTTTTTACCAGTGAACAGCTTGCTGAGTGTAGCTTCGCCGCCCGCATTCTCTTTGAGGGGCTATGGTGCTATGCAGACCGAAGGGGGAGAATGGAAGATCGTCCTAAGAGATTAAAGGCGGCGATTTTCCCGTATGACAACGTAGATATTTCCTCGCTTCTCAATGAGCTTATAACCAATGAGCTGATTGTCCGTTATGAGGTCGATGGCAAGCATTACATTTGGATTCCCAATTTTCTGCTCCATCAACGCCCCCATCAGAATGAAACGGACAGCATTATTCCGCCTTGCGAGCTTGAGCTAGAAATGGTGCGGAATGGCGCTATTAAGCCGGAAGAGGGCGAGCCTAAAAATGCGGCAGGACGGCAGAACAACGCCGAACCATGTCAGTGCAAAGAGCCAAGCACTTGTCCCCAGGGCAATACAGACTTGTTACCAAGGTGCGAAGCCCTTGCCACCAAGGTCGAAAGCACTTGCGACCATGGCAACAAGCACTTCGCCCTTGAGAACTTGAGAACTGGAGAACTTGAAAATACAAATACACGTCCCCTGCCGGAGCCGGGGACTGGCGCTAGCGCGCCCAGCGCGTCGGCGAATGATTGCCCTCACGAGGCCATAATCGGGCTTTACCACGAGATTTTGCCCATGCTCCCGCGTGTCAAGGTCTGGAACGACTCTCGGCGCTCCATGCTGCGAACGCGATGGCGCGAGGACAAGGCGCGACAAAACCTCGCGTGGTGGCGGCAGTACTTCGAGACCGTCGCGGCGAGTGATTTTCTCTGCGGCCGATGTCCGCCGGGCAAGTCAAGGCGCCCATTCATGGCAGATTTGGAATGGCTGATTAGGCCTGGGAATATGCCGAATGTGCTTGAAGGGCGCTACAAGAATCGCGGTTCCACTCTGCCCTCGTCCACGCCCAAGCCGCAGGCAAGCCGGGGGGAAGAACCGATGACCTACGAGAACTGTGGCGAAGTGTGGGAATGGGCCCCGTGGCCCGAGGACGGAGAACCGGATAAGGCGGTGAGTTAGCAGGATGGAAAGGCCAGTATCGCCGTTAAACATCAAGCAGGCGGGGGCGAAGTTCAACAGGCCTGAAGCGGAAACGCTCGAGCAAATGTGCATTGCGTTGGGCGAAGAGGCTAAGTGGTGGGCGAGCCGGGGCGGCAAGCCGACGGACATAGCGAAACAGCTTATGACTAGCGTTCGGATGTGCGGGGAGCCTCCGTTCATCTCTGCGGCCGATGTTTCGCAGATGGCGGTCAACGCTTTCAAGGCGCTAGTAGCCGAACGCCGCAGTATGGGCGCGAAAAGCAATGACCCGGCGCTGACTGAGCCCAACGACATGAGGGCTGAGCTGAAAAACATGGAGGCCATGATCGACTACCGCACGGAGCAGTTTCACTTCGGCGTTCACGAGCTCGACGACGCGATGGGAGGCGGTGTGATGAAGGGCCAGATTATGTCAATCATAGGCAACCCGGGCTCAATGAAAACGTCGCTTCTGCTTTCCGGGATTGAAACATGGGTAGCAGAAAGCCCCACACCAGTCGCGTTTTTTTCGCTGGACATGGATAAGCCCGCTATATTCGAGCGCCTTATGCTTAGGGAAATGCGCTGTGGGCGGCACGTGCTCGTAGACAAGTACCGAGCCGGCGCCGAAGAGTACAAAGCGGCGAAAGAACGCATAGGCAGGCGTTTCTCTGGGCGCATGACGGTGCTGGGCAACACAGACGGCCCCCTCTGGACGATAGACACGCTCGCGAGGTACGTGCAGTTCAATGTTCCGGGGCTCCTGGCTATTGATTATCTGACTCTGCTCAAGAAGCTTGGACAAAGCGACTATGACACCGTGAACGAATCTATGCTCATGCTGAAAGACCTCGCGCGCCAATACCGGACTGCGATAGTTATACTTTCGCAGATGTCTATGTCCTCGCGACGCGAACAGGCTGCTGGAGGAATGGGCGGTTCGGCCCGCGGCGGCGGCATCGTTAACGAGCTGGCGGACGTAGAAATTGAGCTGTACCGCGATATGTCAAACGACCCAAATGACACCATGCCGAAAATAATTGCAACAATCACGAAGACGCGCAGCGGAATAGCAGGCTCAAGTTGGAAGCTTGATTATAACGGCCCGATGATGACCTTCCGAGGAACGGCGCAGCGTGTGTTTCGTAAGCGCAAGACCCAGGTATTCGAGGATGCGTAAGAGATGTCGGCGAAATCGATTTCGTCAACATCGTAAGCCTCAGGCGTTCGAAGATGCGTAGCAGTAAGCTTTTACGGACGACCCGAAAACAGGGCTCACCCTATACGCGCCATATACCCGTTTTTCGGCCTACCGTCCACGACAAGGTTAGCACTTTTGTAAAGACGATAAACGTTATGCCTAAAACAAGTTACGCACCTTGTCGTGCGAGATAGAGCCAAAAACGGGGAAATGGGGTGTTGTTGCTGACTGAGTTGCAAAAACTGACACTTGAATTGCCGCGGTACGACGACAGGCTCACGGTCGAGCGCAGCGAGATGTTCCCAAAGACGCCATTCGTGATTATGGGCGAGCTTCACGGCGTGAGGTACCCGGAGGGCTTTTACAAGACGGAGCAGGACACGCGAAACGGCTTGACCAAATTAGACGTTTATATGAACAGGAGGAGGCGGAGCGGAATGCCGGAAGAGATAAAAGCGTGTAAATGCGGCTGCGAGGATATATGCGTCGCGGACGGCGTCTCGGGCACTGCGGTATTTTGCCCGCACTGCGGGCGGTTTATCCGGCGTCTGACGCGAAAGCGCGCGGTAGAGGCGTGGAACGAAGGCAAGGCGAGGGTGAGCAGGGACGAATACCGCGGAAGGAGACGGAGAAGATGACCGAAACGACGCAAGAAACAATCAAAATCGCGCGGAGTTGGCTGGAAAACGAAGAGAAGTTCGGAGACCCAAACGCGCCGACGCCCGGCACGATGACAGCGCTGGCTGTGGTGGAGCTTGCGGAGAAGGTCAAAGGGCTGGAAGAAAAATACAGGTGGAGGAAATATCAAGACGAGCCACTGTCTACTGCGACGGGATATGTGCTGTTGTATTACAAAACATGCGAAGGTAATGAGATTTTTGTTATGGGCGATGCCAGAGAGGTAGAAGAGCAGTACGCCGGTGTGTGGGGGATAAGCGAAGATAGGCGAGTGTACAAACTGAGTATTTATTGGCATCCGCTGGACTTGCCGGAGGAGGCCGCGAAATGACGAACTTTGAACGCATCCGCATAATGACCACGGAGGAGATGGCAACTCTATTGGAATCAGAGGCTTGTCAGTGCTGCGCTTACTATAATCTCGCCCCTTGTAGTTTTAAGTCCTGCAAAGAGGGCATCAAGAAGTGGCTGGAACAAGAGGTGGAAAACTAATGACGAACCTCGAACACACAAAAGGGAAAAAGCACTTATTAGGTGAAACCCCATGCGAGACGTGCGCTTATAGGGGCACGTCTGACTGCGGAACGAAACTTTGCGAAGATGGAATCAATGAGTGGCTGGAAGGGAGGGTGCAGGACGATGAGCGAGTTGACTAAAGGGTTTGAAAAATACTTCCCGCTGCCGTGGGGCATATCGTTTTATGGGGACGGCGTTCACTACATCGACTCGAAAAACGGTAGCGGCTTCTGGATTATGGAGGACAGGGAGGGCGACGCTACAAAAAAGCAGGACACGGCAGAAGGGCGTGCCGCGATGGAATACATGGCGAAATGCGCGAACCTCATGCCGGAGGTCATAAAGGTATTGAAACAAGCACAAGACGGGATAAAAGAAGCGTGCAATTATCACTGTTACTACACTTGCCCTAGTTGCGATTGGTGTGAAGCGCAGTTGGCGGAAGAGCAAATAGGTGCCCTGCTCGCCAAGCTGGAAGGAGACGCGGAAACAAAATGATTGCATGTGCATATCTCATAGCGTGGGTAATCTCTGGCGCGTCCCTGCTAGCGCTTGCGATCTATAAGGACGCGAGTTGGGGCGTCTACTTTGCGATACTGCTGCTCATGCTTATAACGGGTTCAGTCAAAATCAACATAAAGTCTGGAGGCAAGGGAGATGCGAGAGATTAAATTCCGCGGCAAAGACGCAGAAAACGGCGAATGGGTATACGGAGACCTATGCACTCTGCGCGCGAAAGATGGTGAAGTCACTGTCAACCGCCTTTATAAGCATGAAGTATCTGGGCTACACGTTGTAATAAGCACTCCCGTTGACCCCACCACCGTAGGCCAGTACACGGGGCTGAAGGACAAGAACGGCGTAGAAGTCTACGAGGGCGACATACTGTCCCGCAACAATGCCCAGTTCCCAATGCGCGGCCCCGTTAAATACGAAAACGGCGGCTTTTACTTTCACGATGAAGAATCGGGATTTTGCCAATATCTGTTACCTGATATTGCAAAGCGGGGAGTGCTGAAAGAGTTAGAGGTCGTCGGCAACATACACGACGACGCGGGGCTGCTCAATAATTAGTAAATCGTTTATTCCACACAAACCATTTTGCGAACCGTAAAACGCGAAATACGAGTAGCAAAAAGTTCAGATAGAAAGGAGCTTATAATGCCAATTTTACGAGTCTTTCCCCGCCGAACGTCCTGCACACCGACGGACGACTACGCCGTTGTAGGCGACGTGCCGCTTTTCCTGCCGGACGACATAGACGAGGTTCACGTCAGCGTTACGTTTTCGTGGGATTTGCCCGAAGCAGAGCGTCTGGCGCGCGCCTACAGCCGGATTGCGCCGGTCAAGATAGGCGGCCCGGCGACGGGAATGCGCGGCGAGGATTTTACCCCCGGAATGTATCTCAAACGCGGATATGTAATCACATCGCGCGGATGCCCAAACCGTTGCTGGTTCTGCTCTGTTCCGACTCGTGAAGGGCCGCTGCGCGAGTTGACAGTTACCGAGGGGAATAATGTCTTAGACGATAACTTGCTCGCCTGCTCTGACGAACACGTCAAAGCGGTCTTTGCAATGCTTGAGCACCAACCGTCTGTGATGTTTACGGGCGGGCTTGAGGCTAAAAGGCTCAAGCCGTGGCATGTCGAGGCGTTTGAGCGCATCAAGGCGCAATCAGTGTTTTTCGCATACGACACGCCGGACGATCTTGACCCACTGCTCTATGCGCTTGAGCTTTGCCGCGCGTCTGCCTGGTATCACATACACAAAGTACGTTGCTATGTGCTCTGTGGCTATCCGGGAGACACAATCGACAAAGCGGATGCGCGTTGTATGACGGTACTGAAAAACGGAGCTACGCCTTTTGCAATGTTTTATCGCTCGCCGGATAAGCCAACACTCAAAACGCGGGATTGGACGCGATTCCAGACAACATGGACGCGCCCCGCGGCTATCAACGCCACAAGAAGGAGGCTGGGGATATGATTATCTGCCACTTTTGCGGAACCCCGCTCGACACCTGATGCGCCGATTACGTCGTTGTTGACGGCGCTGAAGTACCTTGCTGCGCGGAGTGCGCGGCGGAACACAAGGATAAGGGGGTTAATTAACAATGGTTGAATATAGAGTAACGCAGAAACAATTACGTGCGCTTGAGGACTTAGCGGATTTTATCAAACAGGCGGAAGCTTGTTTAGACGTTGAGACTGCATTTTTGAGATATATCGTTGATTGCATTTCAGAGCAGCCATTGGGAGGTGCGAGCAAATGAAAGAATACAGAGTGACGGAGAAACAGCTTGAATCACTAAAAAAACTATTTGAGGCGCTCAGCCTAAGAAACTGTGAACAGATATTGAACGAATTGCGTGGAGAGGGATTTATAGAGTATGACGATGTCGGCGAATTTCTGGACAGGCTATGTAACGACCTATTGGAAGAGAGTGCAGAGGAAATAGGGAACTACACCGAGGTAAAGCGCGAGTTGAAATACCTTATAGAGGACATCGAGGGGCAGGAAGTTGCGCACAAGAGACCAATGACGTTGCTCGAAGTGGTAGAAACATCATTCGTAAGGGTAGGAGGATGCCCCGGGGATGTTAGATTCAGCGATGCTTTTAGAAAAGCCGGATATAAACAGCCAAATGTTAGTTGTCCGCGGGACGCTGACGGAAATTGCTTGACCTGCTCCGACTGCTGGAAACGCCCCGCCGAGCCGCTGGAGGACGACCATGCCCGCTAAGCTCGAGTCGTGCCCGTTTTGCGGCAATGCCGAGCCGGAGGTCGTGATAACGCATAGCGAAGGTTGCGGTGACGTGAGATATAAAGTGTTCTGTTTTTCGTGCGGCGCGTCAGGAACAGTAACATTAAGCACCGAAGAAGCGGCTTATTCATGGAACAGGAGGGCGAACGATGAACGAGACAACTAGCACCACCCACGGCGGCACTGCCGCAGACGCGACGCACTACCAGACACTCGCACAGCAGCCCATAGAGATAATGCAGCGGCTGATGACAAAAGAGCAGTTCCTCGGCTTTTGCCACGGTAACGTAGTCAAATATGCGCTCAGATGTGGGCATAAAGACGACCCCGCGAAAGAGATGGAGAAGGTCAGGCAGTACGCGGATTGGTACGTCAGTGCCGCGCGTGGCGAGACGATAGACCCGATGAAGAAGGCGCAAGTTGAAACGATTGGGCCGGGCTGCTATCTGTATGCCGCCCCAAAAGCACATGGGACGGAGAAATCCGCAGAAGCACCCTCACCCGACCCCGAGCAGAAATCATGGATTGACTGCGTAAAAGAATTCAACAAAGCCTACGACGTTCCGACTCTTCCCGGCCCGGCGCTCAGGTATGTTGAATACCTCGACACTCTTGCTACGCAGGCAGAACTTATAAATGAAGAGATTAACGAACTGAACGTTGCTTTTGACGACTGGATGGGAGGGGGAGACGCTAAGGTAGCAATCCTCGACGCCATCTGCGACAGCATCTATGTCCTAATCGGCCTCGCCCTCAAAATGGGCTTCAACCTCGATGCCGCGTTCAGAGAAGTCCACCGCTCAAACATGAGTAAGCTGGGCGAGGACGGTAAGCCTATCAAGCGGGACGACGGAAAAGTGTTGAAAGGCCCGAACTTCACGCCGCCCAACCTTGAACCGTATATCTAACGAATAAGAAAAGGAGAAGATGCAGAGATGAAAACAGTAATTATCAGCGGTCCACACTTCGTGACGGAAGCACTCTTCGGCATAGGGTTAAGCTACGGGCTTACGTCGTGCATTGAAAACGTGAAAGACCTTGAGCGCGCCGAGTGCTACGACCGGCTTATGCAGATAGCCCGCGGACTCGCACACAAAACAGGCGGCGGACACAACAAGTTTCTTGAGACGATAACGCTCACGCTTGACGTGAAGGCTCCGCGCTACTGGTGGCAAGAGTTCGACACATACCGTGTCGGCGTGACGAAGCAGAGCGAAAGCACCATGCACACGATTATGGCGCGCGAGCTTGAACCCTCAGACTTCGAGCGTGGGGCACGAGCCGATATGCTTCGCGTGCTGAACTTGACGCGCAGTGTTTATGTCAACGAGGCGAACGAGAAAGAGAAGCAAAGGCTCTTTCTTGACCTTAAAAACGACCTTCCCGAAGGCTTTCTCCAGCGTCGTATAGTCTGTCTCAATGCGAAGACCCTGCAAAACATGTACACACAGCGCAAAAATCACCGTCTGCCGGAGTGGCACGGCTTTTTCGACGCCATCAAAGAGCAGATGCGTGGACGGGAGTACGGCGAGTTTGTGAGCTTCTGCGTGTTCGGAGGCGCGGACAAATGCGCCTAAGAATTACATACACCTATTGGGACGCAAACGGGCGCGAGTACTTCGTCCAGCGCGCGCCCGTCAGTGGATATGGCGTCTACTCCGCTATCGGACGGCGGACGCCTAAGCCGGAGGTGACGGAGACTTTCGACACGGCAGAAGAAGCACAGGCGCGGCTCGACCAGCTCGCGATGGAGCTAAAACTATGCGCTGCGTAGAGTGCCGGTACTTTCACCGTCTCGACCTGCACACGTCGCCCGCGCGCGTCGTATGTGCTAAAAGCGTTTTAGTCGGCAACGATGTAGACGTGCGGCGCGGTTGCGGGATTGGAAAACTTAAGTCAAGGGGTGCTGCGGTCTGGAAGCCGGGCGGCGGCACGTCGTGGAACAGAGCATAAGGAGGAATCATGATGTTAGAAATTACGCCGGAACTAATAGAAGTTGTAAATAGCACAACTCTTAGGTTGAGAAAGGCCATTCGCTTAGATAAAGAGCTTTTAACGAAGGAAGAATATGAAGAGTACGCCCCAATTTTAATAGAGCTTGTCGATGTGCTTGTACTTTGTTCGATGGCCAAATTTGTCCGCGGAGAAACAAAATGAGCAGAGATTTTAACAAAGTCATTTTGACGGGGCGGCTCGCGAGAGACCCGGACGTGCGGACTACGCAGGGAGGGCAAAAGAACGCGCGCATATCGCTGGCGTGCGGGCGCGAGCGGAAGGACAAGACAACTGGAGAGAAAAAAGCCGAGGCGGAGTTTCACCCCGTCATGGCGTGGGGGTTCGCGGCGGATCTGCTCGAAAAGTACTGCCGCAAGGGCAAGCTGATACTTGTAGAGGGACGACTGCACTCTTACGACTACACAGACAAAAACAACGTGCGTAAATGGGTAACAGAGGTTGTCGCGGACAATATCATTCTTATGCCGGACAGCAAAAACAACGGGCAGGCGGCTGGGGCTTCGGCCTCTTCCACGCCAGCACCAGCACCCGCGGCTCAGTATTACCCGGGCGGCTCTGATGCGACATCGCTGCGCGGTGAGATGGGCTTCGAGGATGAGTTCGATTCGTTCCCACTAGATTTTTCTGAAATACATGGAGGCGATAGCGATGTGTCTATCCCATTCTGATAAGGTAAACAAAGCACAATTTAGGCATAAGCAACAACGACATGGTTGTGCAAACGGCAAGGATGGATATATACGCTTATATCAAATATGGCTCAGCATGCGAAATCGGTGCGATAGTCCTAATAACAAATGTTACTCAAACTATGGCGGTCGTGGAATCAAAATGTGCGATGAGTGGAAAAGCTATTTGAATTTTAAGGCATGGTCGTTATCTCATGGCTATGCCAACAACTTAACTCTAGACCGTATTGATACAGACGGTGGTTATTGTCCTTCCAATTGTCGTTTTCTCCCGATGTCTGAGAACCAAAAACGACGAACGATGAATACGTACATTCTCTGTGAAGGAAAGGTCTACACTCTAGCTTCGCTAGCACGCCTCTTGGGAATAAAAGAAAAATATTTATATGTTCGAGTTCGCAGACGAGGCATAAAACGAATTTTAGAAGAGCTTAAACTTCAACATGGCAAAACGTTAGAGCTCACGACTCTACGAGAAGTTGAGCACAACGGCTGGGCCGTCGTGTAAGTAATGGGATGAAATGGGCACCATGTCCCGCCTACCCTGCATTAAAGGCTGCATTTACTTCCGAGGCATTGACGAGCGCCGCAAGGCAATCTGCGCCAGTCCGCATGTGCCGAAGCCACAGAACATAGACCCTGATGTCGGCTGCTGGTGGGGCGAGCGCGCCCCTGTTGAAAGGAGGACGGATGATGAGGATAAGGCGCAAGGCATTCTCTTTTGACAGAGACGGATATGTTCCAACGGAGCACGAAGAGCAGGCGCAGCTAATCCGCATGGTAAACGCGGCGTTCCCGCGCGATGTGGCGGCTCTGCTTTGGGCTATCCCAAACGGCGGCGGACGGCACATCAAAACGGCGGTAGACCTCAAGCGCGAGGGCGTCCGCGCGGGCGTGCCAGACTTGATGTTCGCCTACCCTCACAAGGGGTACGCCGGGCTTTTCATCGAGATGAAGCGCCGGAAGGGCGGGCGCATCAGTGAAGAGCAGAAACGATATATCGAGCTTCTACGAGCGCAGAGCTACGCCGTCGTCGTCTGCAAAGGCTGCGACGAAGCTTTCCGCGCGATAACGTCTTACTTGGGGAGGGATGCGGCATGACAAAAGAGATAAACAGGCTTGTGCTTACGGTTTTAATTGGGCTGACGTGTCCGTTGGTGCTGCCGATGATGGAGGATTTACGCAATGACTGATAACACCGCAGCCGTACTAATGCTTGCTGCACTTTTTGCGCTGTGTGGGTTCGTCTGCTGGCTTCACGCGCGATACCCGCGGTCGAGCGGCGAGCGTGAAAGCAGCGTCTACAAGTGGACGATAACGCAGGCCCAACCCGGGCGTATCGCGCCGAACGGCAACATCGAGTGTGCGCCAACGCGCAAGCCGAAGCCGGTTAAACCACCGCAGCCGAACCGCAGGAAGAAAAAGAAAGCGAGAAAATGACGCTCGTGATTTATTACATTGGCGTTGCTACGTGTATCGGTGGCGGCGCGTTGCTCGCAGCAATCAGCATATATACGGGCGTGGCTGTGGCAGTGTGGAGCATAGCCGAGCCTATCGGTACTATGGGTACTTTAAGCGGCTTCGGGTTACATTTAGAGCAATTCCCGAAGACGAGGCCCAAGATAAGCCCAAGATAAGGCCCAAGACATAAAAATCTCCCCGCCGCCGGGGCAAACGGCTAACGGGGAACTCCAGTAAAGGTGATATGCGCGTACAGATATTATACATCATGGAGGTACGCGCATACATGGGCAGGAAGAAAAAGCTTCTCATACTCCAAACGAAAGTCATTAAAATAATGGATATAATCTCGCTCATGCTCGACTGCCATCCGGTCGGCTATCTTGTCCTGTGCGGACGCGAAGAGTGGCCGAGCGATGAAGACATCGCGGAAATGCTGCGCCTCCGAAACGGTTCAAGCGAGCCCGTCCATGTGCAGGGCGGGCCGGAAATCCCGGAGGCGCAGCGCCGCGTCGAAGCGATAGAGGGCGCGCGGCGGTACATGTCGGCGCTCGACCGCTACGGCGGCACGCATGCACTCATCTCCGCGGTCAACGACTACCGCCGCCACGATCCGCAGCGGTGCGAGTTGCTGAAACGCATCGGTATGGCTGGGATGCCCGGAGCGAAAAGCCTTGAAGCCCTTGCTGGGGAGTATTGCATGGACATGAAAACGCTGTACGCGAACAGGCGCGAGGCGGTCAAGGACATCGCGATGATGGTCGTGTACGGCGGGGAAGATTTTGAGCTGGCTGGGTAAAGCGCATCTTGACACGTATAAAAACACGTATTATAATTATAAACAACAAGGGGAGCTGATTCAATGAAGAGTTGGTCTTCACGAGAAGTGATAAAGGTACTTAAAAAAGACGGATGGGTTCAGGTGAGGTCAGAAAGCACACACAAGCAATTCCGTCACCCAACGAAAAAGGGGACAGTTACGGTGCCTCACCCTAAAAAAGACCTACCGTATGGGACAGTAAAAAGTATCTTTACACAAGCGGGGATTAAATTTTAATCCCCTTTATCTCCCCAACATGGAAAGGAGAATGCACAAAATGGCAAAAGATAATTATATCTATCCTGCAATATTAGATTACGCGGATGACGGAATAACGATCACTTTCCCCGATTTGCCGGGGTGCGTATCGTGCGCGAAAAATGACGAGGAAGCCTATTTTATGGCGCGTGACGCGATGCGTGGCTGGCTGCTCGTCTCCGAGGAATACGGCGACGAGATAAAAGAGCCTACGCCGCTAAAGGACGTGGCTCTGGAAAGTAACCAGCGTGCTATGCTTGTCGATGTCAATCTTGCGTTTTACCGAGAGCCGCACCGCAATAGAGCCGTGAAGAAAACGTTAACAATCCCCGCGTGGCTGAATGAGCTTGCGGAGAAGGAGAACGTCAATTTTTCGTATGTTTTGCAAAACGCATTGAGACAACAGCTCAACGTATAAGAAGGGCCGCCCACGAAGGGGCGGCTTTTTTATTGTCTGCGTCTAGCTTTTATCATATCGTTAACGTCACCGATATGATAAGAAAAAAATATCGCTCCAGGTTTTTCTCCCTAAAATGCTCCAGAAAAACCTCCATAAAACGCTCCATAAAAACCTCCCTGAAAGTCTCCCTAAAAAATCTGGAAAAAGCCGATACACTAGTATCATCGAATTTCGACGATGAGACCTAAGAACACGGCGCGCCACGCCCCGCGGTCTGGCAGCAGAGGAAGAGATTGCTTCCCGCCATTCCGCGGGGTATCATTTTCGTGACCTCACGAAAATGGTAGAGGTTGACATAGCACACAGACGAACCCCGCACGCGGAGGCACGCGAAAGCGACCAAAGCGAGGCGGGGTAATTTTATGGGGGTGCTAAAGTGGATATTAAAAAGGTTAAACTGTCGGAGTTAAAACCCGACAAAAAGAACGCGCGTAAGCACGACAAGCGCAACATTGAAGAAATTAAGAGAAGCCTACAGAAGAATCCTCAGTACCGTCCCTTTGTTGTGCAGAAAAGCACTGGGCGCATCCTTGTTGGGAACGGTATGTATCAGGCGATGAAGGAACTCGGCATCACCGAAGGCTGGGTCGAGTATCGAGACCTTAACGATGAAGACGCGACTGTGCTCGCACTCTCAGACAACCGGACGGCGGAGTTAGCCGACTGGGACACGGCGGTGCTCAAAAATCTATTGGAAGAAATGGGGCCGGATATAGATGTCCCAGGCTGGGATACGAGTGAAATTGAAGGGTTATTTAGCTTACCATCTGATGGCGTACGAACTGAAATCATAGAGGATGAAGCACCTGAACCGCAATCTGACACAGTATCGCAGCTGGGTGATGTATGGCTTCTCGGGCAGCACCGACTTATGTGCGGAGACAGCACAAAAGAGGGTGATGTGGCGGTATTGATGGGCGGGGCTATGGCAGACATGGTTTTTACAGACCCGCCGTACAATGTTGATTACTCGTCGAAAAACACATACCTGAATGCGGTTGCCCCTGGCAATCGCATTCAAACACCGATAGAAAATGACAATTATGCTGATGACGGCGAAATTGCAGAAAAGATATGGGGACCAGCGTTTGCAAATATGAGGGCATATGCCGCGCCGCATTGCTCTATTTACTGCACTATGCCGCAAGGTGGCGCACACATGATGATGATGATGATGATGGCTTCCGCCCATTGGCAGGTAAAGCATGAGCTGATATGGCTAAAAAATAATCATGTGCTTGGACGTGCCGATTACTTGTATAAACACGAACCTATTTTATTTGGCTGGGCAGAAAAGCATTGTTTTTACGGCAAAGGCGAATTTACAAAAAGCGTTTGGGAAATACCGAAACCGCAAAAAAGCGACTTGCATCCTACAATGAAACCTGTCAGCTTAATTGTCAACGCTTTATTGAACTCTTCGCAAGTTGGTGAGTTTGTTCTTGACCTTTTCGGCGGCTCAGGTTCAACACTCATAGCCTGCGAGCAGACTGGACGTGTATGCTACATGATGGAGCTGTCCCCGCATTACGTCGATGTTATCATTCGTCGCTGGCAGGCACTGACTGGTGGCAAAGCGATACATGAGAAAACAGGTGAGATATTTCCGGGATAGACGTAGAAAGGCGGTGATTTTATGCCGCGAGGCAACCCTGAAAATTTAGTGTCTAACAGCGATAGAACCCCGGAAGAACGCCGCAAGAACGCGCAAAAAGCGGGGCGCGCGTCGGGCAGAAAACGCCGTAAAATTAAGGCCGCTAAAGAGTACATGAAGATGCTTATCGGACTGCCCCTTGATGCTTCGCAGCGGAACCTCGCGAAATATATGTCGGAGGCAGGAATCGACGAGCAAGACCAGAATCAACTCTCTCTCATGCTGATGAGTCTTATGAAGCAGGCACAGAAGGGGAACATCAAGAGCGCGGAGCTTGTGCTGCAGCTTGTCGGCGAAATGCCAGCTAGCAAGACGGAAATAACCGGCGCGGACGGGGCTCCGCTAATCCCCGAGCGACCGCCGCTCTACGACCTCTCTAAACTGTCGCATGAAGAACTTACGTCTCTTGCTCGTGACGCATTCAAGGAGGACAAAGGCGGCGAGGAAAATTGAGCCGCGCCGCACAGCCAAAGTTAGACCGGGAGACCTTGCGCCGCAGCATTGCGGCTAACTCCATGTCCGGCTTCGTCCGCTATACATATCCGTCATATCTCATGGGCTGGTGCCACGAAGAGATATGCTTGCGGCTGGATAGGTTTCTCGACGATGTGCGGGCGCGGCGCTCTCCGCGCCTCATTATCTGTATGCCGCCGCGCTCTGGAAAGTCAGAACTGGCCTCGCGCCGCTTCCCGGCCTATGCGTTCGGACGCGAGCCGAACATCAGCGTTATAGCGGCGTCCTACTCGGCGGACTTGGCGTCGCGTATAAACCGCGACGTGCAGCGCATAATGGACGATGCTCCATACTTAAGCATCTTCTCTGACACGCGACTCCCAGGGGCTAACGCGAGGACGGGGCGCAGCGGCTACGTCCGCAACAATGACATATTCGAGATAGTCGGCCACAACGGCAGTTATCGCAGCGCGGGCGTCGGCGGCGGCATTAACGGAATGGGCGCTGACATTATGATAATCGACGACCCTTTCAAATCGCGCGCCGAGGCGGACAGCCCGACGATACGGGAAAAGATATGGGACTGGTACACCTCGACGTTTTACACGCGCCTCGCGCCCGGCGGCGGCATACTCGTCATAGCCACGCGCTGGCACATGGACGACCTTACGGGACGGCTTATCGAGGCCGCGAAGACAGGCGAGGGCGACCAGTGGGAGATAGTGGACTATCCCGCCATAGCGACGTGCGACGAAGCGCACCGCAAGAAGGGCGAGGCTCTTCACCCAGAGCGCTACCCGCTCGATCAGCTTATGCGCATCAAGGCCGCCATAGGCACGCGCGACTGGGAGGCGCTGTATCAGCAGCACCCGACAGTCGAGGGCGGCGCGGTGTTCCGCACTGAGTGGCTGAGGCTGTATAACCCGGCGGATCTGCCGCAGAGCTTCGACGAAACGATTATCTCATGGGATATGACCTTCAAAGAGGGCGACGACAAGGACTTCGTTGTCGGGCAGGTCTGGGCGCGCAAGGACGCGCGCTATTTCCTTCTCGACCAGGTGCGGCGGCAGATGGATTTTGTCGCCACTATGGAGGCGTTTGTCGCGTTGTCGCAGAAATACCCGCGCGCGCTAAAGAAGCTCGTTGAGGACAAGGCCAACGGCCCGGCGGTGATAAGCGCGCTCAAGTCTCACGTGCCGGGAATCGTGCCTATAGAGCCGGACGGTTCAAAGACGGCGCGGGCTTACGCGGTCACGCCGCTTTTCGAGGCTGGGAACGTATATATCCCCAATCCGTCATGGTGCCAGTGGGCGCGCGAGTATATAGACGAGCTGACGCAGTTCCCGACGGCTGCGCACGACGACCAGGTTGACGCTACGACGCAGGCGCTGAGGCAGTTCACGGCGCGCCCGTCTATCCGCATTAACCCCTCGATACTACAGCCGCGCGGACTATACAGGAGGTAAGGCATGAGCCGAAAACAACGAAAACCAAAGGCGGCATACCGAACGCCGTCGATGAAGATAGCCGCGGAGGCTTTGTCGTCTCGCGGCGCGGGCGCGGGCGTTCTCACCCCCGGCGCAATCCGCGCCATGTTTCAGCCGTGCGAGACGCTGGGCTTCCGCGGTGCCGATAACGCCAGGATTGCGCAGGGCGCGGCGCTCGACTCCGCAGGCGTGTACAACCTTTTGCAACACACGCTCTGCAACGGGATGCTCGCCTACGCGTCGCAGTTTGTGGGCTACGGCGTGCTGTCCAATCTCACGCAGGACGGGCTTATCCGCTCCGGCGTCGAGATGCGTGCCGACGAAATGACGCGCAAGTGGATAGAGCTGACGTACAACGGCAAAGACCCGGCGGCGCAGAAAGAGCAGGAGCAGGAAATAGACGGCGGGCTTAACGGCTCGCCTTTTTTGTCGGGCGGCGTTGTCCCGGTAACGCCGGAGGCAGAGGGCGACAGCATTATCCAGACGCTCAACGGCGAGATGGAGGCGTTCGGGCTGAGGCGGCTGTTCCGCGAGGCCGCCGCGATGAGCGGCTACTTCGGCGGCTGTCTGGCTTACATTGACGTGGGCGACCTGACCGACGAAGACCTCAAAACCCCGCTGCGTCTTGACGCCGACACGTTCTCGCAGGGCTCGCTGCGCGGCTTCCGTCTCGTCGAGCCGTTCAACATCGCGCCTGGCTTCTACAACGCGAGCAACCCGGTCTCTGCGAGTTACTTCCGGCCTGAGACGTGGTACGTGCTTGGCACGGAGATACACGCCTCGCGCTTCCTGTATTTCACCGAGAACCGCCCGCCGACGCTGCTGCTCCCGTCGTACAACTTCTTCGGCATCCCACTGGCGCAGATTGTGCTCGACGCGGTCACGCACTTCACGAGCTGCCGCGAGGCAGAAGCGAGGCTGCTTACCAAGTTCAGCCTGACCGTCCTCAAGACGGATATGCAGGCGGTGCTTGCAGGCGGCGCGAGCGGAGAGATTGACAAGCGCATAAGGTACTTCGTCCAGATGTGCGATAACGACGGCGTGGCGCTCATAGACAAGGACATGGAAGACATGATAAAGCTCGAAACTCCGCTCTCGGGCGTTACAGACATCGTGCGGCAGGCGATGGAGATAGTCGCGGCGATGTTCGGAGAGCCGGTCGTCAAGCTCTGGGGCGTCACCCCCGGTGGGCTAAACGCCACAGGCGACGCGGATATGCAGAACCATTACGACCATATCAACAGCATACAGGAGAAGATATTCCGTGAGCCGCTGAAACACGCGCTGGACATCTTACAGCTCAACAAGTTCGGCGTTATCGACGACGCTCTGACCTTCACCTTCCCGCCGCTCGGGGACGACGACGACAAGGCTGTAGCGGACACGCAGCTCGTCAAGGCCAACACTGCGGCGACGCTCTTCGACCGCGGCATCGTGAGCGGCGAGGAAGTACGCAAGGCGCTCGCGGAAGACCCGAAGAGCCAGTTTACAAACATAGACCCGGGCGCGGAAGTGCCGGAGCCAGACCTCGCGCTCCCGATGGAGGGCGCGCAGGAGCCCGGGCGCTCAGACCTTGACGACCGCGACTTCGCCGGACAGGTCTACTAGAAGGAGCGGAGATGGCTGTTAAAAGGACGCTGAGGGCGGTACGTCCGGCTGCCGCGCTCGAGCGCGAGTACCGCGAGAAGCTGGACAAGCTTATAGACGACATGCAGCGCTCGGTCATCTGGTGGATGCGCGCTGCTTACCGCAGGCGCGAAAACCAGATAACGCAGGACGCGGGCCCGGCGCGCGACTTGTCGCAGGAGCTGCAGAGCGTCATGCGCGACTGGCTCAAAAAGTACAACGAGGCCGCTGAGACGCTCGCACAGTGGTTCGCGGATAAGAACTCGCAGCACGTGCGCAACTCCACGCGCGAGGCATTCAAGGCGGCGGGGATAGCCGAGCTGTTCACGGTCAAATTCCGCTACATGAGCCGCCACGAGCGCGACGTGCTGCAGTCTATCATCATTGAGAACGTCAATCTGATAAAGTCCATACCTCAGCACTATTTTACGGAGGTGCAGGGGCTTGTGCAGCGGTGCGTGCAGAACGGGCGAGACCTCGGCTATCTGACGGACGAGCTCGGCAAGCGCTACCAGATAACGCGCCGCCGCGCTGCAATGATAGCGCGCGACCAGACAAACAAGGCGACGGAGAACCTGTCCCGCGCGCGTATGCAGAGCCTCGGGATAACGAAAGGCATCTGGATACACACCAGCGCCGGGAAGACGTACCGGCATACGCACGTGGAGATGAACGGCAAGGAGTTCGACCTCTCCAAAGGCATGTACGACAGCGCGGTGGGGCGCGAGGTGTTCCCGGGGGAGCTGGTGAACTGCTTCCCAGGCAATTCAAAGTTGTATGGACTTCCGTTCGTAGAAAAGCTGTACAGGCGTTTTTACAGAGGCGAACTGACCGAGCTCGTTACGATAAACGGTGTAGTCCTTAGAGTAACACCGAATCATCCAATACTCACTCTTGAAGGGTGGAAGGCTGCCGGCCTCGTTGATTGCGGAGATTATATTTTCCAGATAGGCGCTAAGGACAGATACGTCAGAGAACTCAATCGTTATGGGGCTATACCCACATTCGAGAATTTTTTTGAGGCGTTTGTTGGACATGGTGCTTCTGCCTCGATATTTGGTTGTGCCGAGTGTGACTTCCACGGCGACGTGTCCGATGGCGAAATCGACGTTATAGATGTCAATAGCTTTTTGACGGACAAAACGAAAACCTCTTTGTTCAAGAAAGGACGCGAGTTCGGTTTCACCAGGTCCGAAGTGAGAGGCATTGCCGGTGTCCTCTCGGGAGGATGCGTAATGACATCGTTGGCTATGGGGCATTTCTCCGCGACGAGCTTCACGGGCAGCGTGAGTAAGCGCTTGTCTGTATTCCTCGGTAGTCTCACGATAGCGGAGCTTGTTTGCCTCTTTTCCATTTCTCGGGGTAATCCCAGCTCGCAGAATGCGACGACGAATGACATTGCGGGAACACCCAAAATGGCGGGCAATTTCCAGCTCGCTTACGCCGGACTTGTACATGGATATGACCTCATCTTCGGGGACAAGTGTTCTATCATCGGTTCGTCGGTTTCGTGGAATGGTGAATCCACGCTTCCTAACATGAATGGAGAGGTTGTCGGGGCAGACCCCCAGCTCTTCAGCAACCGTTTTAAGCATCTTACCTTCGGAGAGACGTTTTACCGCGTCGTTGATAAGCGCGTCAGTGAATTTTCTGGGCATGTTTATAACCTCCAGACTTCGCTAGGTTGGTATATCGCAGACCATACCGTTGCGCATAATTGCCGTTGTACTTATAAACCTATTATATCATAGTGATTAGCTAGTAAGGCAACGCACGGAAACACACAAAGGAGTGATTGCATGATACGGGACAGACCCCGCAGCGACCGCATTGCGTTCGACGCCGCGGCTAGCCGCCGTCATAAGGACGACAACGGCTATCTGCACGTGGACGCGTCGAACATCACCAAGGAGCAGGTCGCGCCGTACTACGGCAATGAAATCCCCGACTGGCAGGGGCTGGGGCTCGAGCCTGGACGGCTCTACTACATGTACCGCCCCGCGGACGAGCTGGCGAAGGCTGCGGACAGCTTTAACGGGATGCCGCTGCTTTTCGAGCATCATCAGACTAACGCCGCGTGCCCCGCTAAGGAGTATGTCATAGGCAGTCTCGGCACCGACGCGGAGTTCCGCTCGCCTTACGTCGTCAACTCACTGATTATCACGGACGGCGAGGCGATAGACGCGATAGAGCGTGGGGACTACAAGGAGCTTTCCGCCGCTTATAAGTACACGCCCGTCATGCAGGGCGGCATCTTCGGCGGCGAGCATTACGACGGACGCATGACGGACATCAGGGCCAATCACGTCGCGCTAGTCAAAGAGGGGCGCGCGGGGCCGGACGTTGCCGTCGCGGACGCGAAACCTAAATCACTGGGGGCGCTGGCCCCTCAAAGGAGGACGCAAAAAGAGATGAAAAAAACGACCAAGAAGGGCGTGCTTGCCTTCGACGCAGTGCCCGCGATAGAGGGCATGGAAGTCAATCTCGCCGCAATGATGAAGGCCGTGCAGGTTGTGGAAGCGCAGCGCGAGGGGCTTGACCCGCGCACAATCAACCTCGACATAGACGCGGGGGCAAGCATAGACGAGATCGTCGCCAAGTTCTTCCCCGAAGCGGACGAGGACGCGAAGGCCGGGATAGCGGCGATGCTCGAAGAGCTTAAATCCGCGCCCGCCACGGACACGGACGTTATTACCCCGGCAAAGGACGACGAGAAGGGCAGCCGCGAGTTCGCGGAGGGCGTCAAATACGGTGAAGAGCTTGAACGCGACCCGGAAGAGCGCCGGAAACTTGACCGCGAACACGAATCCGAAGGGATGCGCCGCGCTATGGACGAATGCGGCGTGGACGCGGACGACCCCGGAAGCTCCAAGGCCTTCGCTGAGGGCGTTAAGTACGGCGAGAACCTTATGCGCAACCGTGCGGAGCGTGAAAAGCTTGACCGCGAGCACGAGTCGGAAGGAATGAAGCGCGAACTGGAACACCAGCGCGAGGCGATGGACGCGGCTATCAAGAAAGCTAAAGAACAGGTCGCCGCGGACACGAAAGCCCACATCAAGGCGCTTTACGCGGCCGCCAACGACTGCCGCCCAGTGCTCGGGATACTCGCCGACCCGATGGCGTTCGACAGCGCTGACGACATATACCGCAAGGCCCTGACGGCGGCAGGCGTAGATGTGCGCAACGTCCACCCGTCCGCGTTCCCGCAGATGCTTAAACTCGTGCGCGGCAACAAGAATAGGGCGGCGGGAGCCCCGCAGATGGCTAACGACTCCGCGGGCGGCGACTTCCTCAAAGGCGCGTTTGACGGGCTCGCGCGAATCCAGAAGTAAGGAGGCTGTGAACTATGGCACTACAGAAATCGGTAAATCTTTATCAGGCTGCGGCGGTGCAGGGGGATAGGGCTTCGCAGAACCCGTTCGTCTACACTCCGCAGAACTACACCGCAGGGGCGGACATCACTGTCGGCTCGTTCGTCTGGGAGTCCGCCGAGGCTACAGACCCGAAGCAGGTACTCAACACCGGTACGGGCGCTCCGCTCGGTTTCGTCGAGCGCATTCTGGCGGTCTATAACTACGACCTGACCTCGGAAGGCACGCTGATAATCCCCAAAGGCCAGAACGTGACCGCCGTCGCGCTTCGTGGCGACTTCTATATTCCGGCAAATACGACAGTAACCGTCGGCATGGCGGTCTTCGCAAACACGACTACCGGCGCGGCCACTTTCGCGGAAGCGGGCAGCTCGCAGAGCGGCGCGGTCGAAACGTCGTGGCGCGCTATGACTGCAGGCAATGAGGGCGACATGATAATCATTTCCAACGAGGCCCCGGTTGTAGCTTCTTCCGGCGGCAGTTCGCCAGACCTCAGCTCTTACGCCAAGGCCGACCTCTCCAACGTGACTGGACAGCTCCCGATAGCCAACGGCGGCACCGGCGTGACCGCGGTAGGTACGGCGGGGCAGGTGCTTACCGTCAACAGCGGCGCGGACGGCACGGAGTGGACGACCCCGACCGGAGCATAACGAGAGACAAGGAGTGATAACGATATGATTAACGTTTCCTTTGAGGCCGCCCGCGAGGGCGGTTTTATTTTCCCGCAGGCGCGCGCGTGGATGAACATCAAAGACCACGCCTATATGGAGCAGCTCGCACAGGACGCGGCGCTCATCACCACGCCGAACACCGCCGTCCCTGCTGAAATCCTCGCCTATATTGACCCGATGGTCGTCGAGATTCTGACCGCCCCGAGGAACGCGAAGAAGATATTCCCCGAAGTCAAGAAAGGCGACTGGACGACCCCGTACTTCAAGTTCCGCGTGCAGGAGTACACGGGCGTGACGACGCCGTACAGCGACTATGCCGACGGCGGCGTTGCCGGAGTCAACGAGAACTGGCCGTCCCGCGAGCAGTATATATTCCAGACGACCATCAAGTACGGCGACCTCGAGTCCGACATGGCCTCCGTCGCGAAGATGAATCTCGCTTCGGAGAAACAGAAGGCGGCGGCGCGTATTATCGAGATAGACTCTAACCGTTTCTATCTCTTCGGCGTGCAGGGACGCGAAATATACGGACTGCTCAACGACCCGAACCTCAACGCCTCGATAACGGCGGGCACAGCCGCAACCGGCGGCGGCACGGAGTGGGCGGACAAGACCGCCGACGAGATATATAACGACGTGCTCGCGCTCGCGGCCTCGCTGCGTCAGAACTCGCAGGGCAACATCACCGAGGACACGCCGCTCGTGCTCGTACTCTCGCCGCAGAGCAATTCCCAGCTCGGCAAGATTAACCAGTTCGGGCTCTCCGTCCGCCAGATGCTCAAGAACGAGTACGGGGACAGGCTCGACTTCGTAGAGCTGCCGGAACTCTACAACGCGACGAGCGGCAACACGATAATGCTCATCGCGAAGGAAATCCTCGGTATACCGACGGCGCAGCTCGCTTTCGGCGAGAAGTACCGCGCGCTCCCGGTCGTCCGCGAGCTGTCCAGCTACAAGCAGAAGGTCACGGCGACGACCTACGGCGCGATAGTCTATTACCCGTTCGCGATAGCGACGATGGAAGGGCTCTAATAGAGCCTTGATACAACAGGGGGTGCGCACACTATGGCAACGGTAAAACGAAAAACATCAGCGGCAAAAATAAACACGACATCCTCAATCACCTCCCCTCCTTCTGTTGAGGCGGCAGAGCCTAAAAACTCCGCCGCCTCTTTTATTTCCGCACCGTCGCGGAAATATCAGGGGCGCGTGACCGTGTTTTACAACTCGCCGCGCAGCATCATCTTCTCTGTGCTCGACTCTCACGGCGTCGAGCAGAAGCTGCTCATCAACGGCAACGCGACGAACCTGCGCGGGCTGCCGAAGGGCATACTGCCCGCGGCGGGGACTTTCGGGCGCACGCCGGACGTGGACGGAGGGCTATGGGAGGCCGTCGAGACGAAATACGCGAAGATGCCAGCTTTCCGCAACGGGCTGATTTTCGCGGTCTCGACCGAAGACGCGGCGAAGTCTGAGCTCAACGACAGGCGCGGGCTGCGCAACGGCTACGAGCCTATAGACCCGAAACGCGCGCGCACTGAGCCCAAGACCGACGACTAAGAAAGGAGGCGCGCCGCATGGCTGTTATCTCTTTCGACATCGCGGCGTTTCGCGCCGCCTATCCGCAGTTTGCGGACATATCGGACGAGCAGCTTCAAGGCTTCTGGGATGTAGCCTGCATTATCAGCGGGCTTAACCGCGACGGCTCCGTAATCAGCGACCTCGACGCGCGTCAGGTCATACTCTTCATGCTCGTCTGCCACCTCGCGACGCTCTATCAGCGCGGGGCGGTAGTCGGGCCGCTCACGAGCGCGACCGAGGGCAGCGTGTCCTCCGGCTTCGCCGCACCGCCGTACACGCTCCAAAACTGGTGGTACTTGCAGACCCCTTGCGGGGCTGCGTACTGGGAGGCCATGAGGCCGTACAGAGTGGGGGTGCGTTACTATGCCTACAAAGGTTGTTAAAGTCACGGGCGGCGAGAAGTATAAAGCGCTGCTCGCGAAGATAGCCGCGCAGAAGGTCGGCGTTAAAGTCGGGATATTGCAGGGCTCGACGACGACGGAGGGGCAGTCTATAGTCCAGTACGCCGCCGCCCATGAGTTCGGCATGACTATCCCAATCCCAGAGCATACGCAGCTCATGCCTTTCCGTGAGGATAAAAAAACGGGCAAGCTGAAAATGGTAAAGCGTAAAAAGGCGACTATCTTACTTGAAGGACACGTAAAAAAATCGTCATTTACAATGCCGACACGCCCGTTCTTGCGGCAAACGGTCGAACACCGCCAGGAGGAATGGTGCAAGGAGCTTGCGCAGATGTTAAAGGGAGAAATCACCAAGGGAACGGCAAAACCCGCGATGCACAAAATCGGCGAGGCAATGAAAGCCGACGTTAAGAGGGAAATTGAATCCGGCAACTTTAAGGCATTAAAGCCCGCAACTATCAAGGCCAAACTCAAGAGGGGCAAAACCTCCAACCCTGAACACCCGCTCATTGACACGGGCCAAATGATGGAAGCCGTCGATTACGAGGTAGTCGAAGGATGAGCGGCGGCCTCAACCTCCACAACATCGTGCGCGGCGCAATAACGGCGGTACACCCGGACGAGACGGTGACTCTCTACCAGTCTACAGGACAGGTCAACAGCTACGGAGTTGTAACTGCACAATACGCCGCACCGCAGACGGTCAAAGCACAGGTGCAGAGCGCTAACAACGCAGACCTTGAGCTTGTCGAGCGGACGAGCCAAAACACCGTCATTATGCGGTTCTATCTCTACGCGAGCGCGGCAATGCCGCCCGCTCCGATAGATCGCCCGTTCGCACGAAACGGCGACATGATAAAGCGCGCTGACGGTACATGGTGGCTCGTGACCGCATCGCCGGACGATTTCGCAGGCGTCGGCTGGGTGTGCGTCCTCGGTACATTGCAGGAGCTTCCGCCCGCCGGTATAGACGAGGGAGGCGGCGACGATGGCGACTTTCCCCCCGCCGCTTAACTTCAAGGCCGTAGACGAGCCGGACGTGTACCGCGCCGTCTATGACTTCATCGAGACCTTCGGGCTTCCGGCAATGGCGGACGCCTCCAAGACTGGGCGCATCTTCCGCGGCTGGTCGAACCGTATGAGCCTGCCGCACGACAACGAATACGCCGTCATGTCTATCATCAGCCATTTTAGGCGCGGCACGAACGTCGAGACCTTCGACGCTTCACAGGCCGCCATAGACGAGGACGGCGTACTCACTACCTCGGAGCTGATACTCTGCGACGTGCAGATAGATTTCTGCTCCGACCCGCACACAGGGCGCGACTTCGCGCGGCGGCGCGCGCAGTCTATCGAGACTGTAGCGCGTTCGTCTTTCGGCCCGCAGTTCTTCGCGCAATATGACATGGGATGCTTATACGCGACGGACGCGCAGGATTTGAGCTTCATCGGTGACGCAAAGCAGTACGTCAGCCGTTGGATGACCACCGTACGGCTCTCCTTCTGGACGGCGGTCTCGGCTGAATTGCCGTGGTTCGACGCCGTGAACCTCAAGCGGCTTGAAAACGTGGACGCACACCACAAGCCCTAACACACGCGAAACACACGAAAAAACGCACGGCGTGCGTTGCAAACACACGCCAAACGCACAAAAAGGAGTGATAAATATGCCTATACCGGCATCATGGATTGTGTCGATAAATCCGAGGCTGATACAGCCCGGAGGCACAGACCTAGAGTTTAACGGGCTAATACTGACAGAGAACACGCTCATGCCGCTTTCGTCGATGGTCATGGAGTTTACGACCGCCGACGCGGTAGGCTCGTACTTCGGCCTCGACAGCGCGGAGTACGCACAGGCGACGCAGTATTTCCTTGGTTATAACAACTCTTTCGCGAAGCCGAAGCGTCTCATGTTCGGCGCGCGAGTAAGCGAAGCCCGCGCTGCGTTTTTACGCGGCGGCAAGTTCACGGGCACGCTCGCCTCGTTGCAGGCGGTCACTGACGGAGCGATGAAAGTCACCATCAACGGCACAGTCTACACCGTGACGGGGCTTGATTTCAACGCAGACACGAGCTATTCAGACGTGGCGGAGACGATACAGACCGCGCTCGCGGGGGAACTACCCTCTACGACCGTCACCTATTCGAGCCTCACGGGCGCGTTCCAAATCAACAGCCCGACGACCGGCGCGGAGTCGACGATAGGCTACGCTTCGGCGGGCGACAGCGGCACGGACGTGTCCGCCTTGCTCTGCCTAACGGAAGCCACCGGCGCGGTGCTCTCCCAGGGCAGCGATGTGCTGTCAGAGACCGCAAACATGGCGGCTATCAAGCAGCAGACGCAGAACTGGGTAACGTTTACGACGCTCTACGAAGCGGAGGACGACGAGATACTTGCACTCGCAGAGTGGGCGTCCGGACAGGGCGTGGATTATCTCTATGTCCCGTGGAGCGTAGACCCGCAGCTCACGACGCAGGGCTCTACGTCGAGCATAGCAGACCAGATAGAGGCGGCGGAGTACGGCGCTACGGCGCTCGTCTACGCTAACGTGGACACGGCGGTATTCGTTCTCGGTACGGTCGCGTCCATCGATTGGAACCGGAACCAGGGCGTTATCACGACAGCATTCAAGCACGTTGACGGGCTCGCTGCGACTGTGACGGACGAGACCACCGCCAACCTGCTTGAAAATAAGAAGTGCAGCTATATCGGCACCTACGCCACTCGTAACGACGACTTCACGTTCTTCTATCCGGGGGCGATGTTCGGAGATTACAACTGGATTGACACGTATATCAATTCAATCTGGCTGAAGAACGTCATGCAGGTCGCGATTATGAACGGACTCAACAGCGCGGGGCGCGTCCCGTACAACGAGCGCGGCTATACGCTTATCCGCTCGTGGCTGCAAGACCCCATCAACCGAGCTATCAAGAACGGCTGCATAGACACGGGCGTAACGCTCTCCGAGTCGCAGAAAGCTCAGGTCATGAACGAGGCCGGCCTCGACATCAGCAACGAGTTGTGGATTAACGGCTACTACATACAGGTTGAGGACGCGGGCGCTCAGGTGCGCGTGACGCGCGACAGCCCGAACGTAAGCGTCTGGTACACGTATGCGGGCAGCGTCCAGCGCATTGTCGTAGCGAGCACTGCGCTTGTGTAGGAGGTGAAGCACAATGTCAGTATCCGCTTTTGGCAACGACATAACTTCCGCAAATATCGAGCTTGTTTTCTCGGCTGAAGAGATATGCCCGAACGGCATCACGGTGCAGCAGTTCTCTGCCGATCAGATGTACTCGTCGGAGGACGAGCAGTTCGCTGAGACTCGCATGGGCGTGGACGGCTACCTCGCCGCGGGGCAGACGCCGAACATCAAGACGCTGACCATATCGCTTGAAGCGTCCAGCCCGCTCTACGAAACGTTCAAGAATCTAGCGATGGCGCAGACGCGAAACCGCAGGCCGTACAACTGCACGATAGTCGCGCGCGTTCCGTCTATCGGACAGGTGTTCACGTGGAGCGAGGGCGTGCTGCATAACGCGACGTGGGTCCCGAACGCCGCGCGCGTGCTCGACCCGACGCAGTGGACATTCCACTTCCAGAACCTAGACGTGAGCACGATATAAAGCGGTAATCAGGGGGTACAACAATGAGACGAATAAAACGTATAGAGCTTATGGACGGTGACGCGCCGCTCACGTTTGAAATAACGCAGATGTCGGCGACGCAGCAGTACAACTGGGTGCTGCGTGCCGGGCTTCTGCTTGCCGCGAGTGCGGGCGAGGCCGGAATCACAGTAGACACAAAGACGGACTTCTCTATGGCGTGGGTTGGCAAAATGTTCCGCGAGCACGGGCTGGGGCTTTTCAAGGGGCTTGCGCCGGAGAAGGTTCAGCCGCTGCTCGACGAGCTTCTGTCCTGCTGCTCGCGCGTCGTGGACAACGCGAAATATCCATGCACGCGAGAATCCATAGACGGCTATGTCTCCAACTTCACGACCATCGTGCGGCTGCAAATGGAGGCGTTGTCGGTGTGCTTCGGCGGTTTTTTTACGCAGAAGAGCACGGACGGGAACGGCAAGCAATCCCCGCTCAAATCCTCAAAGGCGGAAACGACCCTCAAAATCCCGCGCCGCGCTTAGCGGACTACCCCAACGTCAGCGGGCTTATAGGGACGATAGTCTCTCATAAGCTCGCGACGCTCCACGAACTCCAGACCATATACAGCTATGATGACGCGCTTGATATGTATGAGGTGATTTGCGTCAACAACTACAACGAGCGCCAGATATTGAAAACGCAGAAGCCGCGGGGGAGGTGAGACCGTGACAATAGACGAACTTGTAATCTCGCTTGGGCTTGACCCCAGAGGCGTAAAAGACGGCATGAACAAGGCCGAAGGCATGATACAGTCCGGCTTGTCTAAAATCGGCAATCTCGTCAAAAACATTGCCGCGCCGATAGCAGGAGCGTTCGCCGCAAGCGAGCTGTTTAACAGCTACGTCAACGGCGCGACGGCGCTTGACCGTCTCTCGCAGAGCCTCGGCATGGACATAGAGCGCTTGCAGGAGTGGCAGGGCGCGGCGCGCACGGCAGGCGTCGAAGCGGAGGAGGTAGGCAACATCTTCCGCGACATGAACGACTATATCACGGACGCGACTCGCTTTGACTCCGGCCCGCTCAAAGAGATAGCGGCACAGCTTGGCATATCTCTGACCGACGTAAACGGAGCCGCGCGGAACTCGGAGGCCGTGCTGCTTGACCTTGCTGACGCTTTTCAGACGGTCGGCGCGCAGGAGGCTACCGGCTACGGTATGCAGCTATCCTTCGACCCCGGCATGATTGCTCTCTTACAGCAGGGACGCGACGCGCTCGAAGAGCTCTTCCGCGAACAGCGCGAGCTCGGCGTCTACACAAAGCGCGACGCGGAGATAGCGAAGACCTTTAACCGCGAGCTCGGGGACTTGTGGCAGAGCATGAAGGCCGGGAGCGCAGTCATTTTGCGCATGATAGTCCCGGCTATGACGAAGATGGTCGACTGGATAGACAAAGCCGTGAAGTTCATGCGGCAGCATGAAGATTCCGTAGAAATATTTTTCAAAATGTTCGCCGCAGCGATTACAGCGGTAGCGCTCCCGGCTCTTGCCCGCCTAGCAAAGGCGACGTTGACAAATCCGTTCACGCTGTTAATAGCGGGAGCCGTCGCGCTGGCGCTGGCGCTGGAAGACTTATTCGGCTGGATGAACGGGAAAGAAGCAGCCTTCGGCGATTTTTGGAGTAAGTTCGGCACGCCGGAGGAAGTCAAGGCGAGTGTAGAAAATTTTATCGCTACTCTCAAAAACATTCTTCCGACAGTGCTAAGCGTCGGAAAGGTCATCGCTACGCTCGTCGCAGGACTTTGGACATTACGCGGCGCATTCGGAGCAGTCAAACTCATTGGCGGCGTAATGTCACCTTTGATAAAAGTTTTTACTCTTGTCGGCAATGTCGGGGGCGCGGTGATAGCTGTTTTAAAGCTTCTCGGATTGCAGCTTGTCAAAGTCGCAGCCGTCATTATTTCGACGGTAATCCCCGCCGTCGTGAGCTTCACAGCCGCGTTGCTCGCCAACCCTATAACATGGGTAGTTGCCGCGATAATGGCTCTCATTGGCGCGTTGTATTTGCTTTACAAGAACTGGGATACGGTCAAGGAGGGCGCGCAAGCACTCTGGGACGGACTTGTCTCTATCTTCTCCGGCGCAGTTGACTGGTTTAAGGGGATATTCGACGGCATAGTTGACGCCATCGCAGGGCCGTTTATGACAGCTTTTGAGAAGGTTAAATCGGGATGGAACGCCGTCAAGGGGTTCTTCGGTTTTGACGAGGCGGCAGGCACGACCGGCGGCCTGAATCACATCGGCCCGCTCGGCGGCGGAGCCGGACAGGCTATATCTCCGGCGCGAGTGGCGGCGGGCGGCAACAGCTACACGAGCGACACGAGCGTCAATATCGGGAAAATCGAAGTGCAGACGCAGGCGACAGACGCGGAGGGCATAAGCCGCGACATCGGTAAAGGGCTGCAAAAGAATGTGGCGAAGTTCACCGTTAATCAGGTAAACGCGGGGGTGGTGCAGTAGTTAGCTTGACGTTGTAATCTTTGGTGTTAAAATATAGCTAACCAAGAGATGAGTATCACAGATACACCAAAACGCCCCGGGTGAGCACCGGGGCGTTCTTGTTGCTGGCTGATTGCTGCTAGCCTACTTGTCCAGCCATTTGCAAATGTAGTAACCGGCTACACTTGCCGCGACAGAGACCAAAAAAGAGATGAATATCACAAGATACACCCCCTTTCCGTTGCCGGATTGGGAGCAGCAACCCGCATAGTATAACTTTAAGGGAGGTGGTTTGCCAATGCCGGACAACACCCGCGAACAGTGGACGCTGATGCAGGAGGGACGGACGCTTATCACGTTCACCTCCATGCTCGAGACTCACGTCCAGAGCGACAGCGTTGTACCCGAAGAAGCGCTCGAACAGGGCTCATTCGCGGCCTACAACCGCACGCAGTATTCCGACGTGTTCCGCGTGCGGCTCGCCATCGAGGGCGACGCCTCGGAGCTCCAGCAGGCGCAGGAAACGCTCAAGAAGCTCAAGAGCGGCACGGACACGTTCTCGCTCGTCACGCCGGACTATGAGCACGAAAACCTCACGCTCGAATCCTACGACTACATGCGCAACCAGAGGCAAGGCAACGGGCTGCTCATCGTCGATATGCGTATCAAGGAGATACGCGAGGTGCAGACCGGCACGGCGACGCTCACGACGACACAGTGCAAAAACGCCTCGAACGCGAGCAAGCAGAAGACGGGGCGCACTCAGCCAAAGGAGCCAAGTGATAAGACAAAAGAGTCCGTAGACAACAGGACGATGGCGAGGGCTCTGGAGGACGCATTGACTGGAGGCGGTGCGTAATGCTTCAGATACCGCTCAAAAACCTTCCGTCGCAGGAGTTTCAGGTCGTCCTCGATAACCAGAACTGTACGATATTCGTCTACTGGCGCTTCGGGCTGATGTTCCTCGACCTTACCGTCGGGGATAACGTTGTATGCCGCGGCGCTATCTGCCGCAACGGCGCGAGCATCACGCAGTTCCCGTCGCTCTACTTCCGCGGCTCGCTGCACTTCTGGGACACGCAGGGTAACCAGAAATCGCCGCAGTGGGACGGGCTCGCAGACCGCTACGTACTGCTCTATCTCTCCGAGGGCGAGGAAGTACCGCTCGCCTTGCAGTACTAGGAGGCGCGGAGATGCCGCAGTCGTTCTCACTAAAAACCATTCGCACGACGATAACGCTCGGGCAAGGTACGTTCTCGTCGGGCGGCAACACAAAGATAATCGAAGGGCTTGCCACTGAGGTCGAAGTCTCAAAGCCCGGACTGCCGGAGAAAAACAGCGCGACGGTCAAGATTGCGAACATTAGGCTTGACGACATGGAGCAGATGACCTTCCTCGCGTTCCAGCCGCTTCAATCGCTCAAAAACACGATTACGATAGAGGCCGGGATTCAGGGACAGGAGCTGGACGTCGTTTTCAAAGGCGAGATAACAAGCGCCTTCGCGGACTTCTCCGGTGCGCCGGAGGTGTGGTTCAAAATCGAGGCTATATCCGGCGGCTACGCGGCGCAGATAGGCGCGAAGCCTATGAGCGTCAACGGCGAAGCTCTCGCTGCCGACCTTATCAAACAGTTCGCTACGGAGATAGGCTACAGCTTCCGCAATGAGGGCGTGACGGCGAGCGTCCGCAACGCCACGTTCAACGGCTCGCCCATCGAGAAAGCCAAAGCCGTTGCCGACGAGGTAGGCGCGGAGCTGCTTATAGACGACGACACGATGGTGCTCATGGAGTATGACAAACCGCGCGGCGACAACGTGCCGCTTTCGGTCGAGACGGGGCTCGTCGGCTATCCGAGCTTTACGTCGGACGGCATCGCATGCTCGTGTTTTTACGACCCGAACCTCAAGCAGGGCGGCGCAATAGAGCTGCAAAGCATCGTGCCGCGCGCGTCCGGGCGCTGGAAGATAACGAAGCTCACGCACAAGCTCTCGGCCTACGTGACGGGTGGCGGCTCGTGGAACACCGCCATCGAGGCGGCCTACATAGGAGGCGGGAATAATGCCAAGTAACGGCGCTGTCAAGGGCAACAAGCGGCTCACGTCCGGCTCGTCGGAGTTCAACGCGATGGAGTTCCTCATACGTAACACGATTCTCGGGCTCGTGAACACCGCCATCCCGGTAATCGTGACGGCGGTAGACGCGGGCGGCGCGGGCGCGGCGACGGGCTACGTCACGGTCAAACCGCTCGTCTGCCAGGTGGACGGCTTCGGCGAGACGTTAGACCCCGCCGAGCTGTTCCGAGTGCCTTACGCGCGCGTGCAGGGCGGCGTCGCGGCTCTGGTAATCGACCCAGTTGTCGGGGATGTCGGCCTCGCGGTCTTTGCGAAGTCCGACTGCTCCAACGTCGCGCAGATGCAGGACAAGCCGGTGCAGCCCGGGTCGTTCCGCAAGTTCTCGATGTCCGACGGCTTTTACATCGGCGGCTTCCTCAACCGCGCGCCGTCGGTCTACATCGAGGTCAAGCAAGACCAAAGCATAGTCATAACGGCATCGGGCGGCGTGACGGTCAACGCGCCTACGGTGACGGTGCCGAGCGGCGACGTGATAGCGTCGGGAAAATCGTTAGTCAACCACACCCATATGGGGGTGCATGGCGAGACGTCGCCGCCGCTATAAGGAGGCAGGCCATGAAAACATGAAAAAACGCTCTCTCTTACTCAACGACAAATGGGACATCTTTCTAAGCCCGTCCGGGGACATAGCTCTCACGGACGGGCTTTATTGTGACGCGCAAAACATCGCGAACGCGGTACGGCTCTTCACCAACGACGCATATCTCGCTAAGGACAAGGGAGTGCCGCACTTCGCGATTGACCTCGGGCTCATGCCCTCCGCGTCGGTCGTCCGCTCGCGCTTCCGCAAAGCGGCGAACGAAGTCGAGAATATCGCGGACTCCGAAGTGACGATAACAGACATAACGCCGGGGCGCGTGCTTGAGGGCTACATAGACGCGATAACGGACGAGGGCGAAGCCCTCCGCGTGGAGCTGTGACGGGGAGGTGAGCGAATGGCAATAACTTTCGACCCGCAGACGGGGCTGTCCGCAGAGGACAGCGAGACGATACGCGCCGCGATAGTCGCGGACTGGCAGGCGATATTTGACGACGAAGACGCGACGCTCAACACCGAGCCGGAGTCTCCGGCGGGGCAGATAATCGACTCTCTGACCGCCTTCGTCACGGCTAAGGATACCGAGCTGCTCAACATCGCAAATCAGTTCAATCCGCTTGTTGCGGACGGACGCTTTCAGGACGCGATTGCGAAGATATATTTCATCACGCGAAAGACCGCCGAACCGACGGTCGTCACGTGCCAGTGTACGGGCTTGCAGGGTACCGTTATCCCGCAGGGCGCGATAATCCAGAACACGGACGGATACAGGCTTTCCTCGGTCGGCGAGGCCACAATCCCGGACACCGGCGTCGCGAACGTCGAGTTTGCGCTCGAGGAGACAGGGCCTATCGACGTCGGCGCGAACACTTGCACGACGATAGTCACGGTCATACCCGGCTGGGACACCGTGAACAACGCCGTCGCAGGAGTACCTGGGCGCGACGAGGAAAGCCGCGCGGAGTTCGAGGCGCGGCGCTACGCGAGCGTGGCAAACAACGCGCACGGCTCGGTTGCGGCGGTCTACGGGACGCTGGCTAACATCAACGGCGTGCTCGACGTGGAAGTGCTCGAAAACAGGGGTGACTCGCCCACGACGCTGTGGAGCGTGGAAATACCGGGGCATTCCGTCGCCATCTGCATTTACGGCGGCGACAACGACGAGATAGCCGAAGCCATCTACATGAAGCTCGGAAACGGCTGCGGCACGACCGGGAACACCGAGGTTACGTACACCAACGAGACTGGCGGAGTCTACAACTATTACATTCTGCGCCCCACGCCCCAGCCGGTGCAGGTGCAGGTGACGATACGCGCGACGGAGCGCACGCCCGCAACGATAGTCAACGACCTCAAGGCAGCGATAGTCAACGACTTCTACGGCAACGACGAAAATAGCGGCAACACGCGCGTCGGGCTTGCGGAGGTCGTTTACTCGTCCCGCTTCTCGATAGCCGCCATCAAGACCGCCGGAGTCGTTGACCTAGTGGACATACAGATAGGGCTTAACAACGGCGCTCTGTCCAATTACATCACGATACCGGGCAACGTCGAGCCGGTGCTTACGGAGGACGACGTGACCGTCGTAATCGAGAACGATGATTGATTTTCACGAGCTCAACCTTGAGACGATACAGTCTCAGTACGGCGCGAGCCCGCACCTCCGCGGAATCATCGAGGCGGCGGCGAAGCGTATAGACCCTAACAGCGACATCAACACGTTTTACGAGAAGATTTTCAATCTCGACACGGCGGAAGGCATAGGACTCGACATCTGGGGGCAGATAGTCGCCGTTCCGCGCCGCATGTTGGTGCCGAGCGGCGAATACTTCGGCTTCGACGGCTCACAGCTCAACCCGTTCAACCAAGCGCCGTTTTACAACTCCGCGACCCTGGGCGAGTTCTACGAGCTAGCCGACGAGGCTTACAGAAAACTCATCTACTACAAGGCTATGGCGAACATCTCCGAGGACACAGCGGAGGCGCAGAACCGGCTGCTGTCGCTGCTCTTCGGCGACGTGGTAACGTCCATCGGCCTTGAGGGCATCGTCCCAAACGGGATTATGAAGATACGAGTTATCTTCTACTTCTACCTTTCGAGCTACGAAATCGAGATTTTTAAGAACTACGGCCTGCTCAACCGCGGCGCGGGCGTCGGCTGGGAATACTACCAGATCGACCCCGACCGTACTTTTGGCTTCGACGGCTCAGGCTTACAGCCGTTTAACCAGGGGACGTTTGACGGCTACGGCATTGTGCAGGGCGCATGAAGGAGTGTGAGACATGGCACAGCCGAATTTTATACCTGAGCCGTTTGCAATAAACGGCGATAAGAACACTATCCCGGAGAGCACGACGGCGGGCGCGGCGAGCTGGCAGTTGGGCTTCCCGCCGATAACCGCGCTTCCGCTCGGGGCCGGAGGCGTGGCCCCCGACCGCAAGGACTTCAACGCCGTCCTTTACGCGCTTTCGGCGCACGCGGTGTTCATGCAGACCGGCGGCGTCTGGACATACGACGCGCAGCAGAGCTACGCGCCTCCCGCGCTGGTCTACGACGATTCCGACGACAATCTGTATTTCTGCGTCGGAGCCAACGGCCCGAATGGCACGGTGATGGCTCCGCACTCGGACACGACGGGGCAATACTGGCAAAAAATGCCGTGGGGAGATATGACGTGGCTGTTTGAGCCTATCCCTACGCGGACGGGCGACACTACTTTCACCGTGGCGGGCGACGCCACAGGCAAGTTCCCGATGGGCAAGCTGCTGCGCTTCAACTCGTCCGACGCTTATCTCTGCCGCGTCTTCGGTTCGCCGGTCTACGGCAGCGGGCTGACGACGGTCACGGTGTGGTTCGACAACGCTAATAACGTCATACCGTCGCCGATAACGAGGCTCGAGCGCAGCAGGCTTATCCCAGAGGCTACCGCGCGCGGCGTGGCGCTCGTCACGACGACGCAGTACAGCCAAGACCAGATTACAAAGCTGCTGCAAAGCTACTGCTACAGCTCGGTCACTATAAAGGGGGCGTAAGACATGAGCATACCGATGGACGTTGTTTATGTGCCGGACGAGTACGGCAATCTAATCCAGACCAGGGTCCCGACCGCAATCGGCTTCCCGACGTGGTTCGCTGGCCCGGAAATCCCGGAGGGCTATCTCTACTGCGACGGCAGCGAGGTCAACCGCAACGTGTACAAGGAGCTCTTTGCCGCCATAGGCACCACGTGGGGAGCCGGGGATGGTGCGGATACGTTCAACATCCCTGACCTCAGAGGCATCTTTGTGCGCGGCGACGGCGGGGAGAACAATGCGGATTTGGGAGTGAGGCAGGGTGATGCAATACGGAACATTAAGGGACGGTTGTTTGATTATCTATGGCAAGATGTAAACGGTGGTGATGTACCGATATTATCAGCATCTAACAATGGTTGCTTTGGCAACAATACAACTGACACGAATGAAGCGCGAAGTGTAGCGAACCCAAATACAATCAAATTAACCGGTTATGACGGAATTTTGTTTGACGCTTCGCGTGTTGTCCCCACCGCCGCCGAGAACCGCCCCGTAAATGTCGCGTTAAGACCCTGCATCAGATACGTATAGGAGGAAACAAAACAATGACAGTTAGTATATGCAAACGGGGGGGGGGCGCTCCTCCATAGGACGCAACATATAGTTAACATATCCCGCGCGCGGAGGGCGGACTGAGATGCCGGACATCGAGAGCTACGGCGTTGACGAATATGGCCAGTCCTCGGGCGTCAGATCCAGATCGCGCGTGGGTGACATCGTTTTCTCGCCGCGAGCCACCCCGCGCGCTGGCACGCTGGTCTGCGACGGCTCTGCTGTGTCTCGACAGACGTATAAGGAGCTGTTTGACTTCCTCGGCGTTTCCTGCGGCGCAGGAGATGGCGAGACTACGTTTAACTTGCCCGACCTACGCGACGTATGGATACTCTGCGCTGGGACGGAGCACGAGGCGGGGGACCGTGTCGCGGAGGGGCTGCCAAATTTGACAGGACAAATACAAGCACGTAATTATTCCAACAACTCAGGCTCGCCAATGCCGCCCAATAACATTGTGGATAGTGGAGTTTATAATGGCGCAGGGTTAATATCCACAGAATTCCAATCAGGGGATGAATGGGGAGACGTTTTGAGCACGGGCACCAGCAACACAACCGGGCAAAGGACTACTGTGTTGAGGTTTAACGCACAAAACGACAATGACATCTACGGCGCATCCGACCACGTAACGCCCAAAAGCGTGGTGTTGACGCCGTGCATAATCTACGAGTAGATAGGAGATATTGAACAATGATACAGCATACACGCAGAAAGTGTACACGGGGGGGGGCAATCCTCCCTAGTTAGTAGTCATATAGTAGCCATTTCGCCGCTCTCAGGGAGTGCTGCATGATGGCCCGCGTCAGAGAGTACGGCGTCGACGAGACCGGCGCGCCGAGCAGCGTACTGCTGGGCTGCGCGATAGGCGACATCATCCCGCACTTCGGCAGCACGCCGCCGCCTGGGACGCTCGTTTGCGACGGCTCGGAAATCTCGCGCGAGACCTACCACGAGCTTTATGAGGAGATAGGCGCGCTCTGCGGGCCGGGCGACGGCTCTACGACGTTTAATTTGCCAGACCTGCGCGGGCGGTGGATGGTGGGCGCTGACACAGAACGCGGTGCGGGCGAAGAGGTAGCGGAGGGGCTGCCGGACATCGTTGGTACAGTTGGATGGGTCAACGACAATTTGTTTACCGTGGCAAGTGGCGCTTTTTCTGGCGTGCCAGGCAAAAACGACTACGGAGTTATTGCGCAACCGACTTCGAACACGACTCTGTCTAGAGTGAACTTCAACGCTTCAGCGTCTAACCCTACCTACGGTGCATCCAACCACGTCACGCCCGCGAGCGTGGCAATTTTGCCATGCATCGTTTACGAGTAATAATCACAGGAGGACACATACAATGTTAGCATACTGTAAGTATATACGGGGGGGGTAGTCCTCCCCAGTAGTCATCTCTTTGTTGCCGCGGAGGACGCAAGATGATTGGCGTCAGGAGTGGCATCAATGAGTATGGCCAGCCATCGAAGTTCATACTCTCTGGCTATGTTGGCGAGTTCAAGTATTTCGGTTTCGAGAGCGTTCCGCCGCACTGCCTTGCCTGTGACGGCAGCGAGGTAAGTCGTGAGACGTACAGCGAGCTTTTCGCGGTGTTCGGCACGATGTATGGGGCCGGTAACGGGACTACGACGTTCAACTTGCCGGATTTCCGTGGCGCGTTTTTGCGTTGTGTCGGCGGCAATGCAGCTAATTTAGGAGTATTGCAAGATGCTACTCTCGTTGGTCAATATTGTCTTGGCAACAATGGTTCCCAAATTGCACTTGCTGTGTACCAACGAGATAGCGAAGGGACGCTTCCAAGGGCAAATACATCATACTCATATACACCAATGGGGTATATACCACAAAGTGAAATTGTAAGCGGAAATATTGGGTGGACATCTCGGCCACTCAACTATGCAGTCAACATCTGCGTAGTCTACGAATAATCTAAAAATCCCGAAAGGAGCAAATTGAATATGAGCAACAATCAGCAGGCGGAGAGACCCGCCGCACCAGTCATATACACCTACGACAAGACCACCGGCGAGTACAAGCCGGAGGCAAAGGCCACGTGCCAGTGGTCACCTCGCGAAAATAAGTGGCTTATCCCCGCAGCGGCCACGACCACAGAGCCGCCGACCGCGGGCGAGAAGCAGGCCGCGTGCTTTGACGCAGCCTCCAAAGCGTGGACGCTCATGCCCGACCACCGCGGCGAGAAGTGGTACGACAAGGCCACGCGCGAGCTGCACGAAATCAAGGACATCGGCGTCGAGCCTGACGAAACCGTATGGACACAGACCGAACCGAAAGACGGTGAATCCGTCTGGGACGAGGAAACCGGCGGCTGGGTAATCCCGCCCGAAGTGCAGGAGCGCCGCAACCTCGCAGAGGCACAGCGGCAGGCCAACGACATAATCACAGCCGCCATGCAGCGCAGCGCCGTGCAGACGATGTCATTTTCCGCCGCTGAATTTAAGACCTTTGCCAAGGCTAGACTCTTTGACGAGTGGCAGGCGGGCGAGACCTACGAGGCCGGATACCGCCTCGTCCACGAGGGCGTCGTCTATGAGGTAATCCAGCAGGTCACGGCAATCGAGACGCAGCCGCCGAGCGCGGAGGGTATGCTCGCGATATATCGCCCGCTCTCGGTAGACAGCGAGACCGGCGATGAGCCGGACGGCACGCTCGAAAATCCGTACACCTATCTGGACGGCATGGACGTGTACAACGGCAAATATTACAGCTACAACGGCAAAATCTACTTAGCCAAAGCAGACATGCTACCGTGTACATGGGCACCGGGCACGGCAGGCCTCTGGCAGTGGGAAGAGGTCACGGAGGCATAAATAATGACATTACGTAATGTATACGGGGGGGCGCTCTGTGGTAAACACTATCGCAGAGTATGCAACCTAAGACAACATAGAGCAGTTTCAGCAAGGGAGGCGCGATAGATGGCCTCCCTTATTTCTTCCGGCATTGACGAGTACGGCAATGCGAACGAAGTCCATCTGCCTGACTTCACCGGCTGCTTACTCTTGGCCACGACACCGACGCCACCCGCTGGCACACTTGTAGCGGATGGCAGCGAGGTCTCGCGCGAGGCCTACGCCAAGCTCTTCGCCATCTTCGGCACACAGTACGGCGCGGGGGACGGTGTGAGCACGTTTGCGCTGCCGGACTGGAGAGACGAGTTCCCGCGCTTCAACGGGACGAGCCGGACGGTGGGGAGTACGCAGGGGGACGCGATAAGGGATATGTCCGGTTTATTCGGAGCTGATTCAAATGGTATATTTACCCGGGCCACAGGGTGTTTTACTGGCATTCCGCGACTAACGGACACATCTATGGCGACACAACCCGACACAAGTGTGGGAGGACAGTATCGACAGGTAACATTAAGTCTTGCCAATGCCGGTATTCCGACCGCCGACGAAAACCGCCCGCGGAACGTGGCGTTCCTGCCATGCGTAATATATGTGTGATAAGGAGAATAATAAACCATGATACAGATAACAATTAGAAAGTGTACACGGGGGGGGGGCAACCCTCCCTAGTTAGCAGTCAAATAGTAGTCATTTCGCCGCTCTCCGGGAGGGCTGCGTGATGGCTTACTACTCGACCTACATGCAGAACGAGAACGGAGAGATGCAGAAAGTAGTCATCAACGCGGGCGTGGGCTTCGTCCTCCCATACTATGGCGAGACGGCCCCGCCCGGCACTCTGGCGTGTGACGGCTCGGAGGTAAGCCGCGAGGCGTACAAGGAGCTTTTCGCCGTTCTCGGCACCAAGGCGGGCGCTGGGGACGGTGTATCGACATTCAATCTGCCTGACATGCGCGGGCGGTGGCTGGCGGGTGCAGATGCAGAGCGTACAGCGGGGGCATCGATAGCAGAAGGATTGCCGGATTTATACGGTTCTCTAATATTTAGACCATTAGCGTCTGGTACTTATCCTAACATTGTATATGCGGCGTTAGTTAATCTTGGCTCATCAGGCGTTTTTACCAAAAGCGATGCAGCAGAGAATCCCGGCTGCTGGTCTTCTGCAGTTGCGATAGGACTATCTGCCCCTTCATCTGCCGGTAATGCTATCGGTGGAGAAGTTGTGCGATTTCACGCGCAAAATGCTAACCCTATCTATGGTGCTTCCCAGAACGTCACGCCTGCGAGCGTGGCGGTGCTCTGGTGCATCATCTACGAGTAGTGCGACAACAGTATCAGCCGAAAGAGCCTCTTCAGAGGCTCTTTATTTTTGTCATGCGGAGCCCTTCGGGGCTCCGTTGCTTTTTGAGAGGTGATAACTTTGGACGAAAAATATTCATCCGCGCTCTCGTTCGTGCTCTCTAACGAGGGCGGCTACGTAGACGATCCGCACGACCGAGGCGGCGAGACCAACATGGGCATAACCGCCTCCACAATGCGACGAGCCTACAATGACGGCCTGGTCAAGCATACCGACGTTAAGACGCTCACGCGAGACGAGGCCGCCGTCATATACGAGCGCTATTACTGGCAGCCGTCACACGCCTGCGACATGGATTCTCCGCTCTGCACGCTGCACTTCGACGCGGCGGTCAACCACGGGCTCGGCGGGGCTGCGAAGCTCTTGCAGAGAACCATCAACAACTACGCCGCGAAGGCCGGTATCGGCGTGCGCGTAGACGTAGACGGAGCCGTCGGGACGAAGACGCTTTCGGCACTCTGCCAGTGTCTCGACCTCAAGGGCAACGTGTCGCTGATATGCGAAATCTACTGCAACGAGCGTGAAAAATACTATCGCGCCATCGTCGAAAGCAACCCGTCGCAGGCGAAGTTCCTGCGCGGCTGGCTGAACAGGCTGGCGCGCAACCGCGAACTCATAGGCGAGAGATAGGAGGCGGACGCATGGGCGATGAAGACCTTCGCGCGTGGGTGACGGCTCAGGGCGCGCAGCTGCGAAAAATAGAGAGCACCGTAGAAGCCATGCGCATCGAGCTGCAATCCAGGAGCAGCCAAGCCCATGCGGACATATATACGCGCATAAACTCAATGGAAAAAGAAATCTCAGAGATAAAAGCGCAGCAAGCGCAGATAATGCCGCTTATAGAATCCATAAAACATCACATAGAGACCGACGTGCCCGTAGACGCTGCGCGTGACAAGGCCATCGCTCACGGAGTCATATACGTGCTCGGGCTAGGTGTAAGCGGCTTCATCGGCTGGCTTTTCTCCCATCTCGGAGGAGGAAAATGATGACACTGAAAGCTATCGCGCGCGCGGCTCTCAAGCCCTTTCGCGACCTCGCCTCGATACTCTACGACGACTTAGAGTTCCGAGCTATGTCCCTGCCTCGCGTCGCGGCGGCTGTGCTCACTGGCATGATAGTCTGGTGCGTTGCCGTCTGGGTGCGCGCAGACCGCATGTTCCCGGGGTTCTCGGAACTATGCGCCCTCACAGGCGGCATCTGGGGCGCGTATCTTTTCAAGCGCCGCGCCAACCCGCCGGAAGCGGGAAAGTGTGAAGGAGGCGAACTACCTCAACATGACGAAGATAATGACGGCAGTCAAGACGACGCTCAAAAAAGCGGCTGACTGGCTCGCCTCGCACAAATGGCATCTCGTCGGCTTGGCGCTCATAGCCCTGCTCGTCTTAGGGATATATGCAAGAGACTTGTCGCTCAAGCGCGAGCTCTCGTCACTAAGCTCGGCCTACGCACAAAGCGTTGAGCAGGTCAAAGCGCTTGAGGACAAGGTGACGGGCCTCCAAACCGAGCTCGACCGCAAGCAGGAGGAGATCTACCGGCTCCAGCAGGAGCATGACCGCGCCATCGAGGAGGTGACCGCCGATGCGTACCGCAAAGCTCGCACTCTATCTGACAACGAGCTGCTTGCTGCTTATAATCGCCTCATCGACGGCGCTCGCAAGCGCAACGCTGACAGAGAGCGGCGAGATAGCAGCACCGAAGAGTGATATACGCGAGGTTGTAGCCGACAACGCCGCGCTCGTCGCCGAGGTTGAGGCCATACGGCAGGCGCTCTCGGAAGAGCGCAAGAGCACGCAAGAGCTCATCAACGAGCTCAACGCCTACACGACGGCGAGCGCGGAAGAGCGGACGCTCCTGCGCGAGCAGAACGAAATACTTAAGGCGATGTCCGACGCTTACAAGCGCAAGGCGGAGGCGGAGCGCCAGAAAGGCTGGGGCAAGCTGATACTCGGCCTCGTCATCGGCGGGGCGGTAGGGGCGATTGCAAATTAAGTTTGCCACTGCGGCACGGACAAAAATCTAAAATTCAAATGCAAAGGGAGCAGCCGTGTCGCGGCGGTATTATATGGGGCGGAGAAATCCGCCCCTCTTTTTTTGTGCCCGAACACAGAGAAAAATACATCATAATATGATTGTTTTTGCTTTACAAAACGTCATAAAATGATATAATAATAGTCACAGAGGAGGTGATGAAGTGTTAGATAAAGAAGAAAGGGAACTTCTCGCCCTTGCAATCGCGACTCTGAACTTGATAGTCGGAATATTACAGCTTAGAGAAGCAAAGAAGGACGAGAAGAAGAAAAACCGCAAACGTCGCAAGCGGAAGCGGTAATCCCGGGGAGGGGAAACTCCCCTCCTTCTTCTTAATTCTATCACACAGAACAATGAGAAAATTAAAATTTAAGTATATCTGTCCTGTGGTGGTCTTTTTAGCGGTCTGCTATCTCATAGACTGGGACATGAATTCCTTCATCGCATTGGTCAACGGGTTAGGCGGCGGGGTAGTCGCGGCATGGATAATATCGGATTGGAGAGACTAAAATGAATAATTATGTTCCCGGCCTTAAAAACGCTCTGAAAAAAGCAGGCGTCACACAAAACGAACTCGCATCTGAGATGGGGGTAGCTCTCGTAACCGTCTCCCGCTGGGTGCGCGGCGAAGTGGAGCCGCCGGTATCCACCATAAAAGAAATTGCGCAAATTCTCGGCTGCTCGCTCTATGAGCTTCTCGGCTTGGTTCCTACCATAGCCGGATGTCACATATCCGAGGTGCGTGAAAAAGAGGGACAGAGAATTATAACTGTGGTAATCGACGAAAAAGAAAGGAGAAAAAACACAATGACGAGACCCTTAGCCGGCGAACTGATAAACAAGACCTTAAACGACATTTCCCCTGAAGCGTTCAAGACCGCCCGTGCAAGCACGAAGCAGGAGGAGCAACAGATTCTTGAAATCATTGATATAAAGCGGGGGCGTATCAAAAAACGCATCGCGGACGAGAATATATGCGAAGACAGCGACCGATTCATGGATCGTGAAGAAGAGTTGCTAAAAGAGACCGGAATCAACGCGCTCCGTAAAGACTGGGAACAGGCGTCAAACGCCTATTCGGAACTCTGCCGCCCGATAAAATACTGGAAACGCCACGCATTGGCGCTCACCGGACGGACACGCAATCTCTATGAGCAAAGAGACGTGACTCTGAATGACATCAACGCCATGCTCGATGGCTCGGAGGATTACGAAAAAGAAACGGTCACTCTCGAAGACGGACGCATATTCCGCTTGATACGCGACGACAACGGATACTATTATGGCGACGACGGCAGCGTTATCTCGGCGATAGACCTTATCCGCACCGACGAAAACGGCGAACCTCTCAAGGTTGTGGCTCGCCTGGGCTATGTCCCCATCGGCGGTTGCGGAACATACGAAGCAACGTCGTGTTAGTGTTGGAGAACGCTAATGGCTAAATACACTATCACCTTTTCCTGCGGTCACGAGGGCGTAGTCAACCTCTTCGGCAAATCAGCCGATAGAGAGGACAAAATCCGCTGGTACGAAGAACACGCTCTGTGCCCCGCGTGTTACGAAAAATCTCTGAAAGAGGCGCGTGAAAAACAGCAGGCTCAACTCAAGGAGCGCGCCGAAGAACTCGGGCTCCCGGAGCTTACGGGGACGGAGAAGCAGATAAAATGGGCGACGGAAATCCGAGGAAATTTCTCGGACGGCATCACGAAAAATCTCGGCTACTACTCGAAAAAGCCAAAAGCGCAGCGCGCCATAAACGCATGGGCGTCTTTCTGCTACTCGCACGACAAAGCGAGTTGGTGGATAGAACACAGGGAGATGGCGGAATCCACCGTCGAGCTTGTCGGCAATATAATGAGCGGCATCGCGGCGCTAATAAAAAGCGGCACGCCCGGAACTGTCCTTGACGGCCTGACCGACGAAGAGCTCGGCATCTTTGCGGACAGGGCCGCGCGGGGCGAAGAGATAAAGATAGGCGTCACTCCCGTCACCAAAGACGAGATAGACGCTCTCGAAGAGACCGAGGCCGAAAGGCGCGCATCCTGCACCGTCAAGCCCGAAGAGGTCAAATCTCAGATACACGCGGAAATCAGCATCCGCAAGCTCGAGGGCGGCAGGCAGATCGTCGTCTCGACGCCCGAGCGCATAGAAGAAGTCGTCGAGCTCGTGAAGGGCCGCCTCGGCTACAAGTGGGCCTCCGGCGCGTGGCGCGGAAACTACGATGAAGACAACCCCGTCATCGACGACAGAGTATGCGAGATAGCCGCGAAGATACTCAAATGCGGCTACGCGGTCGAGCTGCCGAAAAAAGAGCTCGTCGCGCGCGTCATAAACGGAGAATATAAGCCGTATAACCCGCGCAGGATTTTTAAGTTAGGCGAGGATAAGTTCATCGTCTACTGGGGCAAAGACGAAGACTGGTACCGCGGAGCTAAACGTCTCCCCGGTGCGAAGTGGAACAGTGAAAAAGGGGGCGTCGTCGTCCCCGGCAAAAGCTGGGCGCTCGTCGAAGACTTCGCCGAGCGCAACAAGTTCGACCTCTCGCCCGGCGCGCAGGAGCTTATCGCCGTCTCCAAAGAGGCCGACCGTAAGGCCCTCGTCTGCGAAGACATAAAAACGCCTGAAACGGAAACGCATCCGGTCCCCGGCAGAATCCCGAAGCTCGAGGCGAAAGAAGAAGCGGTCGACGCGAGTCTCGTAGACGATGAGGCAGATTAACACAACGACACAGCTCTTACCGCACCAGCAGGCGGCGGTCGATAAGGTCAGAGGTATAAAGGTCTCCGGGCTTTTCATGGACATGGGCACGGGTAAGACGCGCACGGTCATAGAGCTCGCCAAGCTCCGCGCGCCGCGCATAGACCATGTGCTCTGGATATGCCCTGTGTCTCTTAAAGAGACGGTTCGGCGCGAGATAATGAAACACACGGACTGCACGCCGGAGGATATATACGTCTTCGGCGACAAGACCGACTCCGCTCTGCCGAAAGACAAGCTCTGGTATATAGTCGGCATAGAGAGCTTTTCGTCGTCCTCGCGCGTCACGATGGCGGCGAACGCGATAATCACCGACAAGACATTCGTAGTCATGGACGAGAGCAGCTACATCAAGGGACACAACGCCATCCGCACGCGGCGCGTCACGCTGCTCGCGGAAAAGGCGAAATACCGCACGATACTCACCGGCACGCCGCTCACACAGGGCATCGTTGACCTCTTCTCACAGATGTACTTCCTCTCGCCGAAGATACTCGGCTACAAGAGCTTTTACTCCTTCGAGGCCAACCATCTCGAATACCATCCGAAGCGTCCTGGGCTCGTAGTCAGAGCGCACAACGTCCCGTATCTTGCCGAGAAGATAAAGCCCTACGTCTACCAGTGTACGAAAGACGAGTGCATGGAGATCCCCGACAAGCTCTACAAAACGCGCTGGGTACGCCTCACGGACGAGCAGGAAGAGGCATACGAGGCGGCAAAAGAAAAATTCGAGCACGACATGGACGAACTCGAAAGCCGCTACACCATAAGCTATATGAGCGACGACTACCCGGATTCCTTCTGGCGTAGAAGCTCCATGCTCATATTCCGTCTCTTTACGAGCCTCCAGACCATAGTCTGCGGCTTCGAGCGCGTAAGAACGGGCAGGGACAGCTTCGAGCTCAGGCGGTACGACAGCCGCAGGACGGAGGCCCTTCTCGACGTCGTCCGCTCACTGCCGGAAGATAAGGTCATCGTCTGGGCGAAATATCTCAACTCGATAGAAGACATTTCAGAAGCCCTTTGCGAAGAATACGGGAAGGAAAAGGTCTGCCTCTATCACGGCGGGCTCAACGCGAAGCAGCGCGACGCCGAGCTTGACCGCTTCGAGGCGAAGGACGGGGCTCGCTTTCTAGTGGCGACTCAAAGCTGCGGCGGCCACGGGCTCAACCTCCAGTTCTGCCGCTGGCAGATATTCTTCGCAAACGGCTTCAAGTACTCCGAGCGGCTGCAGGCCGAAGACCGCTGTCACAGACACGGACAAAGGCGGCACGTTACTTACATAGACCTCTGCGCCTCAGACACGATAGACGAGAAAATAGATGAAGCGCTTACGAAAAAGGGCAGCCTTCTCGACGCCTTCCGGCGCGAGGTGAAGCGGATAAAAGACGACAAGGACACAGGCAAGGCTGATAAAGTGAAAAAGCTGAAGGAGATGGTGAGGAAGCTGTGAAGACGGGAAAAACTTATACGAACATAAACGTATACGAGGCGGCGCAGAAGAGGCTCGACTACATCTTCGGCGAGTTCGACCGCGTGCTCGTCGCCTTCTCCGGCGGCAAGGACTCGGGCGTCTGCCTCAACCTCTGCTACGAGTACGCGAAAGAGCGCGGCCTGCTGGGCAAGCTCGCCATGTACCACATCGACTACGAGGCTCAGTACAGAGCCACGACCGAGTTCGTTGAAAAGACCTTCGCGGCGTTCCCCGGCATAGAAAAATACTGGTGCTGTATGCCGGTAGGCGCAAGCTGCGCCTGCAGCATGACCGGGGCGTACTGGTATCCCTGGGAGAAGGCGAAAAAAGAGATCTGGGTGCGCCCGATGCCCGACAACGAGTTCGTCGTCAACGAGGACAACTGCAAGGCCCCTTTTACCCCGGGAGACAGCGATTACGTCTTTCAGGAAAACTTCTCGAAGTGGTACGCGAAGGAGAACGGACGCACCGCGGTCGTCGTCGGCATACGCGCGACGGAGAGCCTCAGCCGCTACAGCGCGGTGGCAAGGATAGACAAAACGACCGGCTATAAGGGGAAGAGCTGGCTCACCGAGGTAGACGGCTCCACCGTCAACGCTTACCCGATATACGACTGGGAGACGGCGGATGTATGGATAGCAAACGCGAAATTCGGATGGGACTATAACAAGCTCTATGACCTCTACTACATGGCGGGCGTCCCGGTCGAGCAGATGCGCGTCGCATCTCCGTTCCACCAGTGCGGCGCGGCGAGCCTCCGGCTGTATAAGGTCATTGACCCGTCTACTTGGGCGAAGATGGTCGGGCGCGTCAACGGCGTCAACTTCACCGCGATATACGGGGACACGATAGCTATGGGCTGGAAGGATATAAAACTTCCGGCGGGCCACACGTGGAAGTCGTATTACGAGTTCCTGCTCACGACGATGGACAAGGCCACAGCGGAACACTATGACGACGTGCTCCGGCGCAGCAAGAAATACTGGATGGAGAAGGGCGGCGGAGTCAGGAAAGAGACGGTCAAGGAAATAATGCAGACAATACCGGGCGTCGAGCACGTCGGTCCCTCGAAGCAGTACGAGGGTCGCGAGATACTGCGCTTTTCGGAGTACCCGGACGACATAGACTGCTCCGAGTTCACTGTCGTGCCGTCCTACAAGCGTATGTGTATTTGCATAATGAAAAACGACTATTACTGTAAATACGCCGGCTTCGGCCCGACGAAGGAAGCGACGGTCAAGCGCCGCAAGGCGATGGAGAAATACAAGAATTTATAACAGAGATAAGAGGGAACGGAAGGAAGGATATAAATGTTCAGAAGCCCGGCTTATGATGTGAGACCCGTCCCGGTGGAACGGATACGCGCGAACGAGTATAACCCGAACTCCGTCGCGCCGCCTGAGATGAAGCTGCTTTATAAATCCATACTCGAGGACGGCTATACTATGCCCATCGTCTGCTACTACATCCCCGAGGAGGACGTCTACGAGATAGTAGACGGGTTTCACCGCTGGATGACGATGCTTAAGCACAAGGACATTTACGAGCGCGAGCACGGAATGATACCAGTGACTGTCATTGACAAGGACATATCAAACCGCATGGCGAGCACAATACGGCACAACCGCGCGCGCGGCACGCACGACGTGGAGCTGATGAAAAACATCGTCGCGGAGCTCGTCGAGGCGGGGATGTCCGACGCGTGGATAATGAAAAACATCGGCATGGACGCCGAAGAGCTGCTCCGGCTGAAACAGATCTCCGGTCTTGCGGCGCTTTTCAAAGACAAAGAGTTCTCTCGCTCATGGGAGGCCGACAATGCCGAAGAAGACGATAACCTATAGGCTCATGTGCGCCGACGAGGACGAGCGCGAGTTCTACGGGGTGATGGGGAAGTTCTTCGCGCTGCTCAAATACAGGCGGGAGATAGGCTATCGCATATCCAACGCGGCGGGGCGCATGTGGGTGGTCGCGCTGCTCACAGACGAGGTGATAGGCTTCGGCTCTTTCGGCGTGGACAGGCACGGCGTCGGCCATCTCTATGACGCATGGGTCACGGAAAAGTACCGCAAGAAGGATGTCTACCGGACGATTCTCAACCTCCAGATGAACTGGTTCAAAGACCACGGCGTCACAGAGATATGGGCCGTCGTGCCTCCGTACCTACAGGAGCGTTTCGCCGGGCTTGGCTTTGAGGCGGAGACGTATCGCGGGAAGTACGCTTATATGAAAGGAGAGCCAAGAGAGTGGCTGTAGAAAAAAAATATATATCCACGGCGGAAGCTGTACGAATGACTGGGCTGTCTCAGGGGCACATCTCGAAGATGTGTCGGAACGGGAAAATCCCTGGCGCTATATTGATAGGTAACTCTTACGCCATCCCACTGGAATGGGCTGATGCCGCCGTCAGGCTGAAAGAGACGACCGTCTCAATAAACGAAGCCGCGGAGCTTGCCGGAGTAACACGAGGGGCAATAATGCTCGCTGCCAAAGAGGGGCGGCTTGTAAAAATACAGCATAGGATAACTAGAGATTCGTTGGCCAGATACATAGAACGAAGGATAGGATAAGGCGGCGTTAGAAATTACCCCGCCGCCTTAAAAAATGTTTTCCCGAATTTAAACACGGCACAAGAGCGGCACAAAGAAAAATAATGAACATATAAGACTAGGTACAATCAGCTATTATGCAAATTTTTATGGTGTGCCTTTCCCGCACCAATTTTCTACATTCAGGCAACATTTCCAACTTATTAAACAAAATCAGTGTCTATCATAAATTCTGAAAAAGTTAGTAATAGAGCGGCTTCGTAGAGTGTTAGTTGGATTTTTAAAAAGATTACTTTATGTAAATATAGAACAACTAGCGTTAACTAAGATGTCATGCTTTTAGTCAAACAGTAGTAAGAAAATCGCAGTAGAAAAGTAGTTTTTAATGTGTTACTAAATTCCTGGGAAATGTTGGTATGAGTGAGTTTTTCCATGAAATAGTAGAAAGAAAATCAGACACCCTTAAATTATGTGCCATACTGACTTTTATGCTGAATTTAGACGGTTTATGAATGCGGAATTTCAAAAAGACAAGATGAGATAAATCGCTATAGCTTAATATAAGTTTATTTTTTAATATTTTATAAAAAATAGTTGACAAATATAAAATGTGTAGATATAATACTTACAAGTTTGAAAAATTCTGAAATACATAAAGGAGCATGAAATAATGAATTTGACAGACAAGGAAATAAAAGCGATAAAACCAGTGAACAAACCGAAATATAAAAGTGACGGTAATGGACTGTATATTTATGTTTCCCCTATTAAAGTAGGTGGAAGGGTTTCGTACCACTATAAGTGGATGTATCGTTATACAAGCCCTGTTACAGGACAACAAGTTTGGTATAAAGGGAAGATTGGTGATTATCCTAATGTGTCCTTAAAAGAAGCAAGGCAAATAAGGGGAGAATTGGCTAGGAGTAGTGACCCTAATGCGGAATTGGAAAGGAAAAAAAAAGAGGTAATTTTAGAACGTATAAAGTCATTTGAAGATGTTTTTGATATATGGTATGAATATTGGCGCAAAACTGTAGCACCAACTACAGAAGAAAAAATCATGTCCCGATATAACTGCCACATAAAGACCAGTAAAAACAATAAAAAGCTAATATGTGACATAACCACTTTAGATATTTCAACAGATTTAAACAAGCTAAGTGCCCCTAGTGCCGAAAAGGTCAAGGGAATATACAATATGGTTTTTACGTTTGCTATCAATGAGGGGTATGGTATAGATAGAGAGGGAAAGACTATTATTAATCCAGTGCCCAAAGGAACACTGCTTTCACATCGTACATATACAGAAAAGAAGCACCCTGGTATCACAGATAAAGAAAAGTTGCCTAATCTCATAAAAAATATCTATGGCTATAGTGGTAATCCTATTGTTAGAGGGGCGTTGATTTTTCTTTTGCATTGTGCAACGAGGAGTAGTGAGATGCGTCATATCAAGTGGAGGGATATAGATTGGGAAAATAAGATAATTACAGTACAAAATACAAAAAACAAACATAGTTTGAAAGTTCCTATGAGCTGTCAAGTTGAAGATATGCTTAACGAACTGAAAGTCATTAGGGGCAATTCTCTGAAAATTGATGATTATATTTTTCATAAACGTGGAGATTTTAAGACACCAATAAGCAATGTAACGACAAATGCGGCTTTACAGTTGATGGGATACGATACACATAAAGAGCATACTACTCATGGCTTTAGAACGACATTCTCAACGTTTGCTCATGAAATGTGGGATTCAAAATATGGGCGTGAAATTATAGAGAAACAGTTAGACCACGTAGTTGGAACAGGTGTTGCTCGAATATATGACGAATCGGAACATTTGGAATGTCGAAGGGCGTTATTACAAGATTGGAGTAATTTTCTTGATGAGATAGGATATAGTAAAAAAGCAGTTGCTTAATTTTTTATATTATAGGTAATTAAATAAAAAATACGAGGGATATATCGTTATTTGTGTTCATTATAAAAGTTATTGTTATCGATATATCCCCCTATCTTTTTTAGAAAGGAGACTACTTGGTTATTTAATGTATAAAGCATTAGATAATAAGGATAGAAACTCTATATTTACTTCTTCTGACCTTGATGCGATTTTTGCTAATCAAAACTATAGGAATAAAATATATGATAAAAGATATGCGTTGTGGCTGTCTCTATTGGCTTTATACACAGGGGCAACATTGCATGAACTGTATAATTTGCGTTTTAATGATGTTGTTATCGTTGATAATGTTTTGTGTCTAAAACTTACCAATAAAAATAAATCATGTAGAGTTATTCCATTGCATCGTTTTGTTATAAAATTTGGCTTTTTGTATTATGTAAAAGATATAATGTCTATATTTGATACTAATGGTTTTTTATTTGAAAAATATAGTTTATTAAATGATAATGTTGATTTTAATAATGAATATAAAACATTTAATCGTTGGTTTAATGAAAGATTTTTAGTCACAATAAGAATTAAAAGGCCAGGTTTATGCTTTTCTAGCTTTAGAAAGACGTTTATGAATGCAGCATTATCTTCTATTTCTGAGACAAATAGAATGCAAAATAAAGACTATATAACTTTAATAAATCAATATATGGGAATAACCAGAATATGCTTCACATCTCATGCAAATTTCGTTAAACAGTATCCTCCTTTTGTTTTTAAGAGTATTTTGTCTAATATCTGTTTCAATTTGCCGCTAAACATTAAAAATATCATATAATAATATTATTGAATTAACGTTATATAACTATTGTTTAAATTTTAAAAATTTAGTAAAACAAAGAACACACATAATAAAAAGCGGAATAAATTGCTATTCCACTTTTTATTATATAGATATATGAAGTTTCTTGGTTATAAATTTTCAGATTCTAACGGTATTACGCTATTCTGATTTACATTATAGTATTGTTATTATTTCCATTTCATCTGCATCTTCACACTTCTTTCGTATCTTTTCAGCCTCTTCTTGCAATATTCCGAGAACGCAGTCTCTTAATTCGCCGTATTCTTTCATCGAGAGAGTAGGAAATTTATCTTTATTGCCTTCGCTGAATGCATCTCTGACGGCGCTACTTACACCTTTACCGGAGCTTCCTGTTACATATCCTGGCTTGGCCTTAATATCTGCATCAAATCGATATAACATTATATAGTCATCTTCTGTTTCCTCTTCGCCTGTTAGTATTTTTCTGGCTGTAACAGATATTATTTCCTCATTGCCCAGTATCTTGTCGAACTGCTCTTCTAGTTCATCAATGGTAGTTTCGTCAGGCGCTATGCTGAATATTGCTTTAGATGTACTACAGTGTGGCATAAATTCGTCAAATTCTTGCGGGTAGTCCCCTATTCTTACAACTACATTCTTATACATGTCGTTCTCCGCCAAATTCACAAACTCGACATCATAATAGGCCGTGTTGTTTGAACGGCTGCGGATGCTTGTATTGAGCTTATAGGTTATCTCACCTGCATATTTTGTATCAAGCAGCCGTTCCAAATCTTGGGCGTTCTGTTTAACAAATATCTTGTTTGAGTAATATCTTTCTTTCCCTTCTATAGACTGCAATAGGAGGGTGTTTGTTAGGGACATAGCTTTCTTCCTTTCTTCAGTTGCTTGTCAAAAACACATAAATTAACGATGATTTCTGTTGCTTTTTAGCCTGTTTTCGCACAAAATTAGGCGTTTCTAGGCACTTATTTTATCAAGAGGATAAATGATGCCTCTCTGGAAAAAGACATGCCTTATTTTTGATTTTCTGCTACTCAAGCATTGTATCTTTTTCGGCGGACTTCTTTTCTTCCAACCATTCGAGATATTCGCAGTATTCACTGGCGAAGGCGAAGTCAAATCCGGAGCCGTCGCTTAAATTCTCCCAATCGAAGTCATAACGTTTATCTGGAGATGCTTTGAGCTTTAGCACTATATGTCCTTCTTCGTCGTCTTCTGCGACACAATCATGTATTCCGATGAGTACAGTATCGTCATGTGCATATGTCCTATAGCTGAAACAAACTGGGGCGTTTAGTATATCCGACGAAAATATCATGCTTCTGCTGATACTCGTCAAAAGAGAATGAATAAGCAAATATTCGTACTGGAATCCCTCTAATACTATTTTTGCATCCATCAAGTCGTTTATACAGTATTCAATCCTGAATACCCTGTCTTTTGTCTGATGATACGCACCGTCATAGAGATAACCGCCTCCGCACCTTCTGGGCTTTACGTTATGCTCTTTGCCGTCTGTCCCCATATAGCTGAACACTACATAGGGCATAAGCCCTTTAGCCTGTAATTCATCTTTTGGGATTGCATTTATCACTTCTGGAATACGGGCTTTTAGTTCTTTGACTGTCATGATTTTCTTGGTATTGTCCAATGTACATAGCCCCTTTCTGAATGTGTCTAATGTTCAAAGCCTATATAGTCTCTCGTTATCTATCGGATTACGCCTCTGTCCTGATATTCAGCTATTATTCTGCCTATAGACCTGTACATCTTCGTATTCATATACATGCCCATCTCAGCAGCCGTGACGTATTTGTAGCCGTCGTTCTCCGGCTTCCTCATGCCGTCTTTATCAAGAAACGTTGATACGCATGTCACGGGAAGTTCGTCGTCTACGATGTAGAGATAGACATACAGGTCTTTGTCTGCTTTATATTGGAATCTGCCTACCTCAATCATTTTATCCGCATCGGCGTCGATGTCGGTTTCTTCTTTCAATTCCCTCAAGGCCGCGGCGAGATAGTCTTCGCCGTCTTCATGAATGCCTTTCGGAAGCCCCCATATTTTGCTTGGCACTTTTATATTAGTCTCATGGTCTGTTTCGTAAAATGGGCTGTTGGTAGGATGGACTATTAGAAATCTCTTTGTGTTCCTGCAATAAATAAGTGTGGCGCAGCTTAGCTGCATTATTATGCACGACCCCTTCTATTTTTTTCTATACATTCCAAAATGTTTTGTTTTTGTAAATTCTTTGAGGTCACTGGCTGAGTATATCTAAAATCGTCTTTTCTACCTCGCCTGTAATATGAATATCATGAAACGTATCGACCTCGTGCCAGTTCTTGAAGTTGTACGGCATAAGTGGAACGGTCTCAATCTTGTGATTGATTCTTTCATCTTTACTGCCATATACGATATGAACTGTTCTATTTATAAATTTATCTTCTCCATCATCCCAATCATAAAAATATTTTTCAAATTGCTTGACATAATCTTTTAACACAAATTCTTTTCTATCGTCGCCGCTTAGGTGCAGAAACGGCAAAAAACAGGGATTTAGAAAAATAGCTTTATCAAAACCATAATTCGTATGAAGAATATATCCGGCAAAACAGCCCATACTTGTCGCAATGAGGATTTTCTTCGTGCCGTCTTTCATATCATATCCGTGCATGAACATCTCATATTTCAGCTTTGACAGGGACGGAGTAATGCCGCCGCCATGATTCAAAGTAGGGGAAATAATAGTTTCTGCCGGAAAGTGTTCTTTCAGCCATTCATATTTTGAATTGTTTCCTTTACCATTGTAGCCGTGGATATTGATTATCATACGGAACCCCCCTTCTATCTTGTGTTTGTTGTATCCGGTTCCTGTATGTCACCACTTGACCTTTATGTTGTAAAACGTGAGCGGGATCATATTGCGCGGGAAAACTCCGCCGACAAAGGGAAATAGGGACGGCAATATTCTAAGGTATGCATAATAATGCCCATCGACGTTGAGATGAATCTCGTCATATTTACCAAATTCATCCTTTTCCAACGTCTGCATATCGTGTGATACCGATATGTATTCGTCTATAAGGTGTTTTAATGCATCGCGCAGATACAAGTTATATATGGAGGCCGAGTATATCAGGTGCTTATCGTTTATAGGCATCATATCGGCCTCTGTGTCGTATATGTCGTATCGTATGGACATATCCGACTTATCTTTAGCTTCCAGACGATAGAGAATCATATGGGAGCTTCTTATCAGCTCTTTGTTTATCATCTCAGCAATAACCGGCACAATTTTTTGAAGCCCATCTTCGTCATACACGGCATATTCGGCAAAGGCCATGAGGTATAAAACGTTTCTGTTCGCCTTCATAGCCTTATAGCCTTTAATCCTCATATCCTTCCAAGCGCAGCTTAATTTTATGTACTGCATACGGTTGGCTTTTATGAAGTCGAGAAGCTCAGACTCTTTGCTGAGATTGACATCCGCAAGGACGAAGGGGATATGGCTGTACAGCATGACCAGCAGCTTGGAATGGTCTATTTCGTGTATCTCTTTCTTGGGGTATTCGTTGTTGATGATACGCTCTTTTACGATTTTGTCTTTATCCAGCATGTTCATCTTACTCCTCTGCCACAAGGTCTCTATGCAGAACAAAACTGGCCTCTTCCAACGAAGAAAAGCCAATAGTCAGGTAGGCTGAATCGCCTTCTTTTTCAATCTCTGCATCTCTAAAGTATAATTTCTCGCCGTCTCTGGGGATGTACAAGCCGCTGACGAATGTGTCCTTGAGTATCATACGCCCTTCTAACTGATTTGTAGGTATTGTTACGAATATGCAGTTTCTTGATTTATAGAAGAACCTCTTATCGTTAATGTCTATGCCTCTGATGGCATTGTAAAAGTTCTCAGGTTTATAAAACCTACCCTGCCATTCACTTTCATAATATACTTTGAAGTTCAGCATGTTTTTATATTTTTTCTCTATCAATATGTTGCTGAATAAGTATTTATGTCCATTTTTTAACATAAAAGTATAGTTTAAGCGTTCAGAGCAAAATCTTAAATGACGCTCTTTTGACACAATTTGAGCCGCAATCTCTTTCTCGTCAACACAGAAATAGTCCCCTGCCGGAGAATAGTCGCAGTTGATGCCGTCAAAAAGTATTTTTGCTGTCATAAAATCAGAGTACATAGCAGCTTTCATTCTTTGCATTTCTATATCACTCTTTCTTGTTGAAAATTTTTATTTTATGTTTTCGGTAAAGCATAAAAAGTACATGGGGCAAGAAAACTATTTTTTACGCGGCGGCAGTTACACATAACATAGATTCATGCCATACACTGCCGATTTTTCTCTTTTAAGCCGACGGCAGAAGCCGTACACTTACAAAACAGACAACCATTTAACCTTGATAAGTTGAAAAGAATGCGCCGATTAACGACAAGGACATATTATATAGACATAAACAACAAATGTCAATGGTTTTTCAAGAAATACATGTATTTTGTATTGATATTAGTTAAAGGAACGTGTATAATAGCCAAGCCAAGAAATTTATTGGTCGCTTATCTAACGCAGGGAAACACCTATTATCGAACTGAATAGCGAGTAATCTGTATTTTATATATAACGCTCAAAAAAAAAGCACAACGCCGCTTGGTAGGTAAATATAGCTATTCTATATCTTTTATGATAATAAAACGGTCGTGCCTACAACTGTCAAAGCCTGATACAAGTAAAAAGGAGAATGATATATATGCCGAGACCGAAAGTGAATGTTTATGTCAGCTACGATAAAGCTCCTGTAGTGAAAGGTGCGAAGTGTGATTATTGCCCAGAGGCGGATTGTTACTTTATCGACGTTGATGAGCTTAGGGGAAAAATGCGGGTAAGCAGCGTATTCATGGAAAGAGCCTTCTTCGACAGGCAAGGTGAGAAATACTTTTTCAGCAATCTCCATGTGATGAAAGGCCGCAAGGGGATAACTATAGAGGCCGTTTTTGAAAAAGATGGCTGCGACGAATTTATCACGATTGACGAGCTTGATAACGTCATAGCAAATGTTGAAACTACAGATTTTGAGATTATAGAAAATGGGGGAGACTTCCTCAGTAATTGTAACTGTTCCCAGTTCTGCATAAACAGAATACCCAGTAAGGATTTTTTGAAAGACGCCTTTATGCGCGGGGTGTATGTCGTAAAAAGGGGAAAAAGGCGTTACTTCTCACGTTTTCATGTGGATAAAGATAAAGAATGCGACATTACGGTAATCTTTGATGTCGACGATGACAATGCGTTGATTAAAAAGAGAGGATAGCGACAGAGCGGATTATGAAACATAAACACTTGACGGACATAGAACAAAGACATCTTAAAAAAGTAAGAAGAAAATTACGGGGATATGAAAGAGTGATGCTTCGCAGCGGCTTTGTCGCCTCTAGGGCTGAAATTGAATGGTCGGTGAAAGAAATTACAAACAGCCCAGCCGATAAGTATTTGGGAATAGAGGACGCCATCGTCATTAAGCGTGGGCTAGAACAATTTAAACAGGGGAAATATAAGGGCAACTGGCAATAGGACAACTCAAACTTGCCAATAATAGCTTTTGAAAGGACTGATTTGTTGAGTCCGCTTCCGAAAATAGACCTATACATATATTTTTCAGGCGATGAAGATGAATTATTGGCAAAAGGTGTAAACGCCTACTATAACAGGAACAATGATTATTACTCAATAAAAGTTGATGATTTGATTGGAAAAACATATTTACCGCCACATAAGGTTTTTATAGATAATGATGATGAGTATAGTTTTGAGAATATGGTAGATATAGTAATATTCTTAAACATAAATGTATATTTTATGAAAAACGGCATAGAATATAATTATTCAAACATCTATCTTGAAAAGACTAAAAACAAAATTAACATCAAACTGATATTTGAGAGATACGCCCATAACAAATTCATCCAAATGCAAAATGCAAAATACAGAATCAGTGTTTAAAGAAATATCTGCTCCTAGGTATGTCAATACAAGGTTTAACAGGCAATATTTTGAACTTCAAGAGTTATGTAATGAAAACCTATTAAAAAGCACCTATATGAATGGCCTCTATATACAAAGCGGCGATAAACGGCTGTATTTCAAAGGCGGTTATATTCATGAGAACATCAAAGAAGAGATAGCAAACACATTATTACATAATCCTCTTGATATAATCGTTAGTTTTGAAGAGCGAAAAGAATATAGGATATAGTAAATAATTTTTTTGAGATAAATAAAATCTGCCGACAAAGAAATTGCTGATTAGAGATGTATTGAGGTAATGATTTATTTTATGCGTCAGTGCTTGAAAAATAAACAAAGAGGCGGAATTTTTTATATTCGGCCTCTTTGTTTATTAATAATTTCTCTATTTTATATTTTCGGCAATCTGCCTGACAAGAGCTTTTCCTGCATCGTTTTTCTGTTCAATATCAGTTTTCTGTTCGTCTGTTAATTTTGAAACATCATAACTTGCCATCCGGCAGAGCAAATATCCAATATCTGTATAGACTTTTGAATGTTTTTTGGCTATACGCTCCTGTACTTTTTGTAATTTCTCTAAAAGCGTCTGCTCAATTTCTTCATCCGTGCGCCGCGGCCTTTTTGTTGTTGTTTGAGTTTTTGCCATGTATATTTCCTCCTTCAAAAATGCTTTATAATCCTTATTATTATAATAGCATTTTATTTCCAAGAAGGCAAAAATTTATTTCTCAAATGAGATATTTACGCCGTTATATTACGATAAGTGTAACATGTTGAGCATAATATTCTAGTCCTTTATTTATGCTGTCATTTCATTTATTATACATATTATCTCCTTTACAACACAATAAATAGGGCCGAGCCATTAATTTGTTATAACAACCCGGCCTCTAACAAAATAAATAGTATATCTGTCTATCTCAAGGCATAATCAAACCATTCATCCTCTTTACCTAGAGCGTATTCAACTTTTATACTTTGCTCTCCATTTGTCTGAAGAACACGAAAAAACAACATTCCATGCACCATTGTATTAAGGGCGGATTCATAGTATCCATCCACTGCAATAGTTTTTGACATTATGATTGTACCTTGGCTTTTTGGGTTGCATTCTACTAAAATTTCTCTAAACTGCCAATTGGGTTTCTCCAGAGCGAAATCTATGGCTTCGCCTATAGTTCTGCCACCGTCATATACTCTTTGCTCACTTATTATTTCTTTTAAACGGCTATTGGGAATACTTGCAAAAGAATGATAAGCAGCAGCAACCCTGGCATAATATTCACAGCAGTCCTTCACTTTGACATACGCAGTTTTTCTTTTATTAGCATCTTCAACCCAATCAAACACTTTTTCTTTGGTAAGTTTATTGTAGATATTTGTATAGTATGCGGTGTCTTTTGCCTCCCCTGCACGGATGTCGTCAAGACATTTACGTAAAGTGTCAACTACATATTGTAATTTCCCGTGGCGGTCTTTGTAATGTTTATACAGCGCTGGACTTGTTTTTAATACGTTTTCTGATAGCCTCCACGGCGCTTTCCCGTCAGAGGCTACTATACCATCTAGTTTTATAGCGTCATCTTCGAGGGAATAGAAGGCTTCATCTGCATCTTTTTTTTGCTCATCTGTAAGATATTTTACGTCAAAACCTCGAAGAGTATCCCCAGATGCAGCTTTTCCGCCTGTTGATGATGGATTAGAAGACATATTCGTAGCGGCGCTATTATTTTGAGTATTTTGCTGAGGTGTTTCTGCAAAAGAGCGCCCCATTTCTTGCAGACGCAACTTAGCAATATCAGAACAATTTTTACCCCAATCAATAAAATTTGCATTGATTACCATTTCGTAGAATGTTGCAGCCGCACCAAGCCTTTGTTCATCAGGTAAATCGAATACAAATGGACAATAATCTCTTCCATGAGTTAATGTCTCAGCTACGATAAATGCTGCAAGGAGATTTCCTTTTTGAGCCATCTCATATAGTACATTAAAATCGTTGACGCTTCCTCCATACGGGCCATGCATTTTACAGTAATAATAAAGCACTGTGCCTTCTTCAGAACCAAGTTGACTTGCCTTTAAAAAACATTGCATAGGTGTATCTGGCCTGGATACAACAGCCCATTTTGCTTTCCCGTATAGTATCCATGCGTTTGGGTCTTTGGAATTTTGCTGTACATATGCTTCTATCATTAACATATCCTTACCTGTCAAACGTTTCCCATAGTCGCTTTCTATATAAATATTTTTTAATTCTTCAAAACTTGGCAACTTTTGTGAATTGTTCAGGTTATTCATCAAAACTGATGGCAATTCATTGACTAAATTCTGTGGCACAGGTATGCCTTGTGGAGCTGGAAATGCGTTGGCTGTTGATACATATACGCATATTACAACTAATGCTAGTGTCGATATAATTAACAATAGTGATTTTTTGTTCATCCGTTCTATCTCCTGATATAATGTTTTTTCTATTATTTATACCTTTAGTAACACTCTTTCATTGTGCGTGGTCTAAACTCTATTCCAAGTTTTTCTTTTAAGTATGTTTTCAAAACAAATACTTCAATTTTTCGTGGTAATGTTTCATTATCCAAAAAATAACGTGTATGGTCTAGCCTATTATCTTCAGATGGCTTAACAACACGAAGGATGCGTTTTTTAGCGTTATCCTGAGTAATATCTAGCACTTCATCTCCATCATGTAGGGTATCGTCACTCTTTTTCTTTGCTAAATCCCAACAAATAATACTATTCAATTTCTCAAAAGAATGATTAAACCTTTTATCAAGGAGGTTTTTAAATTCGACATATGATTTATAACATTCTTTTAATGGCTTATTTAAATCTGCATTGTCTACTACGATAGCATCAATACCAGATTTTGTATCGTAATCAAGAATGGTAAAAGGGAATAAGTTTGGCTCTATTTGAGATAACTGCATAAACAATGTGTAGACACCAATCTCTTGCCTTGGCTCGACAAGCCTTATTCCTTTATAATCTGCTATCTTTGACTTATCGATATATTTTGTCCTTCTGTCAAAATCACGAATTTCTTTTTCTGTTGTATATATGGCGTTTATTTCTGTGTCAAGCATATCTAGGTCAGGTAAGGCAGTTTCGTGATATACCTTATCGTATATTTCCCACGCTTTTTCGCGCAGTGCTTCTAAAATATACGATTCGGTATTTTCAATAGACCCTCTATTAGCAGTTAATTTTAATGCCTGGCAATTTATAAAAGCATGAAATTTAGTAAACTCAGAGCCTTTTTCAACTATCCATTCATTTTTTCTTTGTACAGGGATGTAATCTTTGCAAATCCAAAGACCATATCTCTCCTGCACTGTATATGCACCTGGTTTGGGCCTTAGTTTTTTACGCCTTATCATAGGGTTGTATTTGTATTTAACATTGTTTCCTTCTATATAAAAAACAGCTTGTATTGCAATATGCCCAGCTTGTCCATTCAGATAATCATTAACAACAATGACTTTTTTACAATAATGTTTTGCTGCATCCAGTGTATAGCTTTTTAATAAACTTTTGCTATTAGTACTTTCAGGCGGAAAGACATGTCCAAATTCAATAACATCATATCCTGATTTTCTAGCATCCCAATCAATTCCTTTTAACTCTAGTTTAACGTCCTTATTTGTTAAAATTCCCAGTTCTTTTTCAATAGACCCCATTTTAGTGAACCATAATATGTAATCCCGAAGTCTATCATGTGTAAATTTATCAGCTTTATTTCCATTGTACCCTTTGATGATAATTTTTGTATAGTGTTCACTACTGGCTGTTATTTCTTCTGTAACTGTAACTTTCGGGATATTACCATCATATAATTCTCTACGTGGGTTGGACAAGGTTGCCCTATATATTTTATTTGTATCAGATGTTTGTTTTAATGTTTCTATTTCTATATTGTCACTATTAAAATATATTTTTGTCCCATGCCCCTTTTCTCCTATAAAGGCGCAACTATGTGGATTTTTATCCTTCTCATGTTTTCGTGTCGAATTACCTAAATCAAAAAATGATTGTAAATCATCAAAATCCATACCAGAGCCGTTATCTTCTATAATAATCTTAAACACATCATCGCCATGTTCTCTTATAACATCAAAACCAAGTTTGATGCGGTCTGCTCCAGCGTCAAAGGCATTACTAATTGCCTCACGCACCAAATCCAAGGGGTTTGCAAAATCAAGAGCTATTTCAATAAATTCTTGTGATGGTTTTACAGTTGGTATCAAGGTATGTTCTTCCATTAGCTATTTCTCCTTAGATTAAATTTGTAGATAGCATTCCCCAATAATTAATTGTATTATATACATCTATTTCTTGGATATCAATGATTCTCTATAAAACTTTTATTTTTTATCATCTATATGTTGTTTTAGTATAACCACTCAGCCGATACCATCATATATATGAGGTGATTGTATCTATGAGTGGTTTTGACTACAGGAAGATAGGGGAGAATATCAAGCGGCTTCGAGCCGGAAAAGGACTGACACAGGCTGTATTTGCCGAGCAGCTTGATATTTCTATAGGCTATCTGTCTGAAATAGAGACAGGCAGACAAATGCCCTCTTCCAAGAAATTGTTTAAGATGATGGAACTATTAGAATGTACTCCTAACGAGATGATTCTTGGAGACGACCAGCCTAAAGTATATATTAGAGATAAAGACGAAAACTCAATAGACAATCTGGAGGACACTATGAAGTCAGTCATCGAAATGATGAAAACAATGTCCCCAGACGAGAAATTTAAAATCTTCACGTATGCACGTGACCTGCATTTTGCAACGGAATATCTGAAATTAAAAAATAGACAAAGAGGCTAATTTTTTAAATTTATAAGTTTTATAAGTTCAAGTTGAGATAGACGTTATCTAAATCATCTCTGGTAATTCCGATATAAGACAACGTTATAGACGGGCTGGAATGATTCAGCAGCTTTTGAATAATAGTAATATCCATGCCTTTTTTATAGGCATGGTAACCGAAAGTCTTTCTCATAGTGTGAGTTCCGATAGAATCCTTTTCAAGTCCTGCATGAGCCGCAGCTTCATTTAATATTCTCCATGCCTGAATACGAGAAATGGCCTTTTTCCCCTTACGGGACTGGAAAAGGTAATCAGAACCGGTATCATCATTCAATTCGCCAAGATATTCTTTGATAGCTTTAGCAGCCGTATCACTGATAGGGAAGTCCTTAGTCTTCCCCGTCTTCTGTTCAATAAGATGAATCCTATCTTTTAATTTGCCTTTATCAGCAACGTCATCAATTTTGAGGTTGAGCAAATCTGACACTCTAAGGCCGGAGTTGATGCCCAACACGAACAAACAATAGTCACGAAGATTTTTGCCTTTGAGATACTTCTTCATTTTTTCGAGTTTTTTCATGTCCCTGATAGGCTCAACTAATTCCATTCAGCAACCTCCATGTATTTAACAAACAATGATATTATAGCATATTATGTTACATAATAGAAGGGCGAATTTTTTATAGGAAATAAGAAAAAGGCCATAGGCCTAGGCTATAACTAGATTTATGGCTATTTTGTATATGTAACACAATAAGATTGTGTTACTTTGAAAAATTTTCATGAAAAATATTTTTTTAGAAAATTAAGATGATACGAAAGAGGGGCAATTGGGATAAATTGAACTATATTATACATTATTTTCATTTTATAAACTTTATGCTATTATTGATGTGTGTTCGAGGAACGCAAAGCATGTGTTTTTCAAGCATAAATTGATATTGAAAGCGGTGAATGTTTTTGTATGGTTTTTATAGGCGATTGTATTGGTAACTAGTCATTACCGTATTAGTAATAATACAGTACGTACTATGTGATTATAGATTACATTGTAATATTAGCTAGTATGAATAAAATCAGTGATATTCTAAAAAAATAGTTAATTTTATAATGCGGTTTTTTTGCTAAAGTATATTAAAGTTATTTAAGGTATTTATATATATAAAAAGCGAATATGCTTTATATATATAAAAGTGTGGAATAATAGTCGATTGTTCCGCGCGGCGAATGGAAAGGATGAATAAAAACATGAAAGTAATGTACAATCCTCAATCTATCTTTCAAAAATTACCTCTTGAAGCACAAATCTTTCATTTTGATGGGAATGATGATTATTTAAAAGTGCAGATAGCTTTAGAAAAAGAAGAAAATAGAAAAGGGTGGTTAAATGCAATTGAAAGAACAAAACAAGATGTGGAAAACTTTATTTCTGTGCTTAATAAATCTAATAATATCATGAATAGTAACTTACTACAATATATATATAATCAAGAATTTATGCGATTAGCACAATTTCCGTCTATCGATACTCTTTTATTGTGTTTTAATTGCTCACAAGAGAAATTTAATGCAAATTATATAAAATTAGTCATAGAGAGAGAATATGAACTATCGCTTAATATTATAAGACAACAATATCCAGTATTATTTGAACAATATGAAAATATATTGTTTCCTAAAATATATGAAATCCTTCGACCTACTGAAATTAGTGGAATATCAATTGATAATACTCAATTAACGAGGGATATTTTTGGGGAAATTCAAGAGTATGAAAATCTTACTTTTCAATCTACTTTAAAAATGAGAAAGTTGATATTAAATATAGATGGAAAAATATTTTTAAAAAAGAATATTCAAAGAACAAAAGATGAATTAATGCTTGACTTATGTGTTTATAATGCAATTAATAGCCTGTATTATAACAATAAAACACAATATGTGACAATAAAACAAATAAAGAATTTGCTATACGGAGATGATTCGCGTGTTTCAAAAAAACAGGAACAAGTTATAAAATCTAGTATTGATTTTCTGAATAATATCTCTTTAGAAATATCGTTTAATAACGTCAATAAATATATAGATGTTATTTTTAATACAAGGAAAGAAAATCTTAAAAAATTTATAAAAGATTATCTGGGAGATAATTATATATATAAAGGTCTTTTGCTAGATGTGTCTTATACACAATATCGAACAAATAATGGGAAAACTAGTATGGCAATAAAGATTGAATCTCCTGTTGTGCCTTATGCATTTGCTCTGGCTCTAAAACAGATTATACATGTTCCATCTTGCATATTAAAGAAGGTCAATGAAGATTATGAAAGAATTGATGAATTAATTATGTTAAGTTCAATATATTTGTGCTCATTTACCAAGGCAAAGAAAATTGGTTACAGTGCTGTGAACAAAAAACGTATATTGCGTTTGGATACATTGTTTGAGAAGCTAAATTTGACAGATGTCAGTAATCAGAATATCAGGAATGTAAGGAGTAAATTATATAAACATATAGGGTATGTTTTTGACAAATTGAAAGAGTATAAAATTATCAAGTCGTTTACCTATGAAAAACAACATAGAAAAATTTATTTTGAATCATAATATGGAGGTTTCAATAATGTATGATATGAATAAAATTCCAGAAGACTTAAAGAGTATAAATCAGTGGATAGCCTTTAATGGTAAAGTCCCTGTCGATGCTAAGACTGGCACAGCAATAGATGCAACAGATGAGCAGCACTGGCTTACTTTTGAGCAAGTTACAGAGGCTACAAAAGATACAGAATACAATATTGGTTTAGTTACAGGTGGTACGTGTAATTTGGCAGTCGTTGATATTGATAAATGTATTGATGAAAGTGGAAATTTATCAGACATGGCACAGGACTGCATTGCAACAATTAATAGCTACACTGAATATTCAAAAAGTGGAAATGGAGTACATATATATTTTTGGGGGACCTTACCAAATACATTTCGGAATAGATATAATGGCTTGGAGTTTTATTGGCGAGACAGGGCAATTATTGTCACTGGTAATGCCATTCCACAAACTCCGAGCACCGTTTTTGCCAGAGAAAAAGAAGCAATAATTATGCATTATAAATATATGCCTGGACATGCAGATGAATTAGGTAACGCCTTGAAAAAATTATTGCGTGATGAGGTATTTAACAGTCTCGCATCTATGCCGGTAAATCCTACTGAAGATAATCCCAATGACGAAACAAATAATAGTAGTGTAGACCTGCGCCTGTGTAACTGTATCGCACAATATACAAAAGACCAAGAGGTAATTAAGAAAATATTATTTGACTTTACAAGTCGTTGTCGGAGTAAATGGTATGACAATAAGACATATTTAGATAGAACTATCGATTTAGCCTTGAATAAATTTATGGATAAAAAAGATTCTCAAGAAAATTATAACAATATAGTAGACTGCTATGATTTGGATAGCGATAACTATTATTTAGAGAATAAGTATTTAAAAGATATTACAGAAAATGAATTATCCTCTCATGGCAATACTGGATTTGATAACTTTGATGAGGTTACTGGTGGATTATTTGCCGGAGCATATATTGTAGCTGGAACATCTAGTGTAGGTAAAACAACATTTTGTCTGCAAATGGCGAATCAATTAGCAGAACAAAAGAAACATGTTTTATTTTTTAGTATAGAACAAACAAAAGAAGAAATGCTTTCAAAAAGTCTAACATATCTCTATTATAAAAATCTAACAGGTGGCGGAAATAGGTTAATATGTGCTAGGGACTTTCGTTATGGCAAATATGAAGCAATACGAGACCAATATATAGAAGAATATAAAGATAAAATTGCTCCATATATGAGAGTGGTATCATGTAATTTTAAAACAAAAATACATGATATTTCAGAGTATATCAAACTACATATAGATACAATAAAAACAAAGCCTATTGTATTTATAGATTATTTACAAGTCATACGTACCGCTGAACATCATCGAGAAGAACGCCTTGTAGTGAATCAAGTAATGGAAGAAATTAGGGAAATGGCGAAAATGTTTCGCATCCCTATAATTGTTATAAGTAGTGTCAATCGAAGCAGTTATTACCGCCCACTTGACGCAACTTCGCCGAAAGAATCTGGGCAGGTAGAGTTTACTGCTGATTGTGTTTTAGGTTTAGAATTAAATGTCTTTTACGATGAAGAATATAAGAAATTGAAAAGTGACGATGACAAATTAGCAGAGATTTCTAAAGCTGAAAATCATACGCCTAGATATGTAAACCTACGCGCTATGAAAAATCGCTTCGGTGATAAAAATTTCACATGTAAATTTTGTTATTATCCGCAAGAAGAGCGATTTATGCCGTTAATTGAAGGTATGAAGAAAAACTATGAAGATAGGAAATCTAAAAAGGTAAAACCTAATGTTGATAAGATGACGGAAAGAGAAATATTTGATTTAACTCTTTAA